ATTTCTATTTTTTACCGCAATTCAAATATTATTATCTATTCCTTATATTGTATATAGTGTGTTAAATATTAACATGTAATAGTATTACTTGTTAATATATATACAACTATGTTGTATATATATTTTTAATTTACAATGTAAATTATAAATATTTAACACACTATATACAATATAAGGAATAGATAATAATATTTGAATTGCGGTAAAAAATAGAAATAATTGTGGTAATTTAAAAAAACTATATATTTTGTTTTTATTTTTGAAGGAGGTTTTTGAAAAATCGGTATTTTAAAATACAAAAATGTAATTATGTGAAATCAAACAGCGAAATTGTATATTGAAATTACAATTTTAATAATTTATATTATTTAATTAATTTAATTGAATAATATTATTAAGTATTGTATTTTACAATTCATAAAAGGATCATGATTGCGATAATTCGTTCAAAATAAGGGTTCAAAAAATTTTGCCCGCATAATTTGTTGGATTCATAAATAAATTCTAATACAATTGTTTAGATATTATTGGAATTTGTATGGATTTCATTTTATAATTTGAACAAATTGAATTATCAATGTAATAATAATTTAATATGTGTCACAAATTTTATAATTATTTTTTCCCTTTCACTTTAATTGTTTTACCGTAATACATTTTTTTGGCCATTTCACTAGTGTCGATATTGTATCCATTCTTTACACTGTCATATTTTTCTGTTAATTTTTTAACCCATTCGTCAATATCAAATCTTGATTTTTTTGTTTTCTGTTTTATTATTTGTATATCAAAATTGTAATATGGTTCTCCTTTCATTGCATTTGTTAATTTAGAGAATGTATTTTTATCCTGTAATACGCTTGTGTAAAAATGACTTACCACATCTTTCAGTATTCTTATTTTGTCATCTTGTCTAACAATCTTTGATATAAAATATTTCTTTTCGTTCTTATTGTATATTTGATATATATAACCATTGAGATCGTCATAATTTGTCTTATCTTCAAATGATCTTTGAAAAAGTTCTCTTTGTATTTGAACAAATAATCTTTTTTTAATTTCTTCCATTCCTTTATTAGTTTTTGATACTTCTGTTACATCATTTAAATCCATCATGTAATAATATTCATTGTAGCCATTGCTTATTGAATCTTTTTGAATTATGTAATGATTTGTTCTAAAATTACAATGTAGTTCTGTCAGGCCCTGATATTCTTCTAATATATTTAATTCAAAATCTACATTTGGAATACCCTTTAGTTTTTCACTTGATTGTCTTGACTGTACTAATAATTTTACTTTATCTGTTTTGATAACTGGTTTATATGATACTCCAACAAATGATTGTTGTGTTTTTTTATTATACAGTTCAAATATATAACTTTGTAACTTTTCAATTGTATATTTATTTGCTTCTTCGTCTGCCTTTAATATTGATGCGACCAAATTATAATTTTTTAAAATAGTATTTTCGTTTTTATCATCAACTAGTTTTTCTGTCGATTTAGCAGACGCTTCAAACTTCGCTCTTACTTCCTTAATGAGTTTTCTTTTTCCAATATCAATGCCCTTTGTACATGCTATTAATTTCACCTTAACTCCATTTAATCCGTCCGCAAATATTTCTAAATTATTTGGTAGTGACAGTAATTGACGCCTAACGTTTATTTTAATAGCTTCTAGAATAGATGCTGTTGTCATATTGACACTATACTTGCTACTTCCATCCTTGTAAACCATAAATATTTTATGAATAGTATCCTCACCTTTATTCTCGGGTGCATCTTTCGGTTGTTTAACACCAAGTGTTTCCAATTCATTAAATAATTCGATATACTTTTTCATTTTATTTATCATGTCATCATTAATTATGTATTCTACTTTCTTTGGATCTTTATACAGATAATAACCGTCATCTGTTTTCTTCCAAGATTTATCATCTGGTTTTGGTGTCCATTCTTTTTCATTTGTCATGAGCTCGTCCATCTCTTTTATTATTTTATTTGACGATTTTTTCGCCATGGTTATATTTAAGTATTGGTATTTACTTATATGGATTGTTTCCACAAAAATATACCATAAAGTTAATTAAATAGAATCATATAAATCATATCGTTCTATTATTCTACTTTATCATGCCATTTTGTGCTAAATTAATTTTCAGCCTTCTCATCTTTTCTCATTTTTATTACTTCATAATATCTTTCAATGTCAGTACTTCCGTTTAACATTGTATAATATTTATAATGTAATGGATTAGATGTGTTTAGTCCTCCGTTTAATGCATTAAATTTTGTAATATAATATTGTTCCATTATTCTTAAGTCATTCAGAGTGTCATATTTAAATGTATCTATTCCATAAATATAAAATTTCTCTTGTCCGATCTCATCTATTTTTTTGTTAATATCTTGGGTCACTTTGGCTTTTCCATTAAGTGTGTATATACCTCTATTCACATGTCCAATGAACCTATTGATAAGTAATGTACTTGAACTTCCAATGTATATAGGACCTCCTTTGTATATTAATAAATATATAATACCGGTTTGTTCACCCTGTGTATGTGGTAAAGTACGTGGATTTTTGTATTTCCCATCGAACTCATTTATAAGTGTTACAAGTTCTTTGTTTTTAACCAATAAATTTAATTTTTTCAGATTATGACATCTTTGCATGTATCCATCAAATTCTTCTGGCTCTAATTCCTGATATGCAGTATAAAGTCCCTCGGGTCTTCCTGTATATCTTTTTTTGAACTCGTACATTTTACATCCAGGTGTGCTATTTTGTGTTGTGAATTTTTTACCAATTATTTTAATTTTTGCGGGACTCGATTTTTTTGCTAAAAACGTCTCGTATTCTTTTGTTGCCATGCTTAATTCTTTTTTTAAATTATTGATTCTTGTTGTGTAATAATCACTTTCATTCTGGATATTTTTTTCTTCGTGCATATGTCTGCTGAAATAACTATATAAAATATTTTTTCAAAAGTAACGCACCTAATGCATTATAAAATATGCTTGACTTTTAACTTTGGAATTATTTCTCATAATACTTTTTGTTGAAATAATATATTTTAAATCTATCTCACTAAACATACATTTAATAAAAGATATATACGGTCTATTCACATCTGGTCTTGTATAAACCGACCAATTTGATGCCGAAAAATATTTCTTTACGTCATCTTTTAATGCCAATATACTTTCTTGTTTTGTTTTATCATTATCCAAATCCCATAAATAAAAAACTTTATTATCATTTGTTATTCCCAATATTTGGTATATTTTTGCTAATATTTCTCCCCTTTCTTTCATGTACAGATTTTTTTTATTTGGGCGACCATTAAGGTTCTTTTTTAGTGTTTCTACTGGATCACTCATTATGGTTTTAATAGCGAAAATCCTTTATATGGAATTTAGTGTTATTGGGTTAGTAATAAATAAAAAAAATCGCGCGGTGATTCAATAAATTTCATAGAACTTGTTTTCCGATATATGGTTTCGAATTATCTTTTGGTTTTATATTGGCTTTTATTCTATGACTTGCTTTGAATTGTAGTATTAATTTGAAGTATTGTATGTCTTTGTTGCCTCAAAAAATCTCCATATTTTATTATTTTTAGTATCATGGTTTATACCATCGCTGCATCCGGCGCTTTTGAGCGATTTTAAAAAATCTTGACTTGAATTATCTAAACCTATATTATTTGCCGATGTAGAAAAATTTTTGCATTCGATTCTTGTTACATTATCCTCTACTTTATTTACATATTCGCTAAAAGTATTTGCATGAAATTTTATAGCATTTGCATTACTTGAAAATATTATTCCAATTAAATTTGAGAATTTTCCAATATTCCAATATGAAATGCCAAATATTTTATTAAACCAGCTTTTTTGAGGTTTTGGATTGTCATTGGCAATAATATTACCAATGGATAATACATCGAAATCATCATATTCTTTTCCATTACCAACAAAAAAATTACATGCTTCACTTATTCCAACCAATGATGGATTATTTGCCCATATTCCTCCATCTACAAAGTGTCCACATATACTTCCTGTTTCAAAATAATATGGTGGAAAATATGTTGGTGCCGCAGATGTTGCTAACGCAACATCTGCCATTTTAATATTGACATCGCGTGTTGGTTTACCTTTGTGATACGTGAAAACAATATTTTGATTTGTTTCTAATTGATATGATGGTATGCATAAAAGATTTTTAGCTTGACCTAAAGTAATTGTACCGAAAAAATTATTTACAATTTTGATTAAATTACAATTGTTATACTTTGATCCTAGTAATTGCTTGGCTGCATAATATTTTCTCATGATCAATTTTGAAAAAAAATTAGTATACCATCCTTCTGGAAAAATTATGGTCGCATTATCTTCATATAATTTTATAATTTCATCAATATTTTTACCAGAAGCTAAACCCAATGCAATTAAGCCTCCTGTTGACGTACCGCATATCATATCAAAATGATCTGCCAATGTTGTATTTTGTCCCCTGCAGTATTTTTCTTCAAATTGTTTCAAAACATACAATGAATAAAGTCCCTTAATACCACCACCATCTATTGAAAGTATTTTGAATATTTTTTTGTTTTCTGACATTATATTTATAGGATTAATAATACAATAAGATATTAATATAAGTTGTTGATATGTCAACTTTTTTAGATGAATTGATGAATAATGCATGCAATAATGTAAAATTACATGGACATGAGAAAAATTATTTAAGTAAATGTAAAAATTATTTGATTGATATAATTAAAGATCTATTAGGACATAAATATGATATCGAAATAATAAATCAAGGATCATATGCAACGCATACACAAATATATGTATCATCTGATACAGATTTTGATATTGATATCGGTATACTATTCAAAAATATACAACACAATATAACTCCACATATGCTGCGTAACGTAATTTACAAATTATTGCTAAAAGATGAACGCGTCAAAAAAGATTTCAAGTATGTGAATAATGGCACTATATGCGTTAAGGTTTTCCTAAGAGCAAAACACAGTAATATTAAAATTAAATTTGAAATTTGTGTTTATAAATTCAGTTCTGATATATTACATTTTGGTCTGGGTGGACAATATAAAAATATTTGGAAAGCTGATGACAAAAAGACCCAAATGACAAATATAAAAGCTAAAATTGCAGAATTTCCAATATTAAGAAAATTTATTATTTTTTTGAAATGTTTTGTTTCAGGAAATGAAAAAATAAAAAATTGTTTTAAAAGCATAATAATAACAGAATTGTTTGTCCAATATTATAAAAAAAAGTTTAAAAATTTTGAGGAATCGTTACAAATCATTTTTGTATTACAAGACGCGCTCGATTCATTATGTAAAAAGAACGGGTACTATCTTAATACATCTGGACAAATTAATGAAAATTTGCTTGACAATGAATTTAGACAAATTAACAGAAATTTGTTTATTGACTGTCTTGAATCAATTGTGGTTGATTTTTACCAAGTTTATTCTCATGGAAATATCAATAAATGTGAAATAATATATGATAACTATTCATTTTCTAGCGCATCTGCTTTATGTCCCAAATTAATATATGCATTATATAATTCGACACATCCAATAAACAGATGCAAAATAAATAAAACGATCGAGTCTTATTTAGAATGTGAAAATAAATTAAACTGTACTAATTGTGGAATACGTGGTCATACTTCAAAGAAGTGCTTATTGTCATATAAAATGGTATATTAGGACGCAATCATTATATACTTCATTTATTAATCTCATCTATTTAATTCATAAAGTAATATCATCATTTTATGGTTCAATGCCCTTATTTACCATTTAATGATAGCAACAAAAATATACCATAATGAGATTCTATAGAATCATGTTTTTGTGCAGTTATTCTATAAAATCCACATTATTATACCATTTTGCGGAAACGTGTGCAACCTTTGATGGAATAATCATATTGGGCATTATGGTGCTTCATAGTAAAAATCACTTAATGATGCTTACTATGGTTCGATCCAGCAATAAATAAAAAAATTTCGCACGATGATTCAATGGATTTTTATAGAACATTTTTCCGATATATGGTTACGAATTATCCTTTGGTTTTATATTTGTTCCATTCTATGATTACTTTGAATGGAATTATATACTTTTTTAACTATTATATGGTCCGTTGCTTCTTTATGAGTTCATTTTGTTCAGCTACATTTTTTCTTTTTTGTTGATGTGGTACATTATAATCCGCCACTAAAAAATAATTTATATTATAAATATATTTGAATATTTCTTCAGTATTAATATTATTTTTAACACTGACTTCAAAATATTCCACATTTTTCATTTTTTTAAACAGCTGAATGTCGTTTGGCATAATTTTGATATCTGAACAATCGGATTTATTACCACATATAATAATCGGAATATTTTCGCAAACTTTAATAATATTCCTATACCATGAAGATATTGATTTATAACTCACTCTAGATGTCAAATCAAACATAAGTATTACAGCATCTGCATTAATATAATTGGAATCTCCCACATTACTGTATTTTTCCTGTCCAGCTGTGTCAAAAATATCAAAAATAATATCATTGACATCATAAGTTTTAATGATAGATCCTCGTTGAACTCCTTGAGTGGGTATATACCGTTTTTCAAATTCCAGTCCATTAATACGTTTTAGCAGGGATGTTTTACCAACACCACCATCTCCAACAACAACTATTTTCATTCTATTATTATTAATTGACTATATATTTGATAATATAACCACATGCTATAATTTTCAATTTTTTTGACATATAAGGTTTCTTTAGATATACAAAATTCATCAAATGGCATATTAGGAAGAATAATCGCATAATCTCATTTTATTTATTTCATCTCAACATAATTAAGTAATATAATAATATCACTTAATGACTTTTCGTTCTTGAACATAAATCGGTTACGGGTTGTAAGATTCTATAATAGAAGCAACAAAATTATACCATAAAGCGATTGTTCAAGAAACATAATCTTGTGCAATCATTCTACCATCGCCACTTTATTATGCCTTTTTGCGGTAACTATCATTATGTTGTTCCATGATAAAAATCACTTAGTGATATTTGCCATGGGTAGACCGACAATAAATAAAAAATTTCGCCGAATATTTCAATGGCCTTCTAGAACTTGTTTCCAATATATGGTGTGGAATTATTAACTGGTTTTATAATGTTTTCCTTTCTATGGATTGCTTTGAATTGTGTTATTATTATACTCCAACTTGTGAATTTATTTTGTCATAATATTCTCTCAATGCATTATATTGGTTTTTAATTTCATCGCTTGCCATTTCCTCTAAGTAGTCATTTAATCCTACATATTTATCTGCTTCTTGCATTAATTTTACTATTGTATTACCGTATTTGTCAAAATTCATATTATCTCCATTGACTATATTGTAGCAAATATTAATGTGTCTGCATAAATTATCCACACTATTTGTTATAATAAAGCCATTATGTTCTTTATATAGATCTATCATTTCGACAATAGCATAACATTCATTTATTTTACTAAAATGATTTACCATTAAAATTACTATTTTATTTTGTAATTGATTACTTATTCTAACACAATCGAGTTTTTAATTCGTTTTTTAATATATAATCAAGGTTCTCATTAACTTTGTATTTGCCGTCAACTGCTACAAAATACTTATTAAATAACTTTTCATTCCTGACAATGCAATATACTAATTCATCTATTGCGTCTCTAGTTGACATTCCCAAATATGCGAGAGTTGAAATTATCTGTAATAATTTATTTTCGCCCAAACCATTAACTTCTAATTTATTATTAAGTATCGCTTTAAGAAATGGTTTGTTTTCTACCCTTACATTTTCACCCACCCTAAAGTCAGAAAAATATGATATGCGAGCTTTTAGCCTATTTGTTACGTAAATGTTCATTGTTGGTGTTGTTATATATTGAATAAAATAAAAGGTAACCATTAATTATTCAATATTCAATATTTATGAGCTGTCCTTATAAAAAGTAATCATATAATATAATTCACCGATTTCATCACTTGACATACTTTTTGAAATGATCAGTCATATTCCATCCCGAATTTTTATTTTTTCTATATTTACGCAAAAAGTATATATGTAGTCTAAGTAAATTATTTCATTAGACTTTTCCTTTCAGTCAATTCTGCTTAAATAAATTCAAACGCATGATTTTAAAATTTGAGAAAATTCCGCGCGGCATCTTGTATGTTAAAAAAATTTAGGCATAATTCAATTGTGTTTCAAAGTAATAAATAAAATAATGGTCTCGTTAAAATATATTGATTCTTACGATAACTTCCACTTTGTGACTATCCTTGAATTGAATCATTTAGTTCATATTACCCAAATGGGCAGCTATGTTATGATTTATACATATCTCATTGTGGGCCATTTGGTGGAATATATAAATCTATTTCTTTGTATTTTCTAATAATACCTCTAGATATTTCAGATATTGTGCACCATCATTACATTTTCATCCATTGTTCACCATGTTGGATATCATTATTTATTCTCAAATGCTTTTATATGGTTGTGTATATTTTTAATCAATTCAAAGATATCGTAATTCTTGCCATCTGGATTGAACCTAATAAATTTACAATCGAGTTTTTCCGATATATATTTCTCTCTATTTTTTTCATCCTCCTGATTTCTACCGCGATGATCATTCTCATCGCATTCTATTGCTAAATGATATTTTGGAAAATACAAATCTATAAAATATTTGCCAACTTTATGTTGGAGTGATATTTCGTCATCTCGAAAAACTTTATATATTTTATCAAGCTCATTTTGTTCTTTACTAATAATTATATCATTTGTAATGTTAATTGATATACAGCAATGATTTGCAACTTGCTTAATTAAAATTGGAAGTTTTTTCGAATGTCTCAATAAATGTTTTACGCCATTTTCATTAATATATAGAGATTTTCCCTGAATATTTTTCCCATATTTTTTATAATTGGTATCAATGTCTATTAAACATTTTTTATTTTCTTCCCTTACGTTTAATTTTATGGTTTTCTTGGCATCTTTATAACCTAATTTTGCAACTATATCTGATCCATTATACCAAAATTTGTCATCGCTATCTCGAACTGTATGTATTGTACTGTCTTTTTTACTTTCCGACATATTCATTACTTATATAGTAATAACATTTACTTAAATATAAAAAATATCACGTTAATGTAAGTTAATAGATGTCAAATGTATATATTAATGCAGAAAGACGTATAATACAATATAATGAAAATTTAATATATATTGCATTTGACAATTCCACATCAATTCCATATTTTAATCTCAAACAGATATACACATTATTTGGATATACAACTCATACTAATCTAATTAATAAAAAATATATATTTAATTTAAAAAATATTGATAAACAATATAAAATTAAGTATAAAAATATGAATGCTAGCACACAATTTGTTAATGAAATTGGGTTGTATGAATTAATGTTTGCAAACAAAACTAAAATAACATATGAAATAGGACAATTAATGATAAGTGATATACTCCCATCATTACGTAAATATGCTAATTTTAATTCAATTTGTCATTTGAAAACAAAAATTAAACAACTTAGAAATCAAATTAATACACAACTTAATGAATATAAATTAATTGTAAAATAAAATCACATGTAATCCACCTAATGATATATTGGGACGTAATCATTACATAATTCATCTATTGACAACATAAATCTCATAAAGTAATATTATACCATCACTTTATGATTCGTCTGTCTAATATCAATACAGTATATATATATTTAAACTATTTGTTTATAACAGCAACAAAATTATACCATAAAGCTACCATTCTAGAAATATAATCTTGTGTAAGCATTCTACAATTACTTCTTTATTATGCCATTTTGCGGTAACTATCATTATGTTATTCCACGGTAAGAATCACTTAGTGATGTTTGTCGTGGGTCGATCACAAGCAGATAAAAAAATTCGCGGATCCACAAAATGGTTGCTCAATATGCCTTTCTTATAATGGTCAAGAATTATCTGCTGGTTATTATTTTGTTTCCATATTGCTACTTGCATTTTGTGGAATCTTTTTGCTTGTAACATTACTTTGTTATATATTATCAGTCTCATCGTCAATGGATACAGCACTTATCGAGTTATATACTTTCTTGCAACAAAATTATACTATCAGGACAACTAAAAGTTGTCTAGACACACTTTGCTTGTAAAGTTATTCCCATCGAACTAAACGTAACGATTCTATCATTGCAACGTTATTATACCACAAGCATCTAAAGATGCCGGTAAAAGTATAAATTTCTAATTTATATTTTAACCCCCTGGTGTCTACCCGCAGTTGTATCATATCAGTTTACTGATAGACCCTTTTAAGTGTTTGTGATTTTGTGGAAAAATTGAATGAATAAATCAACTGTACATCTTGTGTTTAAATCGAATATCATATCAGTATTACTGTATTTCAGTTATTCTACACTTTTTAACAAGTAACCATGAGTTCTGACATTAATGAAATAGCTGCTCTAAAAGCAAAAATAGCTTCTTTGAATGCACGTATCAGCGATTTGGAACTCGACAGGGAAATTATTAGGGAAGTTGCGCAATGCTGGTCTATCGTACATGAATTCAATATTATGCCTGCTAACAAGCAAGCAAGAATTATAGCAATGAAGCGTGAAGGTGTAGAAGGTTTGGGTCTTGAACATCTTGATTTGGAAAATATTTTTTTAGAAAATGACGATCAAGCAGTTTGTGAAGAAATTCTAAAAGAAGACGGTTATGAAATTCTTTTCCTTGATATTGACGATGATACTCGATCGAAGCTATATGGATTGCCAGAGTGGAAAGTAGCTTTGCTAAATAACTATTGGAAATCTCATAATGTATCGAATCGTATCGGCAAGTAGAGCATGTGATTTATAACTATTTGCTTAATTCAACATGATAATTGCTTGATATACTTTTTTTGAATAATCTGTCATATTCCAACCATGATTATATTTTATTTTCTCTTATATAAACGAAAAAAGTATATAAGCTATCTAAATAAATTATTTCATTAGACAAATCCTTTCACAGTAAGAATTACTTAATGATGTTTACTATGGATTGGTCGACCCATTGATAAAAAAAATCGTGCGATGATTCAATGTCTTCATAGATCTTATTCCCAATTTATGGTCTAGAATCATCTTTCGGTTTTATATTGACATCATTTCTATGACATTTTTGAATTATCTAACATAAATTTATATGTTCCGAATTTAAAAATGTAAATTATTTAAAATCTCGCTCAAGAAATTTGGAATAGTTAATGTTTTTATATGTTGTTTAATAAATTTTACACCATATACAAGGTGTCTATTAGTAAAGGCAATACAATATTTGCCAAAATAATAATCATCAACAAATTTGTCAAATGAATTGATTTTATAGCTAGGAATATTTTCTTTATATGTGTAATTATCATCATCTGTGTCCGATGCATCATCATCTTGAAATTCTATCGGAATATCTGTAATGTCCCTAATATTGAACAATCTTAATTTATATTTATCATAACAATTACTGTCTTCAACAAATTTTTCATAAAAATCATGTGAAATACATTCCCTCCATTTCGGATTTATCACTTTTCTGTAATGCTTGTAGTAACCATAACCAGTTTTTTTTGCAATTTTGTTATCATCCCTACTATATAGTTTCAATGTATAATTAAATGCAATAATTTGAATATTTCCCTGATATTCGCTACATTTTTTATAAATTTCCTCAATTGCTTCTAATTCCTTAAAGTACTCTATAACACAACTTACATATCTATATAAATATGATATTGGTGTAGTAACAAAATTTTCGTCGAATTTTTCCTTTTCATATTCTATTAATATTTGCTTAAAATCCTCGAGAGTTAAATCATGTAAAAAACTAAAATCATAGGCATCTATTTTATTTTGCTCCTTTTCTAATAATTTGCATATACTATTATTTTCGGTATTTGAAGCCATTTTTTCCTAATGATTTTGCATATAATAACTGATTGAAATCAGCTACCAATCAGTCATTTGCAACATTCAATTTTTTAATGCATCAAATGGACACATTAAAAACAATTGACCTCCACAAAATTATACCATAAAGCGATTGTTCTAGAATTATAATTTCGCGGTATCATTCTAGTATCACACCTTTATTTTGCCTTTTTGCGGTAATAATAATACATTTAGTGGTATAATCGTATTTGTCATTATGTTTTTTTCACTGTAAATTTCAATTGATGATATTTACAGTGGTTCGGTAAGGCAATAAATAAAAAAATTTCGCCGGTATGATTCAATTGCTGCATAGAACTTACTTCCAATTTATGGTTTTGAATTATTCTCTGGTTTTTAAATTTGTTTCATTCTACTACGTTCATTGAATTAAATTATACAATTTAGCAATAGTGTGTAATTATCCGCTCTTATGTCAGTGAAAACTTAATAAATTAATTTATTGGCATCCTATTTATTGGCATCCTATCAAATCTTTTTTTCTGGTATTTAATTAAATATTGATTTGTACTCGACAGTGTGGACAGTTCCGGTTTTTATTTAGCCATGGAATAATACAATTTGTATGAAACATATGATTACATTTCAATTTAGTTTGATTGTCACCATCTTTATAATCAGACAGACATACAGAACATGATTGTTGATGATCTTTGTATACAGTTTCAACCATTTGCGATGCATCGATAGGTTTCTGATGAACATATAGAGGCGCTACTTGTTCCTGTTGATTAACGGGTTGCTGTTGAGGAACATACAAAAGAGATGCTTGCTGGTTAATGGATTGATGTTGTTGAGGAACATACAAAAGAGATGCTTGCTGGTTAATGGGTTGTGAAACCATGTCTTGGACTCGATTCAAGAGGGATGGAATGGGATTGGAAGCTTGTGCTACATCTTGTCTATTTTCTTGCTCCAATATCATTCTATTATGATTACGTATAGATCGTTCTGCCCTTTTCTGCTCTTTCTTTTTTTTCTTCTCATCAATCCTCACTTGTTCAGCAATCTCAAACTCCTTCTGCTGTATAATTCTTTTGAGCGTATCAGGATTATTTTTATTTTTCTGTGCGACACAATTCCATTCATCTCTAACATCTTTTGGTATTTTTGCCCAAAATTGCTCAACTCGAACTAAGAATTTTTCCTCAATATATTCCTGAAATGTGTAATTGTTTTCAATTCTAATGGCATAGGGATTATTGCTGTAACCGTAACCATAATTTAGTCTGTAATTTGGATTTTTGTATATGACTTTACAATATTCGATAAATTCTGTATGCGGATTTAAGGTCGTATTATTATCAATAACGAAGTTCCTGTAAGTGGCATGCACGGAAGACATTTGTTATCTACGCAAAAAACACACCTTTTTGATGTGAATGATCTAATATATTCAAAATACATTAAGTTAGGCAAGGCGTAAGCTTTTCAATTTTCTTGAAAAATGACAATAATATCGTATTTTTATGTTTTGTTATGTTTGGACTAGTTCACAATTACGGTTTACCATTGTGCATACTGCAAAATTATACCATAAAGCGATTGTTCTAGAAATATAATCTTACGGAACCATTCTAGTATTATCACTTTATTTGGCCATTTTGCGGTAATAATCATTACGTTTAATGGTATAATTGTATTGATCATTATGTTTTTTCATTGTAAATTTCAATTGATGATATTTACAGTGGGTTCAGTCAGAGATAAATAAAAAAATTCGCTGACATGGTAAAATTATTTCAAAACAACAAAAATTACCTAATAAAATTGAAATCATTAATATTTGTTATATCTATCATGTCAGATGTTGTCTAAACTTGATTTTTAAGAACTTTTGCGTAAAAATGTCCAATGTTCCGGGAGGTGTTCCTATGTATGGAGAGCCAAATGGCTCTGGTAATGAAATTCAAATAGAGGGATTCGTCGAGTCATATCCAAAGAATGTTGATCCTGATGATATTATGGACTTGCAAAATTTCTCAATAAAAATATGGAATTTGTTGCAGCTGGAGTCCATAAAGAATATTATTAATCTAAATCCTATTGAATTAGATTTGTTGCGTAATAGATATAATTGGAGATTTTTCCTTAAACTTGTTGAAGGATTCGATTGCACCTGGGTTGAAAACAATAATAAAGAGTTCAGGCAACTTGCAGTCAAGTTTAATAAAATACCAAGTGAAGGAAATAATTTTGCACAAAAATATTATCATGATTCCATATCTATTAAAAATAAAAAGATAGAAGAAGAACAGCGCAAGGTACGTGAAACCGAAGAAAGACGTCGATTGGCAATTGAAGAAGAAAAACAACGGTTAGTTGAAATGGAGAAACAAAGATTGGCAATTGAAAAAGAAAGATCGCATCCGCTACAAGAATCAGAAGAAGAAAGGAAAAGAAAGCAGTGGTATCATCTGGAAGAGGAATATAGGCAAAGGAAATCGTTTCTTGATGGAAGTCGTGCTGGCCGTGGAAGATATAATAAGATTGCGCATTCCGATGGCGAAGACTATCATAAGCTAATGTCGCTGAGGGTGTTTTATGAAACTCCTGATAAAAAACAGGCTCGGTTGCAACATGAAAGCCCTGATGAAAAACATACTCGTTTGGTATACGATGCTCGGCATTAGCGTTGGTAAAATTACGATTTGCGCATAACAAAATGATGATGTGTCAAATGAATTCTTAAAGTGGCTCCAAATTCTTTATGGTATCATTTGATAATTAATTATTTTGTTTTTCGAGCTAGTGGCAGACGTTTCGCTGGGTCACATAATTCATTTTATTTATCACATCCGACATAATTAAATAATATGTTTGATATAACTTAGTGACTTTTCGTTGTTAAATATCGATCGATTGCGTTTTGTAAGATTACCTAATGGAAGTAACAAAATTATACCATAAAGCGATTGTTCTAGAAATAGAATCTTATGCAAACATTCTATAACAACAACTTTATTATACAATTTGCGGTAATAATTATTACGTTTAATTAATAAACGTAACGATCATTATGTTATTTCACAGTAAGAATCGAGATGAATATATATATGTAGTTACATTTTTTTCAGGATCAAGTCCAGCAAGATAAAGGTCATCATTATTTACCTGATTTAATAATTTGTCTATTAACGCTCACCAATTCATTTAATTCATTTTGCGTTTGAATATTTTGGATAGGAAAATTAGACATTTCATCGTTATCAAAATCAGAATTGGCTTGCTTAATAATTTTCCTATCATCTATTAGTCCCATTATATTTGGGTAAAGTTCTGCGCATTTTTTGTATAATCGGCAATCATAATACCTACCTGTTTTACAATGCCGGCAACACTCTAAACTCAGCGATGTGGCCAAAATATCATATCTTCCTTCCATTGGAAATGTGAAATCAATCGAGGGAAATTTTGTCAAAGGTATGGAAAAATTAAAGTTCTGTTTACTTATCCCGTCATTTGGATGGGATATTTTTTGTTTTTTATTGGCATGCAGAGCTACTTCCGTATCCATTTCGAATACTTTATTTTATATCATATTTAATATTTAACATGCAGCTAACAACTTGGTTATTCAATTTTATGATACGAATGTTAGTAAAAAATTCTCGCAATAACAGAAGATGTAGCACTTGATTTTACCATAATATGGTCCTTGTAACTATTATGGTTCCATTGAGTGATTTACCTTTCTGCTTATTCTTTTATTGCTATTAATAAATAAATACCGTTATTTTGTGAGATTTTTTATGATTACTTAAAATTAACGGCACTTATTTGCCGTTAATTCTGTATAAATTTTATGATTACTTAATACTAACGCAAAATTAACGGCACTTATTTGCCGTTAATTATGTATAAATTTTAATGATTACTTAATACTAACGCAAAATTAACGGCATTAAAATAACGTATTAAAAAATTTGATTTCCAGCATGATTAAATAAAACCACATACATTTTCGAATGAAATGACTTGAAGGTAACTTATTAGTAATATCATTAATATGGAAAGAAGAAAAACAGTATTTGATATACTTTATGACGTGTACCCTGATAGGAGACCTAAAATTATAGAAAATTTCCAAGCGTTTAATGTTAAAGAGCTTCATAAAAAAATAGAAGCACAATATACTGAATACAAATTAGATGCAAATGTCAATTTTAAAACAATACAAAAAAATATTAGAGAAGGTAAAATGTCATATAAGGTCGAGCAGTTAATAAAAAGTTTGGTTCCATACGAAAATAATTTTAAAGTTGAAGATATAAATCTATCCAAAAACTGCCAAAATTTTTTAATAACATTCGTATGTAAATTTCATGGAAAAATAACACTTGATATCAGCGAGCATGCAATTTATTATATGAACTGTCCAAATTGTGATAAAATAAATAATTTGAATAACATCATATTGCGTAATAAAAACATGGGTTGTTCATATGATTACTCAAAAGTGGAATATATTAACGATGAAACGCCTGTAATTGTGATATGTAATAAAATTAGTCATGGCGAATTTGAGGTGCTATATAATAAATTAGACACTTTTTGTCCAGTATGTGAAAGCGAAATAAAGTTATATGAACAAACAAAAAAATTTATTGAAAAATCTAAAGAATTATACCCAAATATGGCAGATTACTCAGAAGTTATATATTTTAGTGATGATATACTTGTTGAAATAAATTGTCTAAAACATGGCATATTTTCTCAAAAACCAAAAAATCATTTAAACCATTTTGGCTGTCTAAAATGTTATCCGAAATTAAACGGTTATTCGAAGGCCGCACTTGAATGGCTAAATTACGTGGAAAAGTTTGGAAATATAAAAATACAACATGCACAAAATGGTGGAGAATATAAGATACCAGGAACAGCATATTCGGCTGATGGATATTGGTTGCAGAACAATACAATTTTCGAATTTCATGGGTGTGTTTGGCATGGATGTAATGTTTGTTATAGTGAAAATAATTCTGATCACCCTCGAGATAATCGACCTAATAAGTATTTTTTAGATAAAACAAATAAAAGAAAAAATGAACTCCAGCAACTTGGATATAATGTTTTCGAAATATGGGAACATGATTGGAATAGAATGAAAAAATTGCTCAATTAATATGTCTTTTCACCAGCTTTTGTATATTAAAAAAAATTGAATCATGTAATCGATTGTTGACTCCATTATTTTGGATACGGTATCAACTTCACTTGATTGAATTAGGCTTTATTAACAACAATGGCTCTTCCAGCTCGTATCACACGTTCAATGGATGCAAAGGCAAGCTCCTCTCAATCACGATCAAAATGTGCTAGCCTGTCCCAAACATCAAATACCGTCGGCAAAGATGTTGTCGAACTGAGCTCGGACGAAGAATCCGCCTCTGAGGATGAAGAGACGGAAGACGAAAACGATGATGAAGATGCATCGGATGAAAATGACAACGATGATGATGACACGGAATATGTCGAAAAATCCTTGTCTAAAAAGGCTGTCGCTTCATCAGTTGCACTAGCAAAAATCAGAAATGGGGAAGAGAAAGAAAACCATGAAGGTTCGGATGACGAGGATGAGAACGATCTTAGTTACAGTAATCTTTCCTGTCTGCTATCTGACATCATGGAAAATCAAAGTCACGAAATTCCTGATGAAATATTGACGGGCATGGTCCTCTACTGTTTTCGAATTTTTATGAGGCAAAGTGGTGAATATTTTTACAAGGTCGGTTATACTGACGGGAAACTGCTCAATCGAATGAGACAAATTCATGACATGTATGACAGCTGTGGTAGGATTATTCCAGTACTATTCGCAAGAGTTCCGCGCTCATATAATGAATATGATGTTCATCGTGAACTTATCAAGTTCCGAGCAGACGTCCATTTGATTAGAAAGCAAAGCAATCCTCGCGAACTGTATGTTATTAGCAGCGAATGTAACGAAGCGATCGAAAATGCATTTAAAAAATATTCAGCAGAGGGATCAGAAGTTTGGGACAGCTGGGACTACATTATTGATGAGGAAAATGGCGATAGAGAATATATCGATCTTGGGGATGATGAGGAGCAAGATCTGGACCAAGGAGAGAAAGAAAGCGCTTATTGGCTGCAGAAACGCATAGAGCATGCCGAAAAGTATTAGCCGTTCACAGTATTTATTTATTATTTAACTTACTGCGACAAACAACCTTTTTTACATGTATTACATTTTTGGGTTATTTGATAAATATCATCAAACGTATTAATTTTATTGACTAACTCATTCATGCGCCTTAATATATTTACCATTAAAATAATCATTTAATGGTATATCGTTGGATAATCAAATTTTTTCGCCGGCATGACAAAATGGTTATTACCGATTAAAATAAATAAAATGGTTCCTATTATTTTTATGGCTTCGATCGACTATTATCTTTTTGTAGCTTAATTGTTGGAACAATAATACAAGTTAGAATTCTTTTGTGCCATATTACAGATAATAAATTAATATGATTTGGTTGCATTTGGTTTTTTAGCAGGCATTGCTTTTACTTTTACTGTTCTTCTGTTAATAACAGTTTTTGGTTCAATTTCCTCTTCGGTTATTTCGTCATCTTGGTTATCATCGTTTTCGTTTGGATTGTCTGAATTATTGTCATCATCGTTTTCTTCAATCTCGACTTCGTCTATTTCGTCTGAACTTACATCACCATCACTGTCTTCCACATCAATTAAATTTTTATCGACAATGGTTTTGTAATTATCCATAAATTTTTGTTTTAAAATATTATATCTTTTTGTAACAAAATTCATATAATCATCTTCTTTAAAGTTTGCTTTATCTATAATTTTTAGATCTGTCATTGGCACAAACAAGTAATCTTTTTCAAATGTCTCTTTTTTAGCATTGCCATTTTTTCCAAATATATTAATATATTGACTAAACGCTTTTGCTCCCTTATCTATATTTGTATCTTTATCGAGCATGCATAAATTACCAATATGGCTCGAAGCTAATACAATCTCATTATTTTTGCATATATTTTTAATAAAATGCATCGGAATAATATGTTCAATGTGCAGTTCATTTGATTTGACAAAATTATAAGATAAGACTTTAAAATACACCATATTTAGGAATAATCTATCATTAGATTGAGGTTTTTTCGCTATGCTTTTTTGTTTATTTTGTAGTGCATATTGCTCAAACATTTTATTTATTTCTTTTTCCTGCAGATTTTTACAGTAAGTTTCGTTCTTAATGTATTTTAACACAGTCGCCGCTTTATATGGAACCCACTTTTTCATTATTTTATCATTCAATAGGTGTATTTGCAATTGCTCTTTATAATGTTTATGTGGGTTCCCCTGTTTGTGGTAATATGTTGCGATCATTATTGATAATTGTTGAATGGACAAAATGTCTTTCATTAATTTATATTCGTCGAATGCGTTTTCTATTAATTGAATTGCATTAAGTAACTTTGCCTGAAATGTTTTAAACTGGTCCTTGTCAAATTCTGATTTTAATTTTTCTACAATGTTCTCTGGCTGTATGTCTTTAAAAAGGCAAAATGACAGTAAATTATATATGTAATTGTCGTTCGAGACTTTTTTAAGTAATTTACTCTTTTCTTCAATAAGCATTTTCAATCCAGTAATATATTCAAAATATGTATACTCATTCTTTTTTTGATTATTAATTAGTGATATTTCAAGGTTCTGAATATTTTCTTTTTTTTGAACATAATGTTTTTCAATACGCGACACTATTTCTTTATCTTTTATTTTAATAAATTCATATTTATACCATGCCGCGGCATAAATTTCATGAGTTTTTAATTTAATAAAATTTGTATTTAGTCCAACAAATGCTTCATAAATTTCGGAACTATTTCTATAATCATACATTGAAACGGCAATTTTTGAATTACTTAAATCTATTTGATCTGTGAAATCATCCGATTTTGATATTATAAATTCTTTAATACTTTTGCATTTATCCTTCCCAAATTTATATTTTATTAATTTTTCGGATAATTCATCATATTTTTTTGCATATTTCCGTTTAATAATTTCTTGATAGTTTTTAAAATTGTCTTTTGAAAACCATCCGCTAATTATTTCATCAGCTATAGTTTCTTCCAAATCGAAATCATCAGTAATTTGTTTTTCATATTCTTTAATCTTTCGGAAAACATTTTCAAATCCCAATGGATCCTCAATATATTTTATTAATGTTATATACCGTTGAAGTCCGTCAACAAGTATATATTCTTCATATTGCGAATTAGGTTTTGTGCATTTAAATAATGTCAATATACCATTTGGCCTACGGTATTTTACAGTATCGATATATTTTGTTTCATTAATAGAATCCCAGGCCCTTTGCCTCTGAAAACTTGGGACAACAATTTGACGTTTTTTCAGCGGATTTATTAATTTCGAATCGAAAATATCTTCGAGACTCCACGTATCGAGTTTAAAATCATTCTCCATTCTTTCATAAATTATATTTGATATAAACTGTGAATAAAAGCCTATGAACTAACATATTCAATTTTTCGCTGGCATAACAAAATGGTATTATCGATTGAAATAAATAAAATGGCATCTATTATTTTTATGAATTCAATCGACGGTGATAATTTTGTAGATTGATTTATTGGAACCATAAAAGTTATAATTCTTTTATACCATACTACTAATTAAATATTTTAAATGGTCGCGATCTTTACTATCCATTTCAGATAATAATGTTTCTAGTTTCTCATCATGTGTTGAAATAACGTTATATTCTTTGCGCCTCAAATAATGAATAATTCCATTTGTTACATATGCTTTATAATTAGCATGATAACTTTTACAACAACATTCACCTCGAATATATACCTTCCATTTGAAAAACTTATATGCTGGATGATAATTCTTTTGTGAAAAAAACTTACAAATTTCATTTAATTCATTTATTTCATCACTGCTTAATGATTCCTTATTTTTTTTCCTAAAAAGCTCATTGCGACGATTCTTTAATTTCCTAGTTTCATTTCCAGTCCGCCATCCAAATGCATCATTCTTCATATGAGACGTATCCATTTTTAATACAAATCGATGAATTATTTATCATGTAGTGAATAGATTAGCCAACACATGTATTAATACTTTCAATTTTTATATGAAACTATATTATTATCCATCAAATGGTATATTAGGACAGCTCGTTGCATAATACATTTTATTATTTCATCTCAACATAATTAAGTAATATGTTTCATATCATTTAATGAATTAGTGGTTACTTCACTGACTCATCGCTTAGCATGCTTTTTCGGATGATTGATCATATTTCATTCCGGATTTTATTTTTATATCATTAAAAATAAAAAGTATAGTAGTAGAAGAAAATGCAATAATTAAAGGGTAGTTTTTTAAGTCAGTTTGAATTTTAATTCAAACATATGAATTGGTTTATGAAAAGTACGCGTGACCCCCGAGTGCTAAAAATTGAATAACAAAATGTTTGGTTGCTCCATTATTTTCTCACCATGAACACACACTTTCGGAGATTCAAGCTACTACACGACAACTCATCAACAATGGCTTCTTCTACTACCACTGCGGTTGCCGCTGCCGCTCCTAAGCTGGCTAACGAGACTGAGATCCCGAGAACTAAGGCTGCCGAGTCTTTGATTCGTACCGTGATTCTCGAGGACTTCTCTGAGAGCCTCAACATCGACACCCTCAAGTATGGTGGAATGATGGACATGCACATGTATTCCATCGCCACGAAGGCCGACCCTTCCAAGTTCCTCAGCATCTGGGTCAATGCGATGGATGCCATGACATCTGGAGGACGTTCAGTCGAGGCTGGAGAGGGTCCTAATTACTACAAGACGATTGGTGAGCTGCGTGAGGCTCTACAGTCTGGACTGGACCAGCTTCTCGGGACAACTGATGCTGACGCAGATGACGCTGACGCAGATGACGCTGACGCAGATGACGCTGACGCAGATGACGCTGACGCAGATGACGCTGACGAGTAAGTGGAGGATTCAGTTATCTTCCTTCACACAATCATCGCATGGCGTGCTGAATGGTTTGTTACATAACTTTTTTTATTTATCTCATCCATTAAATTCATCAAATGACATTACTTAATAATTTCGGCTAATTTGTAGCAACAAAATTATACCATCAGGACAACTGAAGTTGTCTAGACCCGCTTTGCTCGTAAAGTTATTTCCATAGAACTATATGAAACCATTCTATTATTTCCACGTTATTATACCATTTTGTGGAAACATGCACTACATTTGATGAAATAATCATATTATCCATTGTGTTGTTTCATAGTAAAAATCACTCAATGATGTTTGCTATAGGTTGGTCAAGCAATAAAAAAATTCGCGGGATGATTCAATTGCTGCATAGAACTTTCTGCAATGTATGGTCTAGAATTATCTTTCGGTTTTACATTGGCTTTCTTTCTATATCAGCTTTGAATGGAATTACCATAAATCTCGATAATTTCAGATTCGCGATTACTTTTTTCGTTAATATATTTCTTTAAAATTTGATAAGATAATACAAACTCTCCATTTTTACAAAAACCATTGCGCATAATTTGCACATGTCCAATCCTCCCATTCGCAACCATTTTGATATGCATAATCTAAACATTCATTATGGCCAGCTGCTGATGCACACGTTTTGGCATCCCATGGACAGCCATTTTCGTGCAAATATTTTAAACATTCTAAATGACCACCAGATGCTGCATCCGCACATGTTGACTCGTCCCATTTGCATCCTATCTCGTGTAAAAATTTTAAGCACTCTAAATGTCCATTTTTTGCAGCATCATTGCAGGACAATGTATCTTTTGGACAATCAGTTCCATACAAATATTTTAAACATTCCAGCTGTCCATTTTCTGCAGCAATTGTGCATGTCAATGCGCCCCATGGACATCCATTTTCACGAGCATATTTTAAGCAATCTATATGTCCATTTAATACAGCAAATTCGCACGTGCTTTCATGCCACTCGCAACCATGTTCATATGCATATTTTAAACAATCTAAATGGCCGTTCCATGCAGCTTCAATAAATATTTCCGATTCCCAGCTATAATTATTGTTGCGAGCATACTTTAATAAGCGCAAATTACCTTCACCAGATATCCATCTTGTATCTATTTTGTAAAATCTGACATTTAATTGTATAGAACTTTTTATTCCACTGTAATAAGTTAGTATCACATCTCTTAATGGAACATCAATATCGTTTTTTAATTTATATGTTTTTATTAAATTATGGGTATGGACAGTATCAAAATATTTACAAAATAAATTTTCAAATTCACCAATAATCCATATAAATTCATCGACTGCTTTTTTAGTAGACATCCCCAAATATGATAATGTTTTAATCATTTCTATTAAATTATTTTCATTTAAATTTGTAATTTTTAAATTATTTACAATTTCATCAAGGAATGGCATATCATCAATTGTAATTATTTCATCAGTTTTAAACTTGTGGAAATAAGGTATCCTATCCTTAATAGAATTAGTAATTGTTATTTTCATATTTCAAATATGATATTGAATAAAATAATGTACATGATTAATGTATTAAAACTTAAATTATTATATTCAATTTTATAAGCATACATGCGAGCGTGTCCAGACAACTGAAGTTGTTTCGATGATAATTTCCATAGAACTTGTTTCCAATTTATAGTCTTGAACTAATTCACTGGTTTTATATTGGCTTTCTTTCTATAATTTCACAATTCCATCAATTAGTAACATGAACGAATTCCATAACCGTTTTCTGCACAGTCTTTGATGAAATTAAAAAGATTCCAATAACAACCATCATAAAAATCATAGAATGGACTAACAATATCTACTTGGTAACTAAAGTCATATTCACCTGTGTCATCATCACGTTCAAAATACATACCCCACTTTTTCTTCATCTTGTATCTTTCCTGACGATGTTCTGGGATATCAAATTCCTCAAACCATTCTTTAGATTTCTTGCGGAACATTATTGCAGTATTTACAACTGCTGCTATTTTTTTGTACATTTTTTTGACAGTTTCGGGATCGATAAAATCCTCGTAAAGTGAATGTCCAGTTATGATTTTGCAGGCATCCGAATCACGTGAGTTACTTCTGGCACTCTTGTAACCCTTGCTAAATACACGATCTTCGCAATATTCTCCATCACTATCATATCCTCCCATTTCAGCTGAACACAGATCGAGTCCCATTTTGTCTAAGCTTGGTATGTCTAAATGACAAGTTGATTAGGGTAAAATGCATATAAGGATTATAGCAAATTCACCATTCAATTTTTTTAACTATTAGCTAACCATTTTACTATTTTTATGAATCATTCACTGGTTTCATCGCTTAGTATTCTTTTTTGGATGATCTGACATATTTCACCGGATTTTATTTATCTTATATTTCCGCAAAAAAGTCTATAATCAGTCTAAGTTAATAATTTACTTGGATTTTTCTTCCAATCAATATCGCTTAAAAATTCTAACGCATGGATTTAGCAGGTTATCATTGCACATGCTTTAATAATAAAAAAATTCAGTAATTGAACGAATATATTTAATTTTCTTTGGTTTTTCAATCGATTTGCTAACATAATATCTTTCATTAATATCTGATTCCCTCACTCTTTTGCCATATACAAATGTTGTGACTTTATATATATATTCTTGAAATTCATTATACTTTTTAGCGATATATTTGTATGAATAACCTATTAACGAAACGATTATGGACATTTCGAATAAGGTTGAAAAATTAGTATTTATTAATTTAATTCCCCCAAGTGTTAAACTAAAATTAGTTATATCACTAATAAATCCAAATAATATTATTAATAATATTATTTGTGACCATCTGTTTGATTTTATAAAGTTGATGATGTAATCTATATCAGATGTATTTTTTAGTTTAGAATGCTTCATGGTGACAAATATTATAATATTAATCAAATATCATATAAAACATATTTAATTTCAATTTTCTGTATTGTTCATTGCTCTCTTGGCAATGAGCCAATTTCTCATTGTGTTGTTTCGTAGTAAAAATCACTCAATGATGCTTACTATGGTTTGATCCAATAATAAATAAAAAATTCGCGCGATCCACAAAATGATTGCCCAATATCTACTCCCTATAATGATGAAGAATTATTTATGGGTTATTATTTTGCTCCTTACTGCTATTTGCATTTTGTGAGGCCTTTTCCAGATTTCCAGATATAAAATTTTCTAAAGATTCAATTGTTCGCTCAATGTGTCCAATTGTTTCATTGTAATTTATTTTTTGATCCCCAATTTCCAATAATATTGTTGGAAGTACAATAATACCAGACACAGGATTGTCTTTGCAATTAATTTCCTCAAAATTCAAGTTAGGATATTTTTTCGATTCTTTTACTGGATTCCAAACAGTTTCTAATATTTTTTTACAATTTAGACAAAACGGATTATAATATATTATCATTTTGTTTCCACCTGAAATACTTGCAGCCATTATAATTATGCTACAATTTATTACTTTATATGATGCACATTAATAGTTCATTGGCATCTAATTACGGATAGAAACCGTTACTAAAAAATGTCGCCCCGCCATAACAAAATGGTAGATTCGATTAGAATAAATAAAACGGTCCCAATAACTTTTATGGCTCAAATCGACGGCAATAATTTTGTGGATTGGTTCATTGGTAGCCATAATATAAGTTATAATTCTTTTGGGCAATATTACGATTTATAATTCTTTTAATTCACCAATATGGGCCGTTCAGTGCATTATCCATTGTGTTGGCTAGGTCAGAAATAAATAAAAAATTGAATAGTTAAATGTATTGTATACCTGATTAATTTTTTACATAATACACACCACAAACACATTGTTTGATTCAAGCTATCATCTACACAAATGAGCTCTATTTCGACTGCTTGTGCAAAGTTGCTCGACTCGACCCCGATCCCAGTACAAACGAAGGATGCAGAATCATTGATTCGTACGGTGATTCAGGAGGACTACTCAGACGTTCTCAATATCGGTACCTTCACGTATGCTGGTGCAATGGGTATGCATATGTACTCTATCTATACCAAGACCGAACCTTCCAAGTACCTCAACATTTGGGTCAATACATCAGGCTTGACATTTGTGGAGGCTATGGATGCTGGAGAGCGTGGAATGATTCCTTACTTCTATAACACCGTTGAGACGCTGCGTGTGGCTCTCAAGAAAGGACTTGGTCAACTCTTTGGAACAAGCGATGAGTAAATAAAATGGCTGCATTATTTTTTTTATGGCTCCGATCGACTATTATTTTTTGTAGCTTGGTAGCCACATACGTAGTGGCCTGGACGAAGTCCTTGTAATAAAAGTTATAATTCTTTTGGGCAATATTACTGAATAATAAAATTGAATAATGCATTTATTCGCGATTTTTTATTTATCATATTATATACAATGAGGCCGCAATATAACAATGGAAAAACGGTCAACAGTCCGAAAATACAAAAGGCTATAAGGAATATTATTAGCAAAAGGAAACGTCATTCGACCAGAAAAACAAGGTGTTGGAATAGAAGCAACAATATAGATGAACTTACATTTAAAAAATTTAATGGTAGCAGTACTTTTAAGACACATAATTATTGCTGTACCAATTGTTTTAGAGGATGCTATTAATCAAATTATTATTAAGCGAATTACTAATGATTATAATCGATTAAATAAATAAAATGGTTCCGATATTTTTTATGGCTTCAATCGATGGTAATAATTTTGTAGCTTGATTTATTGACGGCCACATACGTAGTGGCCTGGACGAAGTCCTTGTAATACAAGTTATAATTCTTTTGGTCCACAAACACCTTTAGGTGTCGGCAAGTAAATTTTGTATTATTTTGTATAAAATAATATAAAATTTAATTGACGATATTTATAAGAAAATATATATTTTCTTATAAAGCGCAGCCTAAAAAGGCATAAATTGTATACAAATTTATACCTTTTTGAGTATCGGTCTATCAGTTTACTGATATGATATTACGAAATAATTTATGAATCATTTACTGTTTTCATCGATTGGTATACTTTTTTTATCTAATATAAAACAAAAAAAAAAGTCTATAAGCGGTCTAATGAAATAATTTATTTAGACTAATTTATTTAGACTAATTCTTTCAGTCATTCAACTTAATCATTTTCAGACGTATGGATTATCCGCACTTTTGGAATTTGTGGAATAAACAAAGGTTTCGCAGGTATGTTCTGTTTTATCAATTTACTTTCGACATTTTGTGCAATTGCAATTACTAGCTTTTGCTTCCAACTTCCTGTTCCAAAACTGAAATTTCTTTTTCCAATTTATCACTGGCATCTCTTAGTTGATCCATCCTCTCATCGGGGTTATACGCTCTAAAATTATCAGAGTGGTCCAACTCATAGAACATATCATCCTCCAACATATCTAGTTCGGCCATTTTATTTTTCAGTTCTTTACGTTTCTTTTTCTCTTCTTGCTTCGCGGCAAAAATCTTTTTAGTTCTTTCGGGTCTCTTCTGCGAAGTAACGCTTGTCCATTCTTCCTGATTTTTCGTTGACATTGTTTGTAGAAAGGTCTGTCGGAAACTTGAATCAACGCAAAGATTGAGGATGTTACATTGGTTCAAATAATGGACTCAACAACAATTACAACATTCAATTTTTATAATATAAAGTAGTATCTGTATATTACTTTATGATTTCATCAGTTTGATATTAATATGGGTTAGGTTCTAAACATAAATGGTTAATTACATTTTTGTGACCAGAAACATAGAACGAATAGAGGAAAATATTTATAAATGAAACGGGGGGTAGCATATATCTATACATATATATTTATAAAGGGGGTATAAACTATGTTCTTCCTCAAAAAATAAATGTCATATATCGACTCATTTTTATCGATCCAACAAATAACATATTTGAACATATCGTTTCATTATTTCATTTATTTATAACATCCAGCAAGATTAAGTTATATGTTCATATCACTTAATGGATTTTTGGTTTACTTCACTGGCCTCATCGCTTGAAATGCTTTTTTGGATGATTGATCATATTCCAATCATATATTTTTTATTTTCTATATTCTTCCGCAAAAAAGTCTATAAGCAGTCTAAGTAAATTATTTCATTAGATAAATTCTTTCAGCTAATTCTGCTTAAATGTCAAACGCATGGTTCGGCTTATGGAAAACTAAACGGACCTTGTATGGTAAAAAAACCGGTATAATTTATTAGGCCAATCAAATGAATAAAATTTAATGCAATATATCAACTATAATATACTTCTAATATATAACATTGTGGACCATTTGATGCTATATAAAAATTACTCAGATTACAAGTAGCATTGACAACTTCTATTTTGGAATTATAACAATAATATAATATAGTTATATTCTATTATGGCTATAATAGAATTAAAACATGAATTAATGATGCGAATCATTGGTATCTCAATAACGGCTTTACTTGGAGCAAGATGGATCAGAGATAAAATTGATTCTAATGGAATTAATGAAAACTGGAAAATATATTATTTTATTATTATCATTGCCATGTTAATAGTTGGATCGGGAAAATATGGTATAGTATAATTTAATGTGATCATGTGACGAATTAATTTATATTCAAACAACAAAATTATGACATAGTGATATTTCTATAGAATCATGCTTTTATGAGGTCACTCTATTATTGCAACATTACTATACCATTTTGCGGAAATAAATAAAAATTATCGCAAGTTATATTACTTACCGTCATATTTCATTGTTTCTTTTTAAGAATTACTGAAAATTAGGTTTATACATTGCCAGACCTACTGGCTGAACTTGTTGTATCATCTTAAACGGTACAACCGAAGTATCTACTGAATCCGGTCCTTTTTTGCCATGACCAACATGAATGTCGGCGACCACATAAATATGCGCGTAGGCGAGAGTCTTGAAGGTCATGTAGGTAGAGCATTCATCACTTGGGTCCCAGTGTATTCTCCAGTCCTCAGACAGTGCATGTTCTCCCTCATCGAACTTTCGACCCGTGCTGTTGAAGACACTGAATGTTATAACACCTCTTGAAGTCTGTCCACCCTTCAAATAGTATTCAATGAAGTTACCTGATTTAAGCTTGTAGCGATTCGTAGCGAAGCCAGGAACACTCTTGAAACGTCGTGGCATTTCAACTGCCATCTTCGTAACCAGATCCAATAGCATGATTTTGTAGTTAGTTTTTCCATCATCCGTTGCAGTGATCAGGTCATCCGGCTTGCGACCCAAGCTTTCGATAAAGGTGATAATTTCTGTCGAAAGCTTGATCTTGGCCTCATCGGTCTTGCTTTCAGTGTTGATGTTGCCAGATGAAGCCATTATGTCGAATGTATCGGAAGCTTTGTTCGCTATTGCGTATGTATTTATGTGTAAAAATAAATGAACCATCCAGTATATCGAAAATTCAATTTTTAAAAAATCTCGCGCATGACAGAAGTGAATGCACTTGATTTCAACATAATATGATCCTTGTAACTATTATGCTTTCTTCAAGGTATTTTCATTCTGTCTATTCTTTTATGGATGGCAATATTGCGGGCTTTCGCTAATATCCTCAAGGCTAGACTGCTGCGCATGTACGTTGGACCACGATACGATAGTTTAATTCATCGGATTCATCGCTTAACATGCTTTTTTGGATGATCTGTCATATTTCATTCCGAATTTTTATTTTCTTATATTACCCGCAAAAAAAGTATATCAGCCTGTATAGATAAATTTCTTATCTAAACAAATTCTTTCAATAAATTCGTTTAACGGTTTCTGACGCATGGTTTTATTTATGAAAATAAAAAGTAATAAATAAAATATTGTATTATTGATACGTATTAGTACTCCTTACTTTCGCTTTGCTGCTTGATTGAATAGAGTTATTTTATGAATGCATTATTATTAATATAATTTTTTCTTATCTTTATCACCAAAACCTTCATTTAAGAAAAATAATGTGATAAAGTATATTACTAGTAACACACCATTTCCAATGATTGTCGAAAAAATAACATCAATCGTTACTTTTGGTGCTAGAAAAAAAATATAGGTATTTGCCAATCCTAAGGTGTATATAAACATTAGGGTTGTGATTGCATTAAGTATCTCTAAACGTGTGAACATTTTTAGTCTGGTTAATTGATTAATGGTAATATACATATATTAAACCCAGTATAATTAACATTCAATTTTTCCAATACCTAATTGAAATTTATTTATATTAAATAAATTTTAAAGCATATAATCTACCAAAACTTTATGGTAGGACTATTCATCGGACCTCTCATTTTATTTATAACATTAAACTCATTTTACACCCCAAATATCCGTATTATTTGACTTGTTATATTTAATTATGAATTCTTCTATTTTACTTACCTTTTCATTTAATAAATTATATTTTTCATTAATTTGATTATTTTGAATTGTTAGATCGCTTATTTCGTTTTTAAGCAATTTTATTATCCGATCTTTATCATCTTGGATTACTCAATTGGCATTTAATGTTAAAGATTTATTCACATAAGTTATTTTTAATGTAATGTTCAAATTATATTGCGAATTCATTATATCGTTATCCTCGCTTATATCATAATAATTAGTTTCAAAACATTTTCTTATCGAATCCGGGCATGCAAGTAAAAAATGTTTTAATGTTTCATCAGATATATTTTCAATAAAATTTTTATCAATATTGCATGTATAATTAAATACTTTCTGATCTTCAATGTCTATTTTAAATAAATGCGAGTTTTGGTGATGTATTGTACCTTTGTAGTTTCCATTTGAAAAAGATAAAGAAGTCATCTCTGTGTTATATTAGTTTTAATATGTTCACAGTATAATAAACATAGCTAAGTTAAATAAATTTTCAATTTTATTACAATCGTTGACGGAAGAAACAAAAATATGCCATAATGATATTCCTTATAGAATCATATTTTTATGAACCATTCTATTATTGTCACATTATTATACCATTTTGCGTGAAATGTACTACATTTGATGGAATAATCATATTGGTCATTATGTTATTTCATATTAAAAATCACTCAATGATATTTGATATGTTTGATTGTCAAGCAATAAGAAAATACACCCAGTACTACACCCTATTTGTAATATAAAAATTTTCAGACATTTTTGCTTTTAATTTCATTGATTACAAGTTGTTGCTGCTCAATAATTTTTTTTTGTTCTTCTACTGTTTTATGTAATTCTTTAACTATTTTATCTAATTCTTGAACTGCTTTTGTTAATGGTACAACAAACTCGGAATATGCAAGTGTGTAATATTCATTTTCCGATCGGGGTTTACTAACTCCACTAAATTCATATCCTATTTGATTAGCCGACTCTTCGACTTCTTGAGCTATAAATCCTGATTTAATTTCGAATGATTCTTCAACTTCAACATCTTTATCAGAAATATTCATTAGTTTATTCATGCTTGATTTATCCATATTGTAAGTTACAGGTCTTAATTTATTAATAAAATCTAATCCCGGGATATTTTCAGTTATGTTTTTCTTGAATCTTTTATCAGATGCAACTGTAAAATTTACTGCTCCCTCTATTTTGGTTATATTATTATCGCCAAGTTTTACCATATTATTAGCATAAGCAATAGAATTTGCACCAATAGCCGTTGCATTTACTAAATTATCTGGGTAAAGATTTGCTCTATATCCGATACATACATTATCTGTTCCATCAGTATTTTGAGACATAGCGCCAAAGCCAATTGCACAATTTCTAGAATTCGTATTATTTGCTAACGCATTAGCACCAATAGCGATATTATCATTACCACTATCATTAAACGGAAGCGTATTATATCCAAGTGCAATGTTATAATTTCCATTTATATTATTAGATAGCGCGTACCCAATAGCAATATTATTATTACCATCAATATTTTTAATAAGAGCAAGACCTCCAAGTGCTACATTGTTTGTTCCGCTCGTGTTTGCAAGCAATGTTTGCATTCCTACCGCAACATTATGAGTTCCGCTACTGTTACTAGATAGTGATTGATATCCACATGCAACATTATAACTTCCTTGTTTAAGTGCATCATTACCTACAGCAACATTGTAATGTCCACCAATTGTGCCATTTAATGTATTTTTTCCTACAGAAACATTATCAATGCATGATGTGTTATTAGCCAAACTATCTTCTCCAATGGCAATGTTATTAGAAGCACTTATTAACTTCGATCCTGAATTTTTTCCTATTAATATATTTGATTTCATAAAATTGTTCGAACTGTCATCGAGAATTTCTATTTGACCTTTTGGTGTTATTCGAACCCTTTCAACATTATTCGTCCTTATCACCATGGGATTATTATCCAAAGTACCAATAAAATTAATATTAGGATTTATATCATTATTCCCAGTAAGATTCCATCCTGGTATACTATTTCCTGCAGGTCCAGTAGCTCCAGTGTTACCAGTGTTACCTGTATTACCAGTGTTACCAGTGTTACCTGTATTACCAGTATTACCTGTGTTACCAGTATTACCAGTATTACCAGTATTACCAGTTTTACCAGTGTTACCAATACTTCCGGCGCTTCCAGTTGCCCCAGTATTACCAGTATTACCAGTATTACCAGTATTACCGGTATTACCGGTATTACCAATACTTCCGGCGCTTCCAGTTGCCCCGGTATTACCATTTTTTCCATCTAATCCATTTAATCCATCTAATCCATTTAATCCATTTTTTCCATTTAATCCATTTTTTCCATCACGTCCATGAAAGCCTCTTGGACCCCTGCATCTACATTCACATGATATATGATCTTTGCAGTAATATTTCTCTTTCTCTTTTATATCTGACATATTTAAATATATAGATGTTTAATGTGTGCGTATGGGTGAAGTATATTTATATTAAATTGCAAAACTAAAACTAATTATTTCGCCGATATGATAAAATGGTTATTATCGATTGAAATAAATAAAATAGTTCCTATTACTTTTATGGTTCTAGTCGATGGTAATAATTTTGTTGTTTCATTATATTTCAATAAATCGATAATTGTATGCACCATTTAGAAGTGTTTATTTATTTTTTGCGTATTTTACAAACTTGTACATATTTTCAAAGCAATTATGCTATTATAGATCATATCATTCATTAACCCAAGTTTTTCCTAGATTCAAAAAAATTCTATTCCAGTCAACAGATGCACGAGTCCAATCTTCTAAATTAAATGGTTTTAATAAATAATTTTGTAGTTGTATTATCATAAATTTGCTATTAATTTCAATGTCATCTTTGACTGAATTTTCAAGTGAAATTATTTTATATTTGCATTGTGGATTTATTTTTAAAATAATTTTATCGAATAATTCAAATTCTTCATGTGTTATTGATCCCATACGGAGGAAAATAATATTATTATCATTATTTATAATCATATCGATAATTCGTTGCCTTCGTCTTTTATATTTTGTGAAAAATTCTATTAAATCATTTTCGGTATGTACACTGGGAATATCATGACGAGCGAGAAGTCCTTTTTGAGCTTTGAAATTAACAACTGAGTGAGCAATTCCATATGTTGTGTAAATATTGTTTAAATTCAAAATATCATCTATATTTGATGCATCTAATATTTCACATACATGTTTAAAATATGATGTTCGCAGCCAATCAAAAAATAATGTTGGCTGACCGTCGGATGTTTGTTTTAAAAATTTATTAATATTAAATCCAATTGCACAACCGTCTCCCAATGAGATGAATTGTATTTTTGTCATTTATATATACATAACATATAAACAATCATACTGACGGATAATTATTCAAAACGTTCATAACAGACATGGTGTAAAGCTTGTTTGCTCATTGAAGCAAGTTACTAACATTACAAAATAATAGTCTGATCAGTAAATTTGCATTTTATTTTTTTGGATAAATAATTGAATATCAAAAATTATGGTATCAAGTTAATATTAAAACATAACTACGTAATTACACAATGTCAAACTTGATCAAAAATATACTAGTTAGGCATATACATAAACCACCATTATTCACAACAACATTATGGCCCAATTTTAAACCATTCAGATATGTTCCAATACGTCAATTTAGCACATGTGACAACAGTAATACATGTGACAACAGTAATGCATGTGACAATAGTAAACAAATATCTGCAAAATTTTACAAAAGGCATAATACTTGGAAAACTGATATGATTAAAGGACTTAACGAACTATCCGAAGTGAATACTAAAATTAAGAAAACAGAATCAAATAAATTGCTCAATTCATTGTTTGCTGGAATAACTTCGCCAGAATTAAATGATATGGATTTAATTGATGATATTACTATTATTGGTAATGACAAGGAGGTGTGTATGCAATATCGTGCTATGCATCAATACTATAATTTTATTGAAGTTATTATAAGTGATAAACCTCAATGGGATAGTAAAAATCTCATAGTCATGGTTGGACATAAGGGATTACTATATGAGTACACCAAATTTGATGAATTGAACACTGGGATATTTAAACCAGCATATTTATTATACAAATTATTAAATTTTGATGTTAAAAATTATAATAAACTTGACAAATCTATATTTAAACATAAAATGCATAATGACGCGCAAGATTTATTACTCAAACAAAATGAATTAATTGAAAACTTAACCGGTTGGTCAGGTTGTTCAGTAATTAATTCACTTTGTGAAGAATCAATTGTAAAATATATTTATGCGTTAAATAATTTAAATTATGTGAATAACGAACCAGGATATTATTATTCACATAGCACGATTTGCCAAACAAATGATGGTGATGTTGTATTCGAGTATTACAGAAAATATTTATACAGTAATGAAACAGCACCTGAAATAGGTTACGTCAAACTTGTAATTAAAGCTAATGGTCATAAAGTATTTTATAATAAAAATAAATGTTTTTATAGAAAGCATCTCGGCGAAAATGAGACTATTGAAATAGATAATATAACTAATAATAAATCCCCTATATTTCATTTAGCTAACTTGTTGCTAAATGCGCTCGATCATAGTTCCTTAAACTACAAGACCTTAAACCTATTAAACCCAATAGTGTTTCCAAATTCGCATTAATTGTTTTATTTATTTAATTCCTACATAATTAAGTAATATGTCTCATATCACTCAATAAATTTATTGGTTTACTTCACTGGCTTCTTCGCTTGGTATTCTTTTTTGGACGATTGATCCTATTTCAGTCTAGATTTTTTATCTAATATAAACGAAAAAAGCGCATGTTTTCCTTTTTTAATTAAAATTGAAATAGTCAATAGCTGATTGATCTTAGTATTTTTACTCCATAATATAATTCCTAGAGCATAAGCTATTCACGCGTATTAACAAACTCTACAATGACGATATATATAAACGCTTCGATCAGAGACAAAATTGCTGATTTGATTAAGGATAACAAACAATTCTCATATTCTGAAATTACTACAATGTTAGATAATTTAATTAGTTCAGCGAGTGCAATTACGACTGATATTGTTATAGAAATAATATATATGTTAATTGTCGCAATGAAACTTTGTGATGTCTATCAAGTAGGAAAATTAGACAAAGCATTCGAATATTTAAATAATGTGGCAAAAATTTATGATCCACAATTTAATCTTGCAAGATTTATTTTCCAGAATGATTCGTATGAGATGATCGAGTATGCATGCCATATGTTTTATAAAGGGATAAAGAACATAAATGTTTATACAATTCTTGAGTTTGCTAAAGAGGATATACTGTGCAGATTAATTATAGATAATCAGTATACATCACAACTATTAACTAAAACTATTTATCAGTTAATAAATTACTCAAGGTCAGAAAGGCCCAATATGGTTCTAGAAATATTGATTTCAAATAAATTTGTAACAAAGCAAGACTTATTAGATAATATCGGACATTTTTGTTTTTTTCATAAGTGTGCTTGTGTATCTCAACTAACTTTTTCTGATAAACAATGTACATATGCAGATATAATACTTGAGTTTGCAAAACTATTTGAAATTGAAATTCAGAATTACATATCATCATATGATGGTTCTAAGACCAATGATACACTTATAAGTACATTATTTAAAAAAATTTTTGTAATCAACTGTTCAACCGCATTTTTAAGGCTGTTTAACTTTTTCAAATTAGGGAAAAAATTTGCAAAAAATCTCCTTGTATGCAATACAAATGTTTACTTTAACGACTCTATTTATATAAATCGTATGCATAAAAAAATTCCTGAATATTATCCTGAAAAAGAGCCTATGAGTGCTATAGGATTATTTTTTGTAAGTAATGGTATTTGGCATAGAGGATGGAATTATTTCTCATTTACCGTTGAACAAAAAATGTGTCTTCTTAATTATGAAAAAAATCTCGCACCAACTGCTAAAGAAAAAATATTTTTTGCCCGCGCACTACGAGATCAAGTTTATAAAATAACCATACCAGATAGCGGTGATATTATTTTGCAATATTACGTATGATATCGACATATATTAGTTATAAAAAAGTGATATCCCACTATGTAGAATTGCCATAATATTCTTCCAAGAATTCCCGCAAATCCCTCCATAACTCAGCTATGTTTATCGGGAATATTCAATTTCTTCACACGTTTTGAGCTTTTTATTTTTATTTTTAATCTCTATAGGTTTAGTTTTTCTAACTTTAATTTTTTTCTTTATTTAATATAAACAAAAAAGTGTTACTGATGTAGTATAGATAACAATCAGTATGGTCATTCTAATTGCACATAATCAAAATATTACTCTGGACAACCATTTTCACGTGCATAGTTTAAGCATTCTAAATGGCCATTTTGTTCTGCATTTCGACAAGTTTCGTTATCCCATTCACAACCATTTTCATGCGCATATTTTAAACATTCTAAATGTCCATTTAAAGCAGCATACCTACATGACAATTTATTCCACAAACATTCATTTTTACATGGTTCGCTCATATCATTTATGCTAGACTGCGACGCATGTAGCCGAACTGAGTTCCTATGTGGCTTGTGCTTACAAAAACATTGTTCACTACCCAGAACGAAGTTCTTGTGTGCATATTTTAAACATTCTAAATGACCATTAAAAGCAGCATGATGGCATGTCCATTCGTCCCATTCACAACCATTTTCATGTGCATATTTTAAACATTCTAAATGGCCATTTTCAGCTGCATGTGCGCATACTTGTGAATCCCAATAGCAACCATTTTCATGCGCATATTTCAAGCAATTTAAATGACCATTTTGAGCCGCGTGTTGACATATCCATCTATTCAATTCATAACCATTTTCGTCAGGAAAACGAAGTTTTCTAGACACGCTTTGCTCGTGCGCGTATTTTAGTAGCCGTAAATTTCCTTTTTTTGTAATTTCATTAACATCTAATTTATCTGTGCCATTAAATCTCACATTTAGTTCAAGTGCTTCATTCAATCCTTTATAGTGGGTTTTTAATTCGTTTTTTAATATATAATCAAGATTCTCATTAACTTTATATTTATCGATTTTATATTTGCAAAGGTTATCATTATCTTTAACAAAATATTTATTAAACAATTTCTCGTTGCCACCTATAAACCATACAAGTTCATTAACGGCTTCTTTAGTCGATATCCCCAAATATGTCAATGTTGAGATTATGTGTAACAATTTCTTTTCTCCTAAATCAACAAGTTTTAATTTATTAGTAAGTATTATTTTGAGAAATGGTCTATTTTCTATCCTCACATTTTCCCCAACCTTGAAATCCGAAAAATATGGTATATGACTTTTTAATTTATTGGTTACACAAATGTTCATTATTGAATATTGCAATTATTATATATAAAATAGATGATAGCCGTAATTTATTCAATATTTATGATATGTTATTTAAAAAAGTAGCCAGTTGACATACATAAATTTCGCGCAATAACAGAAGTAATAGCACTTGATTTTGTCATAATATGATTCCTGTTATTATTATGGCTCCTTCAAACTATTTCCATTCTGCATATTAATTTATTGAATGTCATACTGAAAGATCTTGCTACGCTGGACCACAATACGATAGTTTACACTTGCTTCATCACATATCATGCTTCTTTGGATGATTTGATCGTATTTCATTCCGGATTTTTATTTTTTTATATTGCCTGTGAAAAAAGTCTATAAACGGCAAGTAAATTTTGTATAAAATTATACATTTTTGGGTCTTAGGCTTTATAAGAAAATATATATTTTCTTATAAATATCGACAATTAGATTTTATATAAATTTATACAAAATCTGTTTGCCGACACCTGAAGGTGTTTGTGGTTGCAATAACTTTTATGGCTCCAATCGATGCTAATAATTTTGTAGCTTCCATTCATTGGAAACAATTTTATTGTTTTTATTCGATTGTTCCCAAGATTCAATCGCTCGAAGTTCAGCCGCATAGTCTTTTACATCATCTATCCACTCATTTCGGATTTCTTGAAATGTTGTATCGCCTCCGATTCCAAACATTCGTTCCACCTTATCGTGCTGATAATCTCCATAACAGGTTTTTTCTATTTTATAGATTTTGTGTGCTTGTTCTGTTTTATACAGTAGCCATAAGTCACTATCTGCATAAAGATCAACAATATTAATTAACGGCTCCTGTTTATTATCCATTGTGTTTGACATTAGATAATATTTGAGATACTATTTAATATAATACAATTTACGAAATGATATTAATTCAATTTTATTCATCTCAAACATTTGATTCAAAAGTAATATTACATCACAACTTTATTGAATTCATAAATCAAAAAATTTGAATCCTAAATAGAATAATAACGGACAAATTATAGATGAAATAATATAAATAAAAATATGGACAATACAGAAGTAAGTAACTACATTACTAAAAAGATTGAGCAATGCAAAAAATATGATGTATCAGATTTTGGTTTAGCTGGAGACATGGACTTTGATTTTATCATGTCACTGCTTAATGACCAAACAAATAAATGCTATGTGTGCAAAGATAATATACCTATAATGTGTAACTCAAAATGTGGCTATCGGTTCAGTATTGCCAGAATTGACGGTACAAAGCCACATGATAAAAATAATATAAGGATCACATGTAGTTATTGCAATAATAAGGGAAAAATTAATGAAACACCAAAAGTATGTCCAGTGAATTGCCACTCAGCCTAATCGAACTATTCTGCAAATAGTCAAATTATTTGATAAATCCATAAAGTCACTATATGGATCATTTTATTTATATACCATCTATTGAATACATATAATTTATTTACAGTTCTCACATAATTCGTCCATAATTTAATGGAAATAGCAAAGTTGTTATGGAATATTTGTTCCCGATATTTATCGAGAAGTCTTCAGGCTTCTAGACCCATTTTATTTGTGAGAAAATACATATTTTCTTATAAAGGCAGAGCCCAAAAATATATTATTTTATATAAAATAATACATTTTTTAGTAACGGTTATATCGAGCTAAAAATAAATAAATTAACTTGTATAAAATGAAATACGATAAATGTAATTATCAGTATAAAATATACTTGAAGCATGATTACCATCTTTAGTAAAATAGTATAAAAATATTACTGGGTCTGTACCACCCAGTAACATTTTAGAAACATCCTCAAGATTTAAATTTGACGTATACAATGGCACACATTCCCACAGAATATCACATGCCCGTGGGTTATCAAGCTTGAAGGCATACTGCATTATATGTTTTGTTTGTTCATTACATGCCTGTTCATGTACTTGTGTAGAATATTGCCAAGGATTTAATGATTTAGTGCTAGTTGGTTTGTGAAATTTCATATAAGCATTCCATTCATTTTTCAGATTATTGTCTAATTCAGTTGTTCTACGCTTTACTTCAACAGTAAATTCGGAATCTCCAGCTTCAAGCCGAAATGAATTTTCGAGATTTAAATCTGACGATCTTACATTGCCACCACATTCTCCAGTTATCGAAAAATCTAAATTGTCTAAGTTAAAATCAAATGTGTGTGGTATTTCATTACGTGTATAATGGTAATCATATACGTATTTTGGCCGATATTGTGTCATTTTATTTAATCGATAGGTATGTGTACATATATGGAATAACTTATCTTTATTTCAATATTTCAATATTTTTTTGGTATCAAGCAAGTAATATAAATATATTTATTTTTGTAAATAAATAAATAAATAAAAATTCGCGCATAATTCAATGAATATACAAAGTGATAAATAAAATAATAATTCCAATTGGATATAATGATTCTTTATTTTGTTTTTACTTTGTTATAATGCTTGAATTGAATTACCTAGCAATTGTAACCCAATTGGACAGCTATGTTATGATTATATATTTCACATAGTGGGCCAATTTGTGCTATAAATAAATTAGTCATATGATTCTTCGTTTGACTTGTTTTCTTGTGTTGTTTTGCCTTTTACTGTCCAATGATTGGATGGGACGATACTGGTGTGATATTGCGGTATTTGTCCAATGATTGGGTAAGGAGCTGCTGGTGTAATAATTCGACTATTAACGCTAACCAATTCAGCTAATTCATTTTGGGAAGGTGCAATACGCATTTCATCATTATCAAAATCGTCGCGCTTCAATATAGTAACTGGCTTAGTAATTTGATGTTCAATATTAATGTCTTCTTTGGGTCCTATTGTATTTGGATAAAGCGATGGGTGCAGTCTAGCTAATCTAGCTGTTTTACGATCCAAGTATGAACTGTTCATACTCATTGATGCGACCAAAAGATCATATCTTCCTTCCATTTGAAACACAAAATCCTGGAAAGGAAAAAAATTTAAACCCCAAGACTCTGTCTTTTTATTATCTGTTAATTCATTTGTCGAATGTTTAATAATATGAAAGTTCTGTTTACTATCATTTTTTTGATCACTGTCTATATGAACTATCTTTTGTTTTTTATTTATATGCTGAGCCACTTCCGTATGTTCAAACGAATCCATGTCGAATACTTTTTATTTAATCCTATTACATTTAGTATACAATTAAAAACTTAGTTCTTCAATTTTATTAGTTTTCGATTTGTGTTAAATCATAATTTTTGGAAAATATATACCACCTTTGATAATATAATCATATTGGTCATTGTGTTGTTTCGTAGTAAAAATTATTTAATAACACTTACTATGATTCGATAAATTAAATTTATTACTCAAAATGAGTGTGTTCCTGTATCATTATTAAACGGTATGTTGATTCCCTTATAATAAATTTTTGTCCACAGCTTGCACTGCCAGTCCTCGCCATATTGCAAATTTTCCAATTTATCACACATTTTAAAAACCGCATCTATCCACTTAATATTAACTTGATCATTCTTATATTTTACCTTTTGCTCTTCAGCATATTCTTCGTCAATAACAAAATTGCCATTTTTGTCGTGTTGATATTTTTCCATTCTAGATGGTTTGTTCGTAAAAAATTCTACAATTAATGGATCATCATAACAATAGTTATATATATCAGAGCAATCTTCTTTAAAGTTGTTATAAAACTCAACTAGTGATGCATTTTCACCTGCTTCCGTCACCTTCATACCTTCTATGTAATATTCATCTTGGCAATCGTCTTCATTATTTTCATCGTCATCACAAGATTCATTATTTTTATCATCTTCAGTATTTGCAGGGTCAACACAAATGCAATTCTTCCCTTTCTCTGGTTTATGACAATTTGTACTACACACAATTCTACATATATGACCATAACTGCCAATATGACACACATATCTCCTATAATAAGAAACTATATCCAGAGCAGCTTGCGCTTTCATTTCGTTTTCACTTTTAAAATCATTTGTGAAAGCATATGTTGCCTTTCTTCCTAATGACAATCCAGAAACTGTAAATAACGGTATTTCTTTTTTATTTGCATTGCAATAATTTTCAAACTGAAAAATACTCATGATCTATGGATAATAGTTTATAAATAATTGTTTCAACATACTGTTGGACAATATATTTTCAATTTTAAATAAATACAATTTATGCCTTTTTGAGTAACGCAAATCCATTTAATCGCTCAAAAAGGCAAAATAGGATTTATCATATTGCTTACAAGTTTCCAATAAATTATTGAGATGAAACATAAGAACTTCTATTCTATCTTTTTTTGGTAAATCAAAATAATCCCTTCCATATGCATGACATCCTTTTTTGTTCCAGTCGGGTTCAGTGTGTCCCCAAACCCATGATGGATTAGTACGAGACTCTTCATCTTCTTGCGTATATTGTCGTGCGGTATAACCATCGCCTTTTAATTTATTCAAAATTGTTTCGATAGTTGTTGCAATTTCAACTGTTGTTTTTCCATGTAAATCTTTTTTAGTGTCCCATATATCCAAATCCGAAAAATTACCTGTCATATCGTCAAACATTTCCTCAGAATCATTATAATTAATACCTGTTTCACCTCGACAAAAATCTTCTATGGAAACCAAATTAACTGTTGGTTTAAGGTTTGTATCTTTAGTTATATAAATGTAACGGACCATTTTTAGTTGTTAAAAGAATAAATAAATTTAACATTCATTAATTTCAATATTCAACTTTATAACCTAGATCACTTTGCTCAATTTTTTTCTCCTGTATGACAAAATCATACAACTTTCATTGTAGACCACGAAGGGTTAAAATATAAATTTTTCAATTTATACTTTTACCGGCATCTTTATATGCTTATGGTTTCTCAGTACGGCTTTCTTATAATGGTATATGGGATATTATTTTACTCCTTACTGCTATCTGTATTTTGCTGAATCTTTTTACTTGTAGCATTGCTTTGTGATATATCATCGTCAACAAATATATTAATATGTTCTGAGCTATAACCGACAGAATTAACTGTCCAACCAGTTATGTCAAAAACATCCGGCTTTGGATCAGACATTTTGTCAGTACCATACCCACAAGCATAATTTTCATCGTCACCATCATTTTTGTAATCATCTGGATATTGTACATGTTTGGTGATATTAAAATTTTCATCAATTACCACCCATATATCATGTGCAATAGTGACTGCTCCCCAATTCCAAGTCTTTGTCCAAGTTGACATTTTATAGCCAAAAATATATGGCTTTGGTACATTATAATTTACAATATCATATTGATCCCCATCTTCCTCTTGCCTAAAATATATACAATCCTCAATCTTTTTTATTTTATCTGATGTTAAACGGCGGTCGGCTGGCAAATATGGAACTAATCCTGAAATTACAGTCACATCCTCTTGGGGTAATGATGGAGACGTCATTTTTTCAGTATACACTTAAATCAGACTGAGTATACATGCTTAAAAATATATAGGCTAACTAAAAATAAATAAATTCAATTTTTCGCCGCTTAATAATTTAAATGCATGGTTTTTACAGATTGGCTTTGGGTATGTTATGAACTTTATCAGTTTAGAATTCATTTAATTTACTATTTATATTCCCTATTAATTCACACCCAATCCAATATTTGTATCCATTACTAACCTGACAACCTTTATGCCACTCATTAATATCGAATATTAATGCCATTCCTTTACATGGTATTATTGTATGTGTTTCATTGAATTCTTCATCATAAAATTTAGTCGTGCCACCATCATAATTATCATTCAAATAAATTAATACAGTATATGTTGTTTTTCTTCCATTCTTTTTATCATAATATAATCCTGTATCTGTGTGAATGCCAAATTCTTGACCAATTGAATATTTACCAGTCATTATCAAATTATTCACACTTAAGATGTTCATAGTTTTTAAAGCATTCATATCTGCATAATTTTTTAATTTACAGAAAATATCATTAGTTAATTTTTCGTCAATAAACTTGTCATTGGTAAATACGCCGCTATTGGTAAATGGTGTTGTATTAGTTTTACTATTAATTACTTTAATGCATGTATCACATTCGTCATCTGACAAAAAATTTTTAATAGTAAATATATTATTTGATATTTTATTCATAATATAATTTAAAGCATTCAAACTATAAGCATATTAATATGGATACTTTCTTTTTTTATGCAGATAAATTTATTAATTACATTAAACCACAAAATAAAAATACAAATTTCAAAATCGATGATAATGTTTTAGAAATAAAAGAACATTTTTATGGAAGTCAAAATCAATATATTGATCATATTAATCCAGATAAATATAATAAGTTACTTGATTTACATAATAATAAATTTAAAACATCACAAAATTATTACATAAATGCACAAAATAAGCATGCTTCTATTGAAATCCCATATGTGCCGAACTCGGCTGTAAAAAATTTTCGATTTAATAGAAATATATTTAGTAATATTAAAACGATTGAATTACAAGTTGGTGGTAGCAGGATCGATTATATTAATAGCGACAGAGACATTGAAACTGATAAATTTACTATTTTTTCGACATTAAGACATTTGTATGAAATAAAAGATGAAGCAATTGTACCATTTTATTTAACTTCTAAACTATTATTACCAATCACAAAATACAGTAAAATTAAACTCATTATTAGTTTTTTTAATGCGTGTGACTCAGATGTACAATTGCTTTACGATTTGTGTGAAATTGCCGAATCTCCTCTCGAAATGCCTATTTGCCAAACCCAACATGGAGGTCGAAAATTAATAATATCACGAACTCTAACGTGTCCATCTAAAAATTCTTACTCATCTTGCATAAAACTTCAATTCAATCATCAAATATACTATTTAATTTTAAAAATACATGATGTCGATATTAAAAATATTAGAGGTGTTAAATTATTGTTTGATAAAGAGGTAAATTTGGTTATTAAAAAAAATAATTTGCAATTCCATAATAATTTTATAATAATTCCTTTTACTCCGTCTCTTTCTACAAATAATATTATTAAATATGGAATTAATTTCTCTAGAATGATTCCAATGGAAAATTTTTCTAAAATAATTCCAAGTCCCATCTTAAAAATATATTCAGATGAATCGCTTACTGATAAAAATATTGATGTATATGGTATTTCATTACAACCAATGAGATTTATGTCGGGAATGGCTGGATTAGCATTTACAAAATAAATTTATAGCCTATTTTAGTGGGTAATAAACACGATATTGATATCTTTTATTGTGTCAAGTATCAGTTTAATAGCTCAAAAAAGACAATGGTCAATGAATGGGAAACATATGTTCCTTTAACAAAAAATATATGATATATTGGGTATTATATTTTTTTAAATCGACATTTCAACAAATAAATAAAATTCGCGCTTATCAGAATGGTCCTATTTATTCTGTGGTATTACTTTACAAATTTCATTCTAGTTATCTTGTTATTGGAAACCATAAACACCTTTGGTGTCGGCAAGTAAATTTTTTAGTAACGTTACTCAAGCCATGTGCTATAAAAATTGAATATCAAATAACTTGTATGGTCTGTATATTTTTTACATAATACACCATTCCAACTTGAATAAAGCATTCAGAAAAACATCATCTATCACAATGGCTAGCGCATCTTCGTCTGTTGACACTACTTGCACCGGTCTGCGAGAGGTGCCTACCAGCAGTATTGAGAATGATCCTAATTCAGCGAAGACATTCGTCTCTTGTGGGTCAGTGACCTATTTACCCTGCGGCAATGATAACTGTAACAATGTGCAATGTGATGCGCATCGGCCTAGTAAGTGGGTTGACGTTAATATTGATCGTTCCAAGAAGTATTATCGTGTGATTCGTGATAATGATTGGAAGTATTCCACGAACAAAACCTCTAATGGAAAGTTGTTGGACAAGGATTTGGCTGATCGCGACCCTGCAGTGAAGCAGGCTATTGATAACGGCAACATCACGTATGGATTGGATATTGATGATGGGTATTTTAATGGTTTCTTTTGCGAGAGTGAGGATGATATTATTTTTCGTTTTGGTTGGGGGAAACACATTTCCCAAGTTATTATTCCAGATGATGCTCGTACTCAGATTAAGATGACCGGTAACAAGGTTGCTGATACGTGTATCAGATGCGACAAATTCGAATTGATGCCATCCAAGCTCATCACTTCAGACATTATTGATGAGTTTCTCAATAAGCTCAAGACTAAGGGTCTTCTTACACTTGGCCATCTTGGGTATTTGATGGATCAACTTAACATTACTATGTCTATGCCGACCGATAGTAATTATTCAGAGCTCATGGCTATTAAGGGTTCAGGCGTTAGACTCAATACGCCATCGAAAGCTACATATAAGGGAATGACAAAATATAAGGATTTTCATCTTGATCACATTAAGGGAATTGCCATTGTGATCGAGAAATACATTCCCTTGTTCATCAAGTTTAACTGCTAATGGCAGATTTATTTATATAATTTGTCATAATTCAATGAAAATAGTAAAGTGATTATGATTATATTGAATGAAATTATAAATAATGTGTCGTTGTGCTATGACTTATATATCCAACATAGTGGGCCGAGTGGCGAGCATAGTTTATACCCCCGTCATAAATATATATATCTATACATATTATAGATATGCCCCGTTTCATGTACAAGTATTTTCCTTTAGTTGTTTTATATTTTTGGACTCGAAAGTAAATTGATTATTCGAACAATTTTGTTTATTAAAAAAATTACTGACAACAATAATTTTTTTTTAAATTTCAATAAAAAAACTAACTATTGGTACCATTTTTTATAAATTCTTCCAACAGCTCGTCTGAAAACATTTATAAAATTTACTTGCCGTTACTAAAAAATGTATTTTCTCATAAATAACGTCAATTAAATTTTATATTATTTTGTACAAAATAATATAAAATTTACTTGCCGTCATAGTGAGATTTATTTTTCATTTCATCATGCTTGTTATCTTCCAGTTTTGTCCAGGATTTAACACAATCATTGTAATAATACGTTTTCGCTTCAGCCAATATCTCTTCATTATCAACGTCTAAATAATCATTTTCAAATATGGCTTTTTCTTTTTTATCAAAACTTGATGATAAATCATCAGGTAGTGGCTCTGCATACGGGTAATAATCTGCAAGTTCGCATTCTATAGCATTTCGATTATTTTTTAAAGTTTCTTCAAGGCCAATCGGTCTGTGTAGTACGGCATCACATGAAATTGCTTTTAATTCATTACTCCATCTTTGTGTACCACTGGCAAATCGAATATGCCGTAATTTACCATTAAACCATATTAAAGTATGATAATATTCTGTCGAACTACCAGGTATATCATCCATAAGATTACTAAATTCATATCCATCGTAGTCATGTCTTTTATGGGAAATATCACCTTTGTCACTCGCTATTACATAATATCTTCCGAAAAATACACATCCTTGTTGCTTCAAATAATTGATATATTCGTATATGTTAAGCATTTTATTGAGGCTATTCAAGTGTTGAGTAATTATATATACTAAAATTTAATATGTAATCCAAACAATGCTATCTTCAATTTTTTCAATTTCGAAATTTACTTTGATAAATTGTCAAATGAATCTTCAAAGTGATTCCAAATTATTAGTAAAAACTTTCAGATAATTTTGAGACGCTCGTGGTCTCGTTTGATGGTTAATTATTTTGCTTTATGTGTAAGTGGCAGTCATATTGAGGGCAGACGTTCCACTGGACCGCGATATGGAAATTTAACTTATTGAAACCTTGATGCGTCTGGAAAAGTACAAAACACTTGTTTGAATTTATTGGCTCTTATAAATATAGTAAAAATAGTTGAACTCGCAAGCTGTAAATACGTCTGAAATAAAAATTAAAAAATTCGCTTAGCGTCTATAAAAATTGCAGTTTTAGTAGAAAATATAGGGTATCAATTTTACTAATTTTTTACAAAGTGTTTTACTATTTTAAACTCTTGAAAAGTTTTTGATTTTTATTTTTTTCTCCCCCTTTTTTTTGTGAGCACCTATGGGAGTGAACAAAAAGTAATAAACATCAACAAATGTTTAATAAAAAGCTTAATAAAACTCTTCAGAATAAGTGAAATTAAGTTTTTCAAGCTTTTTAAAAATGTATAGTAATATTATAAAAATGGTAGTACATACTTGTACAAAATGTAATAAGGTGTTTGATAAGAGATCTAATTATGAAACTCATATCAACCGAAAATTTCCATGTGGATTGCCCTTATCGGAAGCTTTAATAATTCCTCCCAAAATCACTGAGACCCTCCCAAAAATTTTAATAGCCTATAAAAGCAATGAGGAGACATACAAATGCAATTATTGTACAATGTCTTTTTCAAGAAAAGATAACTTATCAAGACACTTAAAAAATATTTGTAAGATCAAAAAAGCTGATGAGGCTTCAAAGGAAGATATATTTAAAAAATTATTAGAAGGATATGAATTACTCAAAAAAGAAAATCAAGAAATGAAGAAAAAGATAACTGTGCTTGAAACTAAATCGACCACTACTACTAACAATATTGAAAAGCAGCAAATCAATAACACAACAATCGACAAACAGCAAATTAACAATAATATTAAACTAATCGCTTTTGGTAAAGAAGACTTAAGCTACATCACTGATAGTGTCAGTAAGGAAATTCTCAAGAAAGGTTATCAAACACTTCCATATTTGATTGAATATGCGCATTTTAATGAAGAAAAACCAGAGTATCATAACATATACAAACCAAATATTAAGAGCGACAAAGTTATGGCATATGACGGAGATAATTGGAATTTACACTTTGAGGAAGATATAATGGATAAATTAAAAGGATGGGGATGCCAATATATTGATGAAAAATTTAAGGATCTTGTTGATAAAAAATTAATTAATGAAGCGGCTATTAAAAAACTCAAAAGATTTATCGAAAATAGAGACGATGAACCTCAGAAAACTATATTAGATAACGATATTAAATTAATTTTATACAATAAAAGGAACATTGTTAAAGCAACTAAAGAAAAAATAAGGAAAGCTAAGTTATTAAACTAAGCTATTAAACTAAGTCAGTCAACCAACCTATCATGATTTTGCAAAAATATATGTTACATTTGGTAAAATAATCGTATTGGTCATTATGTTATTCCATAGTAAAAATCACTACATGACATTTACTATGGCTAGATCATCAATTAATAAAAAATTCCCGCATAATTCAAAGGATTTACAAAGTGATAAATAAAATAATGGTTTCGTTAAGTTGCAATGGTTCTTTATTTTGTTTTCATTTTGTTATTATATTTGAATAGAATCACTTAATAAATGTAACCCAAATCATAGCGGCCTGAATCTGTAGGTAATAATTATACTAATTCATTGCCAGCTGAATCACATAAAATATAGTCGTTATATGCCTCAAGTACCTTATAAGAATCTGTAATATATTGTTTAGTTTTAATATTTCGCAATACAGCAGTTGGTTGTTTCGTTATACCACGAACTGTTGCAAGTGTTGTTGTTTTACTAATATACACCATATGACCGTATATATACAATTTTCCCATTTTAGTTAATATAATACTTAATTTCATTATAATATTAACTTAACAAATAATAATTTCAAATTTTATAAAATTCACGCCCCACAAAATGGTTTCATAGCTTAAATTTCATATAATAGTAAAGAATTATCTGCTGGTGATTATTTGGCTACTCGCTATGGCTTGCTTTTTGTGGAATAAATTAATCGAAAACTCTGACATCATATCTGCGTCTTCAAGTGCATGGTTTAGAATATGAGAATTGGTTCAGAACTTGCAGGAGATGCCATTAGTTTCCACAACATCTCATGCCTCTTGTATGCTTCCTCTTTTTTGCCTCGCTTAATATGAGCTTCATATGCTGTCTCAAAACTGTAATACTCAAAGCACCAACACGGGGAAAAATCTCCGTTTCTCATGTTCAAATCAGCTAGTTGAAAAACATAGTCTCCGTCTTTTTTATAGCGCTTGTCGCATAGCCTATCCTCTGTTTCGCTGTAAGTCACGTTTAGCCAAGCATCGCTTTCTTTTATTTTTTGATGTAATGTATACCCATATAGGATACTTTTAGTTGTCTCTATTTTGACATATTTTTCTTCAGTAACTCCAAAGTAAATTCCAGATTCCGTTTGAATCAATACTCGCACTTTCTTGAAAAGTTGTCTGTCGCCAAACCATAATTGCCTTTCGTCATCAAAGTCAATCATACCAAATGTCTTTTGTACGGCCTTCCTTTGCAGGAATTTCAGATTCGTCGGAAGCTTAAATCGTGCAGTCTTAATGTCTGACATGGCGAGAATGTTAAAGCAATAGATTCCACTAATAGGATGTATACTAATATTCCAGATTTATGGATACTATAAATGAATAATTATTCAATTTTTAAATATTCTATTTTGTTTCTTATTGCAATTTCATTTCTAAATCCGATAAAACTTTATGCCAATCGAAATATTGCATTTTCCAATCGCTTTTATCAATTTGACCACATAAATACTTTTGTAAGTTAATTATCATGAAGTTGTTATTAACTATATTTCTTGCATCACTGTTTGGTGTGTCAATAAGCGATATTAATTTATATTTGCATTCGGGATTTATTTCCATAATAATTTTATTAAATAATTCGAATTCTTCTGTTGTTACTTTTCCTAAACGAATAAAAAAAATGTCATTATTATTATTTTTTATCTCATCCAATATTCTTTCTCGACGATGTTTATATTTTTCTAAAAACTTAATTAAAATATTTTCATCATATTCATTGGGAACATCATGCACGCTTAGACAGTTTAAAAATGATGTAAATTCTACTTTTGAATTGGATGGAGAACCCTCATAAGGAATTACATTAATACTATTTAAGTTCAAAATATCATCAAGGTTTTTCGAACTTAATATTTTACAGACACTCTTAAAATCATAACTTTTAATTCGATCAAAAAAATATGTTGCCTGGCCATTTTTTTCTTTCAAAAACACATCAATATTAAATTTTACGGCACATGTGTTCCCTAATGATATAAATTTAATTTGTCCCATTATAATTACAATATATTAAATATAATCAAGGGTTGGAAAAATAATATTCTCTTTAGTAATATCATTTTAGTTATGAGTAAAATTTGTATTATCTTGTATAAAATAATACATTTTAGTAATGGATTTAGCACAAGTGCTTGAAATAATGGTTCCATTTGGATAGAGTAAATGGCGGCGCATATGTAAGCATGTGATTATTGAAACTGGACTTTTCTTTCAACACAATATGTTGATTCGTCAAATGGTATATTGAGACGCTAAGTAAATTTTGTATTGTTTTTAACAGTTACAGCCTTTTATTTATATATAATTTTTAGCACAATTTTTATATAAATCACCCATAACAAAATAGTTTCTTCGATTAAAATAAATAAAATCATGTCAGTTCACTGATAGACCAAATAAAAAAATATTGCTACACACCAGCTATCATCCATCAGCCATGTTAGTTACGCAGCGTTCTCCAGTAGCTTGAACGCTTCGTATCTTTTTCGCCATAGCTTATCCACAACGCTGTCACCCTTGCGATTGTAGTCTTCGTAAGATGTTTCTTTGTTGATAGATGCTTCTGGGAAGCTCGCCATATACATCGCCTTTTCTCGCCTAGGCATATCCTTCCAATACTCATCGTACATCGTCTTCAGCTTTTCTTCGTCGCTTTCTCCTTGTGCATGCTCCTGCTTCCATGCAGTGTACGCAGATAGGTTCTCTTCATCAGACAGTTTCTTTCTGTACGCGCGACGCTCATCGTGTGTCATCTGATAGTACCCGATACGCTTTTTTTCCTTATCTTCCCGGTCTGACATCTCCTTGTATCGTAGGTTCTTGACAGCAGAGTATACATCCCACTCTGTCTTGGGTTGCTGTGATCTCCAGTGCTGAAGTGGGAAAGCAGAGATCCTCACTCTCTCTGCCCACCACACAGCGTTGTCGCGCTCCATGTTATCCATCGTTGGTGGTCTCAGACGCATATAGTCGTTCACGAGTTCCATGTATGCATCTTCGGTGGATGCCTCTCGAAGCTTGTCTAGCTGCTCTGCGCTCATAGACGTCTCCAGTTTCAGGTCCTCCGCGATGAGCTTCTTGATCTCTTCAAGTCTAGGGTTTTTAGAAGGGATAGACATGGTGGGTTTGGTTGAGAAAGCGTTGATCAGTAGTAGTTGTATGCTAGAAAGGTCAAATTTTAAGGAGATGTCAGGCAACTATAAATTCAATTTTAATATATATTAAAATCCTCTGCCAAGGATAGAAAAAATCCGCGCATAATTCAAATTAAATTGCAAAGTGATAAATACAAAATGGTTCTATTGAATATAATGGTTCTTTATTTGATTCCACTTTGTAATTATATTTGAATTGAGCCACCTATTAATATAACCCATATGAGCAACGATGATATGGCTAAATATATTACATCGTGGGTCAATCGGCGAAATCGTTTTATATTATTCGGGACAACCATTAACTCGAGCATATTTTAAACATTCTAAATGACCTCCTTCTACAGCATACGCGCAAGTAAGTCCATTCCACGGACAGCCATTTTCATGCGCATATTTTAAACATTCTATATTGCCTCCTACTGCTGCATACGCGCAAGTAAGTTTATCCCACTGACAACCATTTTCATGCGCATATTTTAAACATTCTAAGTGACCATATCCAGCTGCATATTGGCATGTAACTTCATCCCATTTATAGCCATTTTCGTGTGCATATTTTAATAGTCGCAAATTTCCATATTTCGCAATTTCTGCAGTATTCAATTTATATGCACCGCGAAATCTCACATTTAGCTTAACTCGATGTATTGATCTTTTATAGTGACGTTCTAATTCATTTTTTAATATATAATCCACATACTCGTTAACCTTATATTCGTTATTATTTGAATTACATGCAACAAAATATTTATTAAATAATTTTTTACTTCCACCAATCAACCACACTAATTCATCAACAGCTTCTTTAGTTGACAATTCTAAATACTCGAGAATAGATATTATCCGAAATAATTTATTTTCGCCTAAACCTTCAAACTTAAAATTATTAGTAAGTATCATCTCAAGAAATTGCTTATGTTCTGTGCTTACAGTTTTTCCAATTGTAAAATCCGATAAATATGGTATACGTTTTTTTGGCCTATTGGTTACATTAATGTTCATTATCGAATATTACAATATAATAAATAAAATAAGTGTTGATAATAAATTATTCAACTTTATAAACTCATCAAATAGAATATCGTAATACTACAAGTAAATTCATGTTACTAAAAATTGATTATAAATTTATTATAATATAATTTTATCTATTCAAATAGTACTATCATGCCAGAAAATACAATTACACTATCTAGAGGGAGAAATAAACACGGGCATCGATCAATCACTGAAAGAAAACGACGCTTTAGATGTCCATCAGTGCCACGAGGTAAAAAAATAAAAATTGGAAATATACAAACTAGTTCAAACATTGGTCGTTGTCTTCCATGTAAGTGCAATATGGCCCCATCTCTTGGCGCGAGGATTGATGATAAAAATTCCGTTAAAAATTATTTGACAAAATGTGCAAAATCCAATTACAATACCAATGAATTATAAGACACATTGTTTTACTTCATGTTATCAAATAAATTCCGTAAATTTCGTATTACGATCAGTTCAATTGAGTGCATAAGTTTCAAAATTTGAATCGTAAATGGAATAGAAACAAATAAATTAATGGATAATACAGAAGTAAATAGCTACATTACCAAAAAGATCGAGCAATGCAAAAAAATACGATGTAACAGATTTTGGTTTAGCAGGCGACATGGACGTTGATTTTATTATGTCACTGCTTAATGAACAAAAATATAAATGCTATGCGTCGCCCTCTTGTATGCTAAAAATTTCGCGCATGACAGAAGCGAATGTACTTGATTTTACCATAATATGATTCCTGTAATTATTATGGTTTCTTCAAGTGATTCTCTTTCTGCTTATTTTTTATTGGTAACCCGACGCGATGGACCGATACTTAAAAATGTATTATTTTGTACAAGCAAACGTGCGGGTCTAGAAACCTTTAGGTTTCCTAATAAAATAATATATTTTTAAGTAACTGTTGATAAATCTGTCATATGTTGATTTTGATCCTAATTTTGTCTTTCCTCATACCAATCTCGCAAATTTTGCCATAAATCGACCAGGTCTCTAGGATTATCTCGATAAAAATCACTATCATTTGCACCTTCGCTTTCTCCATCTGGCATGATTAAAGAAATCCAAAAATCTTTTTGCGTTGCAAATGTCGGACATATTTCAATATCAAGACTTCCCATTTCAGTATAGGCAGCATTAATAATATCTTGTGGGCCTCGCACGATTAGCACAGGCTTCGAGAGGGTACTGACAGATGTTACAACTTTCAAATCATTTGGCGTATCATCATCCTCAAATTCCACATTAATAGCCATACCTTCAGTAATTCCACAATCTGGTTTTTCAATATGTGGATTCACTTTACATTTCGTATATTTGTTATTTAAATACATATTGAAAAATCCATTCTCGTCTACAGAATCACTAACAATTCCATATGGCATTTTTAAGTATAAAATAATTTGACTGATTTATTTCAAAATATGTAACATAAATTATTTTCCATTTTTAAAAAATGGAATTATTTAACGAATGTAAGAGGTTCAAGTTTAGCACAAGCTCTATGAAGTGGGTATGATATTAAATATATTATTTGACTCGTCCATAATTTCTCCTTTACTTAATAATTTCTGTATATAAATCATCAAAACTTTCGCTAATGGTCCAATGTTTATTCCACGACATTTTGAACTGTGAATCAACGATATAATTTTTAAAATATCCTTTTATTTTTCTATTTATTTTTCTACAAATTATGTCATTTGTAAATATTAATTCATTAGATGATCCATTTCCATCTAATGTATATAATTCGTCGTTCTCTACTTTTAATCCTAAAAACAGTGGATCTGAATCATGATTAAAAACATACCAACAATTCATTGTATTAGTTTTGATATCAAATAAACCGACCGTAATATTAAGACCGTCTTTATATTTAATCAATATGAAAGCCTGCATTCCATCTCTGTCATATCGATTTATTCTAATATATTCCTCTGTATAATAACGATCATTCTCAATTAGCGAATAGCATGAATTACTTTCATCAAAATATTTTACTTTGACACTATTGCTAATATTTTCCTTAACAAAATTCATTACACCATTTCCCAAATATTCTAAATATGAATTTTCATCAATTTGTGCTGGAAATTTTCGTGCAGCAGTGTTTTTTAATAATTTTTCGAATATTCTTTCAGATGTTACTCTAGCAAGTTCGCCATTTTGCGTAATGTATATATTATAATCGTAATTTTCTTCCCCATTAAGTGATCCATGTAATGCTATATTAGAAACAATTATATAATTATTTGACACATATCTAATTTTATTTACTTTCAAGGCAATATTATTTTCCATACACAAATCTTCAATTTTGTTTTTAAACCATATTCTTTCTTTTTTATCTATTACAGAATCATCAACTTCACAATTGTCATTGTACACATTTATATTGTTATATTTTTGTATAATTTCATTCAACATGATATTATTAAAACTAATTAACTTTAATAATTACTTGGTATTTTATAAAAAAATCAATTTTATGAGTTTTTACAAATAAATTAATTAGTTAATAAAATTCGCGCATAGTAATATGATTCCATCAAGTAATTATCTTTCTGTTATCACTATTTTGTCAAAAAAGATTGATAATTAAAATACAATACAATTAATAAAATACTTGAATTGCTACAAATATTAATGCAAACATGTTATTGCACCAAACTATCCAGCAGTAAACCATGTGAATGGCTAGAGGCGAAAACATTTGAAGACCTATGCAGTATAGCTGTCAAAAATATGCACCGTATTAATCCGTGTTTTCCGCAACCAGTATCTAGCAACCTACCTAATCCATACAGAGGTACTAAACGCAAAAATTTCAACAGAAATGTATCTATTCCGTTACTCGATAAGATGAATGATTCAGGATTCATTACATATTCTGTACAAAACGGTACTATTATTGGTGTAGATCATCCATTTAAACAAAACAACAGAAATTTAAATTTAGGAAAATGCAGTAATGGAATAAGACATGTGCAGAAAGCAAGTGTATCCGGTATGATTCACAAAGACGAAATGCACAAGATAATTGACTTTTGTAGCAAAAAATCAGAATACCAGAACTTTACAATTTCTATTCACGATGGATCACTTAAGTATTATTCAATTTCAGATCTAGATAATGAGCTAAATCCTGAAAACAATAATTATTTTGTAATATCATCACCGATCCTACAAGATACTAATCATATAAAATATCCAAACAGTAATTATATTAAACTAATGCATAATTTAGAAAGTGAATTAAATGATGCTACAACTAACCAGAAAATCATAGATACTTATAAAAAAATAGATGATGTTAATGGATGCACATGCAATATCGATCGAATAAATTCCGAATTTTCTGCACAGGAATGCAATAAAAAACATTATATGCGATTGGGTGAACAAACCGTGGAACACATTGGGTATGCAAATCACCATTTTTCATCTTACTTAGTAGCCTATGACTTATGGTCATCGATTAAAGACAGTATTAATGAATCGTTATACAACTCGCAAAAAGATAATATGGTTGGTTTTGCAATATCCGATAGTAACTGGGATAGCAATAATCTATGGAAAATGTTGGGAGAATATTACAATATTTCAACCGAAAGCAAACACGATCAATCCAAATTTTCAATAAAATTAGCATATCAGCTAAACGCTGGTGATATAATTAAACATGATACATGTACATCATTTTATTATAACAATATTTCGGCGACTATTCCGCGTGAAGAGCTTGCGCAATACTACAAACATATGCTAAATATCAATCATAATAAACTATTTAAAGTTATTGATGTAAAGGAACGAGAAGGTGGTGATTATTACGGTGGATACTATACGTGTCACGATCTCATATTAGAAAATTTGGATGATCCAGACGATAAACTAGTTTACTATGATGATGTATACATGGAAACATACAATATATGGAATGTTGGACAACGAGATGAAGGAATATATTGCCATGGAGAAAATTATGTGACAATGAACAGTATAGGAATAGCTACCGTTACTGTTCATTGTCAGTAGATTAATTTTATTTATTATCGATTTGCGGTAAAATAATCTTTGTAATAAAAAAATATCTAGTGTAGTTGACGCAGCTTATCTAAAACAATCGGTATTTGCACAGACAGAATAAGATCCTGTTTTTGCATAAGCTCTTTATTAATTTTGGATTGATGCTCGATCTGAATTTGCTTCTCCCTATTACGCTGCTCCTGTAACGAAATGATACTTCCAGATGCACTAGCGGAAGCAGATGCGGCTATTCCAGCGGCTATTGCTGTTGCAATTTCTTGATCACTGCAAGCATATGACTTTTTCTTTCCTCTCAAGCTTCCATCGGGATTGCATGCAAGCTCAACATCGTACTCTGCAGTAATATCAGAAAGAACCGGAATCAATTGGTCAACATTACTGCTTATCTGCAGTGATCTATTTTGTTTAGCCGCTTTGAGTGCTTGATCATCCTCATTATCAATTTTGCATGAATTATATCTAAAACCATAATCATAATCATGAACCGAATAAATTTTATTCTTAACATCACGTAGATTAGTATAAAGTTGCCGCCGCCTCAATAAGTAGGGGCTTACTGCTGGCAAATCCAGGAGTGGCAGCATTGTACCAAGAACTATCGAAGCAGTGTGCTTGTGAACCATAACTGGCCACTTTCCAGAAATGCACTTAATACATATCTTAAATGGTGTTGTAAAATGCATAGGTCCTGCGCAATCATGACAGGTGTAAACTTTTATGTGGCAAAGTTTTTCGTTATTTATGCAAACTTGTAGTCTTCGATCGATAAATGCTTTATTCAATAGATCATCAATCTTGGGAAATCCCTCGATTTCTAGTAGCGCAACGCCGAAAACACAACACGGCGTGCATAAACGAGGTGAAACTCCAGCCGGACGGCCTTTACTACCGTTATCCTTAAGAGGAGACATACACCCACGACAGTTATCACGATAACTACCGCGCTCTGGCTTCGTCATCTCGTGAACGTAATAATTCTTTATTGGAACCATTTTCCTTATTCCATCAGTAGCGAGCAAGGGAACAGCGTCCGCTTTCATACCAGCATCCTCGAGATGCGATAGGTTATAGACCTCATCGGCATCCATTGCGTCTGTTTTTTCTGGAATCATATGTGAACTCATGGTATTGAAAGAAAAAGACGCCTTAATTATGTAGAAAGATAATATATGCTGAAATTAAAGGAACATGCAGATATTATGTAATATCAATTTTTTATTTGTATACATCTTTTGATTTCATTGTATCGAGTCAAAAATAAATATACAATGAAAAATTGATAATGACTACATTTGAATAAAACATTTATATTATATCAAATACATTAACAACACTATGACAATAAGTGAAGATAGATTAAAAATTTTAACAACCATTGCAAATAAGGTATGGAATCGACTATATCAAGTGAGATATAACGAAATGAGACGAACGATATATGGCGAACGAACTGTCGGTTGGCCGTATCCGCATTCCTATCCATCATATTATCCGGATATGGTCGAAACAACGGTATTACGAGAGCCGTCGGAATGGAATTATTTTTCACAAACATTAATGAAAGGAACTTGCGTCAGAAACAGACCATGTAGAAGAAATGGATGGGAAATTTATGTGTCATATGTCGACAATCATCAATTTAATGATAATGACACATTTGCCAAAAAATGGTATCATTTAGTATCGACGGATGCACTTAAAAAGAATAAATATAATTTAGATAAAGAAAAATTAGTTTCTAGAATACAAAAATGTTCTCCAGCAAATGCTTCAACTGCTGAGGAAAATGTATTATCGCAAAGGATTTCACAAGTTAATGAAATGATACAAGAAATAATTGCGGAAAAAGATAAACATAATTTAGAAAAATTACAATCTTTCGAACTTTTGGACAATGGCCAATTTTGGTTGATTTGGGAAGGAGATACGAGAAAAAAACCCACAACAAAATGTGGATGTTGGTGGTAATTAATGTTTTTTTTATCTAGAGTCAAAAAATTCGCGCCCCACAAAATGGCTTCATACTTTTATACATCATATGAGCCGTTACTTGCCGTTAAATATCTCCCATATATAGAACTATTATGTATAATTATTTCAATGGATAATAAAGAAAAACAACAGACTTGTGCATGCATTGAAAAACGTGGGCCACGTGGATATCATGGCAGAGATGGTAAAGATGGCAGAGATGGTAAAAATGGCAGAGATGGTAAAAATGGATTAAGTGCAGACAGCCCTGAAATTACTGATTTAAAAAATGCGTGCAGCACTCTTACTACTGAAATTATGAATTTGAAAAATGCACATGAAAATATTGAAGATAGTATTCAGCGAATGGAACCGCATGTTGCCCAAAATTCTTCTGTTATCGGCCAAATGGCCCCTATTATTCCTGAAATGGCATCAGAAATTTTAACCATGAAGAGTCAGATCTCCGGAATCCACGAAGCTTTCTCATTAGTAGGTGCATTGGTTACAAGGATATCTCGGTTGGAAAGTATCATAGATAACATGAATTAAAATTTAATATATAATTCCAAATTAATATCGGCATTATTGGGTGATTGATTGTGAATTTATCGGGAAGTTTTTTGCCTATCTAATCCAATTTCTAGGATTTTTGAAGGAGAATTATAAATATTATACTCATTACAAATACCCTGAGGCATATTGAGATATATTTAATTTTTCTATTATAAAACTATAGACATGACTTTTAATATTTAGTCCAATATGGATCCTAGAAGATATTCCCTATCCAATTTAATCTCAGAACTTGATATCTGTCCATTTAGTTGTTAATTATAATAGATAGGTGTCATTATGCGGTCGATTGCGACGATAACAAAATAATAATTTGTCAAATAGATTCTTAAAGTGATTCAAGTCCTGTAGGAAACTTTAGGTTCTGACATGTGACGCTTTGTGGTTTCATTTGATGAATTATTATTTTGTTTTATTTGTTATTGGCAGTAAATTAATAATTTAGATTTACTGATTTTCAATTTTTCATAAATTAAAACTGTAATTATAATTTACAATACTGATTATAATTTCAATTCGCAATGGATACATGACGCCAAGTCATAACACACATTATTAACTAAACAATCCTCGCAAAAATATTTGCCTGTATAACTAACACCTCTTTCTTCCATTTTTTCGGTTTTATTATTGCAATCATATTGTCTGTTTGGATTGCAAAAAGCTATATGATTGCATTCATCTTTACTTTCATAACTCTTAATCTCACCTTTCAAATAAGCTGTACTTTTACTAAATGTAGAATCACTGGTTAGTGGATCATCATACGAGTATCCACTGCAATAATCGCCAAGCAATTCTTCACTAAATTTTGATTTAGATAACAAATTATATATTTTAATTCGCTTTTCTCTTTCAAGTGTTTCTTTAATATCGGGACATTGGCATGGATTACTACCATAGTTTTCTTTATAATAGCAATTTCTACAATAGTAAAGTCCAGTCATCACTGCTTTGTTTTCATATTTAAAATCATCATTTGGTTCTATGATATGTAACTTATTATTTTGAATAATCGCTGCTTTGATATATGGATATTTGTCTTCAAAATCTCGATAAGCAGTACCCCCTTGCCAAAAATGTTTATGATTTAAATTATTGCATTCTTGACATTCAATATGATCTGAAAATTCATAATTGTCAGTATTAGGCATAATACCTTTACTGATAAATTTTTCAAGTCGTTTCTTAATTTCCAATATTTTTCTTTGTTTTTCGGCTTCAATTGCTTTTTCTTGTCTTATTTTTAATTCTAAAGCTTGCCTTTCTTGCATTGCCTTGTATTCTAATAAAGATTTTTCCGCTGCTTCTTGTTGTGCCTTTTCCAGTCGCATGTAATTGTTAATTTGCATAGCAGAGGGATGTATAGTGTTAGCTTTATCGATCACTGAACATTTACATCTCATATATTTGCACCATTGAATACATATTTTATGACCAAAACCACATTTTCCTTGTTTAAAAAATCTACATGTAGTACCATTTTTGCAAATCTTTATTGCTGAATTTCTTTCAATAAAATATTTCGGAACTGGATTGGGAATTGGATAGTCGTGGTTAATATCCTTTCTAATACATGAACAATCTAATCTTAAATAATAGTTTATACATTGTCCGCTATTTAAAATATGCTCAGGTATAATTGCTGGATTGATTTGTTCCGCCATTTTATTGGATGATATGTATGTATATTCTCAATGCCATCATGCATATGTAAAATTCAATTTTTATGAAATATAAATAAATTAATTATGGTTCATAATGAACATATTAAACCATGGGTGTTGAGTTTCTGGTAATTGTTTCCCAGTAAATGTATTTATTATTTGTGATAAAACAGAATCACTTTGTTCATCCACAGATTCATATGCTGAAGGTATTTTATTTTCTGCTAAATGTTTTCCTAATTGATTTTCACCAGCAGGTACCATATGCGGATTTATTAGTGCTAAAACTGTACGCAAAATTAGTGAATGATTAATTCCCGGCAGGACCTTTTTAGATCCATGTACATTTTCACTTTCGCTATTGTAATCGGAACCTCCACCATAACATCCCGCGCCTACTGTTAATTGTAAGTAGTGTTTCGGTGGATCAGAATCATAGTAACTATACGAGTTGAGTTTTTCAATGGATGTTTTAATTGTATCGGATGGACTTGATAATATTATTTTGCCTCCCCATGTAATACTTTCCGAACAATCTCCAACTGAAAATTCGTGACTTGTTTCAATAGATGTCCATATTTCAGGATTAAATTCGGTTTCATGAATTCTAAAAATTCTTCTTGTTGTAGGCAAGCTATAAGCTGAATTATTATGACTGTAACCTCCTCCATAGCCACTCAAGTCTTCTTTTAAATAATTATCATGTCCCTTATTTATCCATTTCTTTACAGATTTTGAATCAGATTCAGGTTTTTCAATATAATTGCCATTATCATCATAATTATCACTATCATAGTCATTATTATAGTCATTACCAGACTCATCATCAGAATCTCCTATTTCTTCAATACGTGACATAATTACTTTAGCGATAGGTAACTCATTTTCGGTAAAATAATTCGGTATTTTAATATTATCTACGTCAAGGGGTTCAACCTGCCAATTATCCTTTTCATATTTAGAAATAATTTTCGCAGCAATATTCCATAACGGCTTGGGACATTTCCTAATAAGAGGCCAATTATCTACAGCTGCTTTTCTGAACCAACCTTTTGTAATGGTAGTGCATATACGTATAATTGCATACGTATATGCCTTTTGTTCATCTTTAATGTATTCAGGTAATATGTACCTTTCCAGTGCTAACACCATACCTTCTTCCATGATATCTTGTAATTGTTCTTCTTTAGTTAATTTATCCCACAAACTTTTCAAGCATTTGGCTAGTTCGTGGTCTTCTTTTAGTTTCATATAAAGCGGATGTTCATTAAATTTAACCAATTCATGAATATCATCGTGCTTAATCATTTTTGGTACAAGTAAATTGCCTTCAGTTTCTAAAAAGGCGTCATTAGACATGTTTAAATTAACTTTTTCACCAGGTACGCCTTTAATTCGCTCTATTTCTTTTCGACGATTTAAAATAACATTGTTAAGCTCGCCGGATCTATTTGGTATGACAGATTCCATATATTGATTCAAAATATAGTTGTCATCATCAGTGCTCAGTACTTTGTTAGAATCTCCATTAGTTTTCGTTAAATAACGACGCAGCGTATGCAAATCTTCAATGTGTTTACTAAAGTTATGCGAGTAATAAATGTGACTAGTTTTAATAGCTTCTAGTGATGATGGATTTGCCACGTTTATAGTTACATTTCTCGTAGTCATTTGGATAGTTTTATTTGCTGTTTGACTAGCTATCCAATGTGCTGATTGATCAGTTGATGTTGCAATTTCAATATCGTAATTTCCATCTTTCACTTGTATATGTAATTTATATCTACACTCTTCCTTTCCGTCAATTAATACATGTAACACAGTTAATTTAGAACCAAAATATGTTCCGTTATAATTAGGAGTATAACTATTATAACTATTCCAATAATTATAACTCCCATAACCACTCCCGTAGTTGCCATTAGAATATCTTTCAGACTGCGGTGGTATCAATGCAATTGCACCGTCAATGTCAGTAATTAAGTCATAATCCTTTTTGGTCCAACTTGAAACACTAAATTCGCTGTTTCTATATTTCGGATAATACTCGCGAAAAGCTCTCGATCCGATTAAACATGGAGTAAAGGCTTTAGGATATTTATCTGATTTTTGTCCGGTAACCTTTGCTTGTTCCAATATTTGCTTAATAGTAGTATCTGAATCATGTACCTCATACTTGCAAATGTATATGGGCTTCTCCTGAGGGTTATTCGCTTGATACATTTTAGAAACTAGTTAATTAGAAAGATAATATAATTTGCATAATCAAAAAAATCATATTTCAATTTTTTGAAACTGTATATGTTTAATTTATATTATTAGGACGAGTTACTAAATAAAATACGCGCCCACAAAAACGACTTCATAGTTTGAATTACATATAATGGTTAAGAATTAGATATGGGTTATTATTTGGCTTCTTACTATTGTTTTATGGTTTTGTGATAAATTAAATAAATTCCATAAATTGCTGTGTACCGATAAAATTTATAACTTCATCTAATTTTAATAATTCATCAACTCGTTTTTTAGCAATTTCGCTAGTCAATTGCACTAAAATGCAATATTCTTCTACACCATTTTTTATAAATTTTGTAAACAATTTCAAACCACAAGTGTCATTATTATTAATAGACATCAGATAGTATTTTTTAGCTTCATCAATTTCGTTTTGTTCACTAAGTAATATAGCATAGTTACATATGGTATAAAGTGCACCTTTGTCAATGGCCATTTGGTAATATTTTTTAGCTTCTTCAATTTCTTTTAGATTTATTAATAAGGCGGCATATTTATTCATAGCATAAGTATTTTCTTTGTCAATAGCCATTAAATAATACTTTCTGGCTAGATCTATCTGATTACTTCTTTTAAGTAAATTGGCATACTTGGCCATGGCAGTGTCATCATCTTTATCGATAGCTATTAAATAATATTTTTTTGTATTTAATTTATCACCCGATATTTCAAATTTAATAGCGGCCCATCTGTATAATACGTTTTCTAAATACTCTTCATTGATTATGTTATTTATCAAAATATCGTATATCGAGTTAACAATACTATCACTATAATTTTCGTCAACTGTATGTCGTCCGTCTAATCGTAAAAAGTTAGAGATTTCTGTTAATTTTGTATTGGCCATTGATTTTATTTATCCATATTGTGTTAATTATATGGCCAAAATTTAACATATTCAATTTTATAATGTAAAATAAATTTGCGCATATCAAGATGGTTCACATCAAGTAATTATAATAATATGGTACTGTAAATATTATGACTTCACTTGATTTTGTCCATCTTGCTTATTTATTTATGATGGATTTAATCTCAATAATCAGCTGAATGACCAGTATTGTTATATATGATTGTTAATCGAATATGTAATATGGGCAGTTCAGTGCAAAGTAGACCAAAAATCTAAAGATTCCCTTATAAAATTTGAATATTTCTTATCTAAATATCTTTTTATTAATTCAATTTCGTCATCATATAGCGTGAATGGGATACGAATTCGGCAAAATCCGAATTTACCATATATTCCTTAAGCCAATTATACTTTTGTATCATCACCAATTGATTGAATTAATAAAAAAATTCGTCCATAGTTCAATCATACACTTTACTATATCATTTTTCATTTTATTATTATACTTGAATGATGTTGTTTACCCAAATGTACAGTCGCTTCATGCTATAAATTAATTAGTCATCGATTGATTCATTTGTTGACATTACAACTTGCCTATTCTATAATTTTTATCATGAAGATCTTGTAGTTGGCTTTTAAGGTATGATATAGGTAATCCAAGTTGATCGATAGACACTCTGTATTTTTCAGGCCAAGAAGTTGGATCATCTATCCAAGCACGTTTGATCCATTTATGTGTAGGCAAAATTTCTCTGTTTAGCAATTTCCAAAATTCTACACGCAAGGGGCGATGTTTGGCTATTAGACCTGGTCGATCAGCATCATTGGCTGCTTCGATCAGCTTCATAGGAATATTGAAAGGATAGTTAATCCAATGCCATGCACCATACTCGCGAATATGGACTATAAACCGCTCAGCAAGCCCTTCTGTAAAGACCCTGTCGCGTATCGGATAGTAGAAGTTGCAGTATTTGAAGTCATAGTTATCTTTAATCCAATTAGCAATCGCATTGTCATCGCGACAGAAAGCGTCAACATAGATTTCACACTGTGCAGTATCATAATCCATATTACCTAGGGAATGTATATACTTCAACATATGCAGGTGACCAAATTTACCCATCTCTTCATGCCACAAACGCGACCAGTTGCAACCCCATCGACGAGTCAACTTGTGTTTATTTGGATTAAATTCCCATTTGCGTTCCTCATACTCCTTGCGTCGTTGTTCAATTTCCTCGGGCGTCGAAGTCATATACCATTGTAGCGCCTCTAGATGACCGCCCTTACATACACCCATTATTAGCCAAAACCGTATATAATACATGATTTGGTGATGTACCTTTGTAGCCTTTCCTAGAGCAATACATAACTTCTGGAACACAGGTAACATTCCGCCCAACTCTGCTCCGAGTCGATATGCTGTTTCACTGCGGGCCATTTCAGCAGGAACCCGTTGGTTAGGAAATACATGATCATTGTTGTCTAATCTTTTTATTTCCCAGAATCCCTCCTTGCATTCATCAGCAATAATGTTTACCAACGCATCTTCTGAAAGTTTTCCAGCGAGGATACGTTACTCATCTTCAGACAATAAGCTTAAATGATAGTAGGTTCTTCTTAATTTATGATAAAATTAATGGCTAATTCAGTTCATTAAGTGTTCAATTTTTTGGTATAATTGATACAAATAATATATAACATATATTATAAAAATGATTAAAGTAGTTTTTATTACTTGTGATAATAAATATGTTCCAAAGGCAATTGTAGCATTAGAGCAATTTTTTAGTTATAATAAAGATTTTAAAAAAGTTATTATTGGAACTGTATTTAATCACGAAATGAAAACATTGTGTGATATATATAATATTAAATTAATTGAAATTGACTTATCAGATGATTTTAAAAATTTGGCTAAAAGACCATATGGCAAAACCTATCCAATTGAATGTTTTTATCATTTTTATGCATATAAAATATTACCCGATTCCGAATACATTGTAGAAATAGAACCGGATATTTATACAAATAAAAAAATCGATGTAGACTATGATTCTATACCATATATAGCTGGAAGTTATACAAAAGGTAATTTGATTAGTACATTTAAGGCAATTATGAATGATTATATTAAAATTAAACAGGTGTATGGAGATGGAGATATCAATCAACCGCGTATTTGTGGAGGAGTCAAAGTTTATAATGTGAATGGATTAAAAAGTATAAATTTTTATGAAAAAATTGTTGAGTACTACAATAAAAGTTGGGAAATGAATGCTCCGAGATGTGGAGATGATAGTTTAATGGTTATGTATCAATTGTTGAATCCAACACATGTGAAATTATTAGAGCCAGAATTTCATGTAATATATTATAAACAAATAACAAATTATAAAAATATTACTTTTTTACATTTTGGTGGACCTACTGAAAAGTATTGGAAAATACAAGATAAAACGAAATTAGAAGATGTTATTCGATATTTTTATGATAATATGATTGAATTTATATATAATAACTTTACGATTGATTTCATTCAACAATATTTGCCAGAAATTTATAAAGTTTAATTATTACCAATTTTACTTTGCATATCATTAATAACAAGCTTCATATCTTCAATAATCTTTTGTTGTTCTTGAACTGCTTTTATTAATGGTATCACAAATTCAGTGTATGCCAATGTATAGTATCCATTTGGTCCTTGTGGTTTGGATATTGCACTAAAATCATATCCAACTTCATTAGCTGATTGCTCTACTTCTTGAGCTATTAAACCCGATTTGACAATGTTGTTGTTTGCGGCGTTGTTCTCTAATGGTGGTAAATTCATTATCTTTCTCATATTTTCATCATCCATATTATAAGTAACTGGTCTGAGTTTTCTAATAAAATCTAATCCTGGTACGTTTTCAGTTATATTTTTCTTGAATCGTGCGTCAGATGGAGCACTGAGAGGAGCATTACATTCGAGTTTATTAACTTGTAAATTCCCAAGTCTGATTTTATTACTTGCGTCAACTTTTGCACCACTCCCAATAGCAGTTGCATTAGTCAAACCATCTATTGAAACATCCGACCCGTTACCGATGCATGTATTATTGGAACCTGTTTTATTAAAGGCTAGTGCAGTTGAGCCATTAGCCGTATTGAAAGAGCCAGTTGTATTACCAACTAATGCAAGAAATCCAGTTGCAGAATTATTGCTTCCGGTTGTATTAGTATTTAATGCTAGGTGCCCATTTGCCATATTATTTTCACCAGTTGTATTACCCAAAAGAGCACTTGATCCAACTGCTGTGTTAGCCGATCCCGTATTATTATATAGTGACGCTATACCAACCGCTGTATTATTGGTTCCTGTTATATTTGAATATAATGCGCCATATCCATTGGCGGTATTTCGTGTTCCAGTTGTATTTGAATATAATGAATTGCCCCCACTTGAAGTATTAGTTGATCCTGTCGTATTTGAAAATAATGCATTACCCCCATTTGCAGAGTTAAATGATCCTGTTGTATTTTGCAATAATGCACCACATCCATTTGCTGTATTGGATTCACCGGTTGTATTTGATAATAATGCTTGGCCGCCAATTGCTGTATTAGTATTACCTGTTGTATTTTCCTGTAATGTACCATTACCTACTGCTACATTATTATTCCCATCCCCATTGGCACCATCGAACATATTATTTTTACCGGAATTCGCACCAATAAAAACACATCCGTTCGTATTTGAAATTTCAATTTGGCCCTTAGATGTAATACGTACTTTCTCAGAATTATTTGTCCTAATACACAATGGATTATCGTCAACTGTTCCAATAAATTGACTATATTGATTAGTATCGCTATTTCCACCAAGATTCCAAGCAGGTTCAGCAAGGCCACCATCAATACCGGCATCACCCTTATCACCCTTATCACCCTTATCACCCTTATCACCCTTATCACCATTATCACCCTTATCACCATTATCACCCTTATCACCCTTATCACCCTTATCACCATTTGTCCCATCTCTACCATTTGTTCCATTTTTACCGTTTTTACCATTCATTCCATGGTATCCACGTGGCCCGCGATGACAGTTACCACATTTTGTATCGCATTCTAATTTTTTTGACATATATGATTTATGTATATACTATTAAAATAACGATGGGGGAGGCTTCCCCTAATAAAATTTAAATATTCTCACCTAACTAAATATCATTTTACTAATTTATTTGTGACATAATTATACATTAATGAACTGCGAATTTAAGGCTGTATATTAATTCAGAATCTTATGATTATTGTATCATTGTATTGATAACAATTACGGGAAATCTCAAGCTCCAAAACTATTAAAGTACAGTCTGGTACATGTTCTATAACTTTTATTATGATATCCATCTAGTTAATTACCAAAATTATTATTGTAATTTTGAGCATGTCTCTCCAGTCAGTTAATTATATTATATATCGTATTTATAATGGGAGAAATTAAATTTATATCATTAGGAAGCAGATGTGGTGTTAAATTTAATATTGCTATTTTTTTAAGAAATGGTAATGGTCAACCGACCTATTTTTTTGATTGGCTACGAAGTGATAATTTCGAAAATGTTTGCAAAATATTAAGTTCAAAAAACATTGAAGATATCTTAAATTTAAATAACATTAATGTAATTCCATATGAGGGAGCTCCTTTACATTCTAAAGTAGAATTTACTTCATTATTAAATTGTGCAAGTAGACATGATGTACCGAATGAGTATAATGAAAATATTTTAATCGACTTTTTAGAAAAATACAAACGACGTCATAAAAGAGTAATTGATGAAATAAATAATAATAATAATAATATATATTTTCTCCGTCTAGGAAAAGTAACAATTGAAGAATTCGAATTATTTAATAAAATTATTATGGAAATAAATCCCGAATGCAAATATAAATTAATTTCACTAATCGATACGCCAAACGATGATGCAAGTAACATAATTAATGATAACTTTAGAATAATTAATCTCCAAAAGTATTCATGTAAAAAATTCGATGCAGAATGGAAATTATTGCATTTCGATTGGTATAAAATTTTGTCGAATTTAGAAGCACATTGGTAAAGTGTTGATGATTGGCTAATAACAGCCTACATAGTTCCAGATGAATGGGATTTTAGTTGAGATAGTAATGGATTGATTAATTTTATTTATATGATTGTCAGTCAAATTCGATAAATAAAATATTTTGCCAAAGGAATATGATCTTTAGTCAAACTGATTAATTTGACTAAATAGTTCAATAATATCTTTTTTGCAAGCTTTTGACGAATCGAAAATCATTTCGTGGTTATCAAATTTTATTTTACGATTATTATCCTCAAGTTCAGTACAAAATAGACCCCTTAATTTAGGACCAGCCATGTTAGCACTATATCCCACACAAATTGGTAAGATTTCTAGAAGATTTCCCATTCCACTTTTTCGGTAAATTTGAAATAAATCATGCCCAACTGTATCAATATTTGATGTTGATGCAAGTTTAATTACTTCTCCTCTTTGATATTTGAGTAAAGCAGCATATACAACACTTTTATTAATATATTTCTCATATTTTTCATTTTCAAATGGTTCAATAACTTTATTATATATTCTTGGTCTACCCACAGACTTTTTTTGTCCACTTCCACATTTATAAACCTTTACCCGATGCCCTGAGTCGTCTGATGATTTTCCTTTAACCCTTACAATTTCAGATAAGTTGTCAAAATCACCCGAACAATCGCTTTCATGATCGTCATCTTCAGTTTCTTCACGTTTGCGTTTGTTAATCTTCTCCTTATGTTCTTCAGGTTTGTCAAATTGTTTTTGTTCTTGTTCAATGTTGTCTGAAATTTTGATATGGTTATTCAAAATCATGTCAACTATTTTATCCTTTCCTTCAAAATGTTTTAATATTGCGTACAATTGTCCAACATTATCTACAGCAAATCGTATGCCAGACACTTGGTTATCGGATGTAAAATCGAACGTTGCACTCATTCTAGATTATATGCCTATGAACTGGTTGTTATTGAATGGATAACGAGATAGTTAATTGTAATATTCAACTAATTGCAACATTCAATTTTTCATTACGAAAAATTGAATACCTATATAGCTAAATGGCGGTGTATATTTTTGTTTCAAACATATCAAAGTTCAAAATGAATATTCGTTCAGTAAGGCATTATGACGACGATTCTGACTGTTGCAATAAAAATGGATGGATGATCTTAAGTCTATTATTGGCAGTAGCCGGTATTATATTACTAATATGTGGTTACTTGATATACTTCGCTCCTATTCATAATAAATCTGATAATCAATATGAATCAGTTGAATACTTGATTAACCACATTATTGAACCATATGAATGTCAAACTATGGAACCAATGGATGTAGAATATAATGGTACAATTTCTTGTCCATATGCTATAGAAAACCTCAAAAATATATCAGAATTATATTGCGGTAATGGTTATATGTGTACAGTATCGCACATCCAATGTCAACATGAATATCATCTGTATACTGACAATATTAACAATTTCAAAACATGTTTAACACGATATCCATCACGTATTTCAGGAATTACTGGGGTTACCAGTTATGTTAGTAAAGAATTAACAATTCCTGGTAGTTATGGTAGCAAATATAATATGCACTACGAAGTGTTTTATACTGGAAATCCAACTTTTAAATTTAATACCATATATTCTCCGAAATATAGTGGCTCTAAATCTTCGCGTCGTGTTTACTATTATTTGCAAGATATAGCATATGACTGTCAAACAATCTGTGATACACAATTTAATAACCGCCAATATAAAATAAAAAATGGTATTTGTCATAATTTAAACTACACTCTTGGATTTAGGGATGCAAACAATATTGTTATAACTACTCAAAATTTAATCAGTGCATGTGAAGTTAACGACTATATATGTGTAACTAATTATAATGAAACAGTGTATAGCAATCTTAATAAACAAATATATTATGATGTAACTGATCCACAAAATAGTTTTACATACGAAAAAATACAATTTGGATACAAGTCCGCCATTGCAGCATTTGTTATGGGCGGATTGTTTTGTTTACCAATATGCGTATATTTTTTTAATTTCTTGAAAAAAATGTCGTAAAAATAAGCCTAATAATAAAGTTTAAAAATTAGCATTATACTGTGAATGAACTCATTTTTTTTTATATTTTGTGACCTGCTTTTAATACATAATCAGTGCCAACTAATTCGACTCGTGGATCAAATGCATGCCACAAATATACAACATCTGTGGAAAAATTACCTCCATTTGCCTTTTTCCATTCTAACGGCATAGCAAAATAAAGATCTAACGAATTGTAAGTTGATTCGATAATTGTATGGCGTATTTCACCAGCATTTTTGAAAAGATAACCTTGGTCTTCAATATCTTTATATGGTACCAGAACCATTAATTTATCTCCAGTATCTGGTTTGAATGAAAGCATTGCATTCCTTTCTCCAAGTAATTTAATAAATTTTTCCCTTCTATTTGCATCCATCGTTACACTATTATAATTTTTTATCTAAAAAGCCGATTAAGTTATCAATTTTAGGGTATCTATAGGATATCAATTTTAGGGTATCTATAGGATATCAATTTTAGGGTATCTATAGGATATCAATTTTAGGGTATCTATAGGATATCAATTTTAGGGTATCAATTATAGGATATGTAATAAATTAAACAAATTACTGAACAACTTCCTCTTTTTTAGAATTATATTTGCTGTTGTATTTTTCAATAACTTTATCACATTGTTCTTTAGTTTCTAAATCACATGTCATAATACATCTAAATCCAAAATTAACTTGATCATGATATGGGCTACCAAAATTTTCATTAGACTCTATCATAATAGTATCTCCATATCGATAATAGGATCCATTTCTAAAATCACTATACCTGCACTCGAATAGAGATTTTTTAATATTTAGCGCACTAGCTATTAAATTTCTGGCTCTATCTAATGTATCAACTTTTGGAAAATCTGGATTGTTTTTCCCAAAATAACTAAACCCAAGTACATATTTTTTCGAATATTCTGATGGTTCATCAATAATTTTTACAATATTTCTTATCGGTTTGCTATTATCATGTCGAGATTGTGGTTTCCCATATGTTTTAATATTTTTAAATTCACCAATATAATTCGTCGATTCTTTTTCGGCAGGTTTATATGTTACACATCTTCCACAACCTGTATGGGTTTTGTTTGGTTCCTTAACGCTAACTGAAAGAGGGGGGAAACACGTACTGCAATTTCCGTTCATTATTGTTTATGTTCTAATGACTTATGTTTAATATACAAATTAATATTAATTCATCTTTTTCAAACGTTAAATACAAGTAAATAAAAATTGACTATTTAATATTCATGGCTATTATACCTACACAATATTTACCAACAAATGCAAAACGCTGTCAAGGATTTAATTTTTGACTATAACCTTACTTACTACACGTTTATTAGAAATGATGAAGATTACAATTGTGGCAACACTTTTGAATTTTACAAATTAGAAAATATATGGATGTTTAATAATTTTAACAAGGATGTTGTGGAAATAAAAATACCCGATGGAGTTCCAGTATTTAATATTTCTAAAAAGAAAACATACAGATCATCGTGTGTGTTTCTAGGTAAAAAAATAAAACCACAATCAATTGAATATGCCAATTTACTATTGGATACAAATGGTAATCATGAATACCACAATAATCAACTGGCTCTCCAATCCCTATTTATGATTGGCGGACAGGAAGTTGAAGATAAATTAGTTGAAATATTTGTTTCAGATAAAATTAGCTTTTCTGAATGGACCGACCCAGATGAATCAGAAATATACAAACGTGGATATGTAAAAAGTATAATGGGTAACAAGTATAAACTATATAAATACATATTGGAAAACTATTCTGAATATATTTACGAGACTATGGTTACATGTAAATCGCAAAAACAAACAGAATTTATAATTAATGAATTTATGCCGTTTATAATTAACACAATAAAAAAACCAAACATAGAGAATATTCGTTTAAATTTTAATACAGATAATTTTCTATACGATATTTTTAGCCAGGAACAGGTTTCAAAATTAAAAAATATTTTAATAAAGACTAACAGTGTGGTGTCTGGATCTTATCCATTAAATTATTTGACCGGTAATAATTTTAAGTCTGGTGATGTTGATATATATGTCGACTCAAATAATTCGGATGATCCTATTTGTAAATACATAGAAAGTATCGCTGGTAGTACTTTTGTGCGTCATGATTCATATTGGTATGAGCGTGATAGAATTGTATGTGTGAAAAACATTAATTATAATGATAAAACTATACAAATCATATACCTACAAAATGGTATAGTTCCATCTAATTATATTAATGATAATTTCGATTTTACTTTTTGTAAAGTTATTTACGATGGTGATAAAATATCGACAACTGTAGATGTGGTAGAATTAATGCAACTTACTGGAACCGTTACTGACACAATGTTTTCAGAAAGTACAAGTTTGGATAAAAAATTAGTAGCATTGCAAAGGTCAATTAAATATATGCGACGTGGCTTTACTATTAGTAATCTTAATGAATTTATTTTAAGTATTAGAAGATGATGAGTAAAAAAATCGCCGCTCGTAGAATGGCTTCCCAAAGCTATTACCATTGGTTGGTCCTATAAAACCAATGATTTCACCTTGTGATTCTCATTCTAGTTATTTTTTTTATTGCATTCTAATTATTCTTTTATTGGGCAGCCATCTCTTTAGCGTTATATTTACTATTGTATTTTCCAATAACTTTATCGCATTGTTCTTTCGTTTCTAAATCGCATGTCATGATGCATTTAAATCCATAACTAATTTGATCGTGATATGGATTTCCATAATCATCGTTTGATTCTATCGTAATATTCCCATATTTATAATAATACCCATTTCTAAAATCACTATATCTGCATTCAAATAGTGATTTCTTAATGTTTAAAGCACTAGCTATCAAATTTCTAGCTCTATCTAAAGTATCGACTTCTGGAAAATTCGGATTATCCTTTCCAAAATAACTAAAACCCAATACATATTTGTCTGAATATTGTGACGGATCAGTTATAATTTTTACGACATTTCTCATTCGTTTTTCATATGTTTTAATATTTTTAAATTCGCCAATTGGCTTTGCCTCTTTCTCAATAGGTTTATACGAGTAACATTTTCCGCAACCTGTATGGGTTTTATTTGGCTCTTTAACACTTACTGAAAGTGGTGGAAAACACGTACTGCAATTTCCGTTCATTTCTTTGTATTTATAACTTGTAATTTATACTTTAAACACATATTGATAATAATTCATCTTTTTGATACTATTATTTTTCCATATAAATAAACATAATATAACAAATCATAAAATGGGTGTTCCCTATATAACATTATACCATTTCTTTGGCTTTACAATTAATAAGGAAGACATCAAACAACTATTCAATTTATTAAATACAAATGAAGACGGCAAAGGCAAAAAATACAGTTACCATAAAAACTATTATGGTAGTAGGGAAATTTCGAAAAATATATACGTTTTTAACGCTTGTGGGAAATATTATATTACATTGGGTAAGCCACATGCAACAAACTGTGACAATATTTATGGGGACATCAATGGAACTATTGAACCGACCATTAATTTAGAGGAATTAAAAGGAAAATTTTCTGAAGAAAAACGTAACCTAATAAAATCGATGTTTGTTATTGAAACACTTATATAATTTTGTTTATAAATATAAATTTTGCCCGCTCATAGAATGATTATCGCAAGGCTGTAACTATTGGCTGGTTCGATATTGCCAATGGATTTCGCCTTGTGATTTGCATTCTAGATATTCTTTTATTGGAATCATAAAAGTTATAATATTAAAATAAATAAATAATGTTAACCTACAGAACTTGCTTACGCATTTGTTTGGATTCTGTAAACTGACTTAATTTCCTCCAAGTGTTCCGGAATTACAATTTGGTTAATAGTTTTAAGTTCTTCCTCACTCAAAAGATCCTTATTTCTTTGGATAGACTTTCTGATTATTTCTCTACTTAATTCATTTGTTGCGATACCAAATTGCTCGAGAAATATGTTGATTAGCGTTGTATTTTTAGACGACAATACGTCTGACAGTGCCTGAATTCCTCCCTGTTGGATTCCGGTGTAAACTACATCTAAGCTCCTCAGCGTAGTATTCACTGATAGCATATCAGCTAGATAGCTTGCACCTAGTGATCCAATAAGATTCGGAACTTCTTCAAGATCATTCGTTGACTTTAGAAATCCTATATTCAAAGCCACAAGTGACTTGTTAATTTTAAGTGCATCAGCGATATATTTGGTTCCCTCCATACCAATACCACACGATGCAATCTCAAGTGACTGTAGTTTGCATTCCGGATGACTGAGTAGGTCAGCCAGAAACTGTGCACCAGCATTCTTTAGTCTATTGCAACCAAGTGTCAGCTGTTTGAGGTTTGAACCTAATAACTTTTGCGAAACAACCTCGCAAGTTTTCTCCGTCAATCCATTAGTTGCCAGATACAGATACTCTAATGTTGTATTTGTCATATTGTTCAACAGCATTATTGCACCTTCATCCATCAATCCTGTATTTGTCAGATCCAGAACTTTCAAGTATGTATTATGGTTTAACATATTGACAATTGAAGGAATTCCGATAGCATAGATGGGATTTCTTTTCAACCATAGTTGTCTGACCTGTTTATCGTCGCATAGTGCGTCACAAACTGGTGCAACACCTTCAACTGTTAAATTATTTCCGGCAATATACCATGTGGTTAGTGCAGATTTTCCACTTTTGATAAACTTGGCTACTGCTACACCCAATTCGTTTCCGCAAATATTATTACCCAGTAGTAAATGCTTCACCTTTGGATTTTTGAGTAAGCTATCTATTCTTAATGACTCAATCAGAGCGTTAATTCCTACTGGTCCAATCACCTGCTTGCACAAATCCAATCTTTTATCAGTGCATACCGTTCCTTTCTCGAAAACATACTCACATTTGTTATCACCTTCGCTTCTTAAAAAATTATATAGCGGTTGTAGTAGTTCTGGAGCAGAAATATCAACGGGCTCTGCTCTAGGCCGTGTAATGAATTCACTTAAAGGAGCTCGAAGCATTTCATCCCAATTAGTTCTTGGAATATGTTTTTTCCTTTCAGGTATATCAGTAGGAGTACGCACCATCGTCATAAGTTTGGCGATAACCTTTTTGTATTGATTGTATGACAATATCATTTGCTTTTTCGGATATACTTCATCGATGCGGTCCTTGGTTGTATCAAAGATATTCATCACCGATGCCAAATATAAAGCCACATCATAAAATAGTTTACTCTCCTTATATGCGCTATTGTACTTTGGTGCATAAAAAGCCAACTTGGATGGAACACCAACTGATCCATTAGTAGAATATTTTTCATATTCTCCTTTTAATTCATCTCCAATTGCCCTTTTCAAAATATTCCTGAAATTTTCGTTAGTCTTTATTGTATCGAGTTTAATAACATATTCCCACATAGATGCAGTATATCTGCAAATATCAAGAAGCAAATCATAAATTTGTTGATCATTATAAGTTTTTGATAGAACCTCGTATAGTGCTTCAGCATTATTACAATTCAGTTTAATAATAACGTTCTGTTCAGGTTCATCAGCTTGAACAAAATTCTCTAACCATTTAATCAGTTCAGTTACTGGCCAATGTTTGATTGCTCTGGCAAAATGGGATGATGGATGGATATGAACCCGTCTGGTTTCGTTATTGAATCCTTCTGACAGCTTTTGAGATCTCCATGGATTAACTAACGTATCTTCGGTTCCCCATACATGGAAAGATGGTATGTCAATCAAGTCCTTTCGAACATTTACAAGTTCAGGTAAATGCGCCGATGGAAGATCTTCAAGAATACAGCTACGAAACTCTTCCCTAGTATCTCTGCAATAAAATCCTGAGATTACTGTGACAAATTTCAATGATTTAGAAATATTTTCCACATGCTTAACATTTTTTCCTTTCCTATAATCATTAACCAAGCCAGCAATTATTCCGGCAAGGGCTCCACCTTGGGAAAATCCAATGATACCATCATATTGTTCATTCTTAAACAGCGAATCAATGTATATCAACGAATCATCTAAGCCATTGTATAACATCGTCTTTGGATCATCAGATGCATTCCACCAAACTAAACCTTGACCGGCATTTGGAACATTGCTGTACTCATTTCTTTTGATAATATATTTACTTTCACCAGACGGTTCATATGGCTTGGGAGCATTGGGATATGTCAAATCCGCAATATGTGCCAATTTTCTTCCCAAATATCTTTCAGTTTTCTCCTTGAAAGATTGTGCAGTTTGACGGTTGCTGTGTAGTACCAATATTTTCAACTTGTTTTTCACATGCTCTGGGGCTTTCTCTTCAACGATGACTTCTTGCTTCTTCTGTGGACCAGATGATGAAACAGACTTCATCCAATGAGGTAATTTCTTTGATCCCATAAAATCAATTTCCTCAATAGTTGGTACTCTTCCCAGGATAGTATTTCTGTGGGGATATCTTCCGAATTTTTTCAAAATATTCACATGTTCGTCAGCAACCTTAGCTGTTTTAATAAGCCCCGATCTCCACTTATCCACTAAATTATTTTGGTTTGCTAGCTTATATAGTTCAAGTGATACAGTGGCAACAATTTCGGGATCTTCTGAATGCATGAATGCTACATAGCAAAACTTCTTGTAACCAATCGGCATATCCGGTGCGGTTTTCAGCAGCTCCTTAGCTAATGCAATTGCATACTTATCAAAATCGAATGCCTTTGGTGATCCGCGATAAATATGTCTAGAAAATTGATCCAATAACAATATCAATGCCATAGTTCCGTCAGTTGTTTGCATCCATTTTTTCGCAAAGTGATTACCAGTAACACAAAACCATCCATGAGAAAATTCATCGAGAAGATATCCCCACTTGTTCCTAATGTACTCATCAACATTCTCAATAAGTACTCCCTCTGGTGTATGGGCAGTTTTATGCCACCACAATCCATTATTGTATTCATCTCTACTTTTTCCAAACCAAAAAGTTAGTATCGCGTCTTGGATCATTGAAGCTTCTTGAGACATATTGATAGCAGAATTACAGTAATAAGTTGTATGGAAATCTTTAGTTAATAGGATATGTTAGAATAAATAAATATCAATTTTTTAGAAAAAATCGCTAGAATGTGATGGTGTTATTCAGACGATTGAACTAGTTAAACGAAAGCTGTGATAAGGTTGCTAAGCCCATTGTACGAATGGATCTTAGGATTGTACAATGCTGTAGCAATTCTACTAATCTTATTGATGAAAAACCTATCAAGGATAATATTTCGCACATTAAGAAACCTGTTGCGCACACAGGTCAGATATCCAACATAATCCGGTGGCAGTACCTTGCCAAAGCGAACAAGAAGTGTATCAATCTTCGTATTGTTAGCAAAATCAACGAGGTTCGGATTAACACCCTTCTTGAGAAGCAATGTAATTAGTTCGATGTCCTTCCTAGCAATAGCTCGCTTCAAACAATCTACCCTCTCGTTTGGTGTAATATGATCATCAATATTGCAGCCAGCCTTTGTAAGCATCTTAATTTCTGAGTAGCCTCGATGAATCAGGCAATTCTTCATAAGTATATTATTTCTTTGCGCGAGATCAAAGCCCTTCTCGACCAAATATCCGTCGTCTAGGCATCTTGTGAAATCCATTCCAGAAGACCAATGGGAACCAGAGCTGAATGAAACAATCTTATCAATAATGATATTGTTATAATTTAGATCAGGATTGTATGTATCAACAATATGCTTCATAATATCGCGCTTACCAGCATATTGATCTACCACCATACATATAGCGTTAAGCAATAGAATCGTTCGTTGGTCATTATCGAGATCCAGCGCTCCATTCTCTGCAAGGAATGCAAAAAGAGGTTGGTTGCCATTCTTCGCAGCATTCAGTATTCCCTCGTTGTTATTGGAACGGACATTAACCCCAATTCTATGAACGCGCATTATGAACGGCATAATATTGTTACTGTCCCTGTTCAGGAACGAGTAGGAACACAAGCCTCTGAAAAGCTTATCATCGAGTGCGTTGACTGGTGACATATCACATGAACACTTTGCATCAAATGTATTCGACTTCCTAGCATCGCATCCATTTACATGAGTTGCACATAAAATCATTTCCAAAACATCACGATGGTCAACAAACAATGTGGCCAACTTATCACCAGTATATAAACTAGTCACCTTTGCTCCATTCTCGATTGCCCACTTAATTATGTTAACTAGCTCTGTCTTCACTGCATCACATTCATTTGGATCATTTGATCGAGAAAATTGACCGCCAATTGAGCTAACGGCCGTTGCTACAACATATTCAAGAACCATTGGATTCATACCATTCTTGCAGTACCTTTGTTGAAGCAGAATGGTTGTATTGGTCGTACAGTGCTGGGTAGAAAATACAATGACTTCAGTCATCTTCTTGTGCTTCAAACCTCTCTGAAGGAGCATCAGTATCAACTTACCAAAATTGGTCTTGTTCTTGACAGACGCAGAAGGCTTCTGCTTGATCAAATCAGTCAAAGCTGTAGCTGGAATATGAAAACCATTATCAACCATTTCCTGAATGATATTAGGTGATCCGTACTTTAAAGCAGATGTAAACAACCTGCTCCCACATGTATTCTTTGAGTAACTTCCATAGTGCACAGCACAGGAGCTATTACATTCATTTGAGCAAACGTCTGAGATCGAAATACCGTAATTGAACATATCCAAGCAATTATAATACAGGCTCATATCCCAGCACATTTCGGCTAGCGTCTTAGATTGATATGATCCCATATAAGTCGGCACCATTGTGGTTGATGGAATTTGCGAAACATTGAGGACCATCATAAAAATATCAAAGCGATTTGATGATGTACATTGCGAAATGATGGTATATAGGTTCTTCTCGAGGAAATTACTTTCCTTGTTTTCAGGTAATGTCGAATATTCGATAATCTTGAGAACGATATCCATGCGATTATCGCGAATAGCATAACGGAATATGTCAGCACATGACCGGACGAGCAAATTAATGCTCATGATGACTGGTGTGACGATTTCAAAGTAGCGATCATATGACTCATGATGATTTATGCGAGCTGAATAAGCTGTATAATATACCGCATCAAGTAGATCCATGTCCTTGAATTGTTCCGAATTTTGTTGGAAAAAGGAATGGAAATTTGCAACAGGATTCTTGTTCCGAAGCATTGTTGTGACCTGTGTCTTGATGTCTGGAGAAGCCATTTTGGTATGAGTAAGCTTGAATTAGTCGAAACTAAGGATAATATGGTTCTTTTTCAATGGCTTATTCAGATGATCCATGTTTCAATTTTATTAACTATCATATGTATTTCTTAAAAGTTGAAAATAAAACTAAGAGACGTTCTGTTAATTTATAGTTATTAATATTATTTTAAAATGATGGGAAGAATGCCTGGTGACGCGTGGTTAGGTCCAATAATAATAGGATATATGGCATTTCAAGGAATAAAGAAAATAGCATATAGCTGCGGTCCAGCACAAATAGTTGGAATTCCGTTAGCTATTAAAAGTAAAATGCTAGAAAAAAAATTAAAAAAAGAAATGGAACAATTAAATAAAACTTTTATTGAAAATAGACTAAATGGAATTGAAACTGATAATGTATTAAATCAAGACTTGGAACATACCAATTATAAAATTAACGAATGTAATAACAATACTAAAAAACATTTAGTCAGTATGGTTCCCGTCGTCGGTGCATTAGGAGCTTCATATTATTATTAAATTATTTATTTTTTTATTTAACTTGCCAATGCATTTATGAATTTAAATATTAATATATATATATATATGTTATCCAATAAAAAAGAAAAATTAAATATTACCAGTTGTACCATAACAAAAAATAATGGAATCATTACATATTATAGTATAATGTCTTTGGTCAATATAATTGATGAAATCTTAATTTTTGATGATAGTACACAATATAATTATAATACATATATATACGATTTAGCTTCATTGTATGACAATATTAAAATAGTTAAAAAAGACTTTGGGAAGGATCTTGGTAAAAAAAAAAATTATTTATCGGACATTTCAAAAAACAAAATAATAATAAGATGGGATGATGATTTTATTTTATACGATGTTGATTTATTACACATTATTTACAATAATATTAAAAATGATAAATACAACGGCATTATTACATATAATCCAAATATATACACAAATTTATATAATATTAATAAACAAACTCCATATTGCATGGAAATATATATATACAGTAAAGAAATTATATCGTTTAAAGAAGTGAATGGATATAATGATTTTCCAGTAATAACCATTGGGAAAGATAAGTTAAAACTTGATATTATTAAAAAACCATTATTTATACATTTATCTAATTTAAAATCAATTGAACAATTATCATTTAGGACGCTCATGACTCCTTATTTTTGTGATAAAAAATTAAAATATGAAAATATTTATTATTACCAGATGAAATATAAAAATATCGATGTTACAAATTATACCGATGTGATAAATTACAAAAGCAATATGTTAGCACATATTTCATCGGAGAATTCAAAAATTGACAAACTTGATAACATATATAATTATTTAAATAAAGATAAATATGATGAAATAATAAGTAAATTTTCGAATATAAATGATATTTTTAAACCGAATATTATTGGGAACGAATATAATTTAATAAACTATCCAAAAACGTATGCAAACACAAATTTATATTGGTTTGGTAATTTAAATAATGGAAATTTTGGCGATTTATTATCACCTTATTTATTCCACAAGATAACTGGATTTATGCCAACTTTATATGACGCCAAAAATAACAGCGATAAATTACATTATATTACATTAGGATCCATATTGCAACATAGTAATCATAATTCTGTAGTGTGGGGAACTGGCTCTATGCATAAAACAGTTAAAACAAATTGTAAAAATATATTATGCACTAGAGGGCCATTAACACAAAATATTTTATTAAAAAATAAAATAGAATGTCCAAGCATATTTGGAGATCCAGGTTTATTACTCCAAAAATTTTATAGAAAATCTGTTGAAAAAAAATATAAAATTGGCGTTATTCCACATACAATAGATTATAAATATGCCACTGAAACTATTAAAGATCCAAATATACTAATAATTAAATTGTACATTAAATTTGATGATATTGAAAAGGTAATAGATCAAATAAATAGTTGTGAATTATTATTTTCATCATCACTTCATGGAATAATAATACCAAACACATATAATGTTCCAGTTTTGTGGATAGAAAATATAAAATTACAAAACGATAATACAAAATTTGTAGATTATTTTATGTCAGTCCACTCCCAATTTAGTAATTTTATTTATAATGAAAAAAATATAACTGATGTTGCTGAGAAGTTTAAAGTCAATATGAATTTTTCTGATATTAATATAAGTAAATATGATGAATATTTAAATTTATATATCAAGCCTGATTTAATACAACAAAGAATCAAGGATCTTATTTATTCATGTCCATTTATTGAAGATAATTTGCAGGAACTATTATATAATCAATAACAACGTATTTTATAATAATTTTCGCATTCTCCTCCAAATATCTAAATTTTATACAAATTTAGGTATATTAGACTTATACTTTAAACAAAACATTCACTTTAATTAAGATTTCGTAATTCTTCATTTGTTAATTTTTTAATAACATCATAACATTTTTTGTGTATTTCTTCTCTTTTTCTGATGGTACATATATTTGTTGCATTATTATCATCCATAATTCTGCTAACATATCCCAAGTTAGCAACCAATAGGATATTATAGCGAAGTGTTTTATAACAGTAAATTTCATTCCATAATGGTTTGAATTCCCATACTTCATTAAATTTAATTTTAATATATCTTTGAATCAAATCAATATCCATACCGTATCGGTAATCGCTTCTCCATTTTCCATATTTATTAAAAAAATCTCTTTCTACAAATAGTGTTGGCAATCCAAATCTATATTTATATTTCCATTCTGAATTATGACCAAATATATTATTTGGCGTTTTAATAATATGTGGTTCTCTTTCTTTGCATATATTTTCGAGAAGAATATTTTCATCAGTTGAATTTAATATAAAGTGATTAATCCTATATATATTAGAAAATAAAATTTCTATATTTGGATTATTAAAGTAAGCATGTACCATATTTTTATAATGTTGTTTCATACAAACATCATCCGCGTCAAGTAATGTAACAAAAAATCCAGTAGATGCCTCTAATCCAATATTTCTTGCATAATATGCACCTTTATTTTCATTCAATTGAATTAGTTTAACCCTATCGTCTTTATTTTCATATTCTTTAATAATATTTATACAATTATCAGTTGATTTATCATCAACAACTATAATCTCAATATTTTTGTAATCTTGATTTAATAATGAATCTAATGTGACATTTATATAATTTTCCGAATTGAAATTTGCTATTATAACTGATATTTTCCATATTGCTCTCTCAAAATCAATATCTTCCAAATCCCATTTAACTTTTTTACAATGCAATCTTAAATTTCTACTTTCATTCATTGTCAAACTAAGTGATGTAGTATCAGCTATAACAATATTTGGATAAATTGTGTAGCATTCAGTATTGAACATTTCAATAATATGTCTCACTGGACCTGAATCATAAGGAGCGTTTAATTTATCAATCTGATTAATAAGATGTTTAAACGTTGAACAATCATAACCTATTGCAAATGATCCATCTGTGGCAACTGGGGATTTATAAAATTTTTGATTATTTATATTATATATTTTAACGTTATTCCATAAATATTGTGACGCCCCAAGGAATAATAATTTATAACTTGATATTTTATCAAAAAATTGATAAACTTGCTCATTAAGATTTTTATCAAATAGTACGTCATCATCAAAAACCAATATTTTGTTATATTTTTTATCGATAGACATTTCAAAAATTTTTTTCATAGATTTTAAAATACCTAATGCACCAATACTTCTCATCATTTTTTTATTATAACGAATTTCAAGACCGTGTAATCGAGGATCATCCTTTTCCCACTTTAAATAGTCATTATAATATGTAATTAATTCTGCCTGCTCATTTGCCATTACTGCATCACAAAAATCAAATTCGATATTATATTTATTGAAATAGTTAGAAATGTGTTTTCTTTCAATAATTTTATTTTTATCACACAATATAAAAATTTTATCATATAAATAATTCAAAATTGATTTATTATAAAATATAGACTTTACATAATTAAACATATGTACATCATTTGGAATAAATTTATCCATATTTGTATTATTGTTTATAAATTCAACAGACCTTATAAAATCATATTCATGTAAATCATTATTAAATAGTTTTATATTTTGCTTGGAAAAAAGTGTCAAATAATTGTCCACAGCTAATATATTTTTTTGAGGAATGAACAATAAATATTTATTTATTATTTTATTATTATTCTTCCAAAATTCACCGTTATATAATTTAATATCATTTTTCGGATATAACATTTTCCCATAATATTGAAGATAGCAATTATTTAGATATTTGTAATCATAATAAATAGTTGCTGAAAAATAACAGAAAAAGTTACCGTAAGTAAGATATGGATTTATATTAATATATTCATGGTCATAAATTATTACATTTGAAAAATCATATACTTTTTTATATTTTAGATATATAACAGTTTTTAATATATTTTTTGAAAATATTTTGAGAAGTTTATGTGGGTATACCTGACGGGAAAAATTATTCATTACTTTTTCAAAATCTTCATATGTTTCAACTTCGGCAATAATAATTATTTTATCATTTATTGGAGATATTCTTTTATTAAATTCATTATATATTATTTCGCAAATTTGTTCTGCTGAATTCCACTCAAATTTAATATATTCCGTTTTATTTTTATTGTTAGTAATGATCGGAATATTATGTTTTTTAGTTAATTCATCAAATAATGCGTCATCGTCTGATAAATTAATAGCCATAAAACATTGGTTATAAACATTTTGTAATTCATCATCATTATTTGAACAAATAATATATTCAAATTCCGACAGATACTTACAAACACTATTTATTATATCAATATTCAAATATTTATCAAATATAAATATTTTTTTAGATTGGAATAACATATATTATATAACATGATATAATATTATAAAACTATTTACACATTTCTTTTTTTAATAATAATCATTACTATTATATATGAGATTTGAATTTGAAATTACCACTAACAATACCATTATCACGGCAATTCCGGAAAATGATATGGAACTAAATGGAATAAGAGCGGAATACCCGTATAAACAAATTAAACTCGTTGATCGAAAATTAATTATCGATTATGTACCAAAAAATATTATTCATCCTGATATAATTGGATTAATATGCATAACTGCATTTTATCCATTCATTAAATATTCAGCAACAATGCCATTTCCCGTTACACAAAATTTTGCAGATGCATTTAAATTACCTGAAAAATTATTACAACATGATGTAATAGATAGCGTGTATACTAGTACACATCCGATTATAATAACAAATATCGATAATAATCTCGCTAAATATGATGGAAGTTCAGGTATAATCGCATATGGTGGAGGCGCTGATTCTACAGCAGTTGCTTTATTATTACCTGAATATACTCTTGTTAATCAATTAGACAAAGACATACATTTAGACGCATTGATAAAATCAACTTATGAATTAAAAAATGACAAAATATTCAGAAAAACAAACATAAGGTCATTGTTTTCTCCTTATGGATTTTCTGGTTGGACTAACATTTTTTTATTGCCATTATTGATATTGGGAGATAATAATTATAAAAATATCATGTGTGGAGGAGTATTAGAAACTACATTTTTGCAAAATGGAAAAAAATATTTTCCAGCTACTGATCCAAAAAGACTAAATAAATGGAATACTGCGTATAAAGATATTGGTGTTAATATTTTTTCTCCAATCGGCGGATGTTCTGAATTTATGACATCAAAATTAGTAATTGATAATAATATGGCAGATAAAGTTTTATATTGCCAAACGCTTGATGGATATCCATGTCATAAATGTATAAAATGCTTTAGAAAAAATTTATTATTTGAATATTTGGGTGTGTCATATGATAAAAAATATTGGAATAATTATGATACTTTACATATAATAAAAAACTTGCAAAATCCTGATTTAACTCCAGCTTTTACTTATAAACACTGTTTGATGTATAATATTTCATCAAACAAACCTGAAAAAATAATGGTTGGATCTTCAAGTAAACCACAAGAATTCAATCCATTAAACAGAATATATGCAAAAAGTTTTGATTTAATACCGATCGATATGAAAAATGTTATTAAAACAAGATTATTAAATAAATTTGAAGAAATGACTAGTGATGACACCAAATATATTGAATCGTTTGATATAAAAAATGTTTATACAGACGTAAAATGGTCTAATATATCATAATATTCTAACCAAAATTTACTTATATGTGAGTTCGATTAGTAGTTATTTGTTTTAAATAAGTATTATTGGTTACATAATGGTTGATTAATTGCAATAAAATTTTGTTAGATGTGTTTTTTGCTATAAAATATGGTATCAAGCCAATTTTAGTATCATAATAGCAACTGTTTACAGGAGACTCATCTAAAATATCAGATTCGGCATAATAATTTACTAATCTTAGATAATACTTGTTATAATCATTAGCAGAATCCAAGTTATAAATCGCATCATATAAATTTACCAAATATTTGTGTTTGATTCTGGGAAAATTATCACGCTTAAAATCATGGTATATGATTCGTCCAAGAATGAGTCTTTCAATTTTTATATAATTTGCTTCAACATATACAGAATTCCATAATCCATCATCCAATTCTCCCATTAAAAAATTGTCATGAATAACACTATACAAAAACTCTTGATTTGTTGTGAGATCAATATCAATACTTTTGTAATAATTATATATTTCCGGATTTGTTGCCCTTATGAGAAATTTTGGATTTTTATTAAATAAATCATAATATTTCATTTCGTAATCTGGAATAGGTGATTCACTAAAGTTTTCTTCAGTAATTTCTTCATATTTTGAAATGATTTTGTTTCCTTCCTGTTCTTCTTTAACTTTTTTAAAATAATAACCCAAATGATTATGCAATTTGTTTCTGTTTTGCTCCCTAAATGCATCTGGAGACAACATATTTGACCTTAATAAATTTGCAAATGAATAACCGCATGCAAGACCATATTTATGACCAATTAAAAATAAATTTTTATATTCCTCAATAGTTTGGCCATGTAGTTCCTGATCCATAATTGTTAAAGAATAATGTTCCCCATTATATGGTTCTAAAATGGTTAGTCGGCATTTGACATACTTATTTTCTCCAGCATGTTTTATTATACATGTTACTGGAATGTCCAAATATAGTTGTTGTACTTGATTATCTGTAGACATTTTTCTTTGTTGATTATATTGGTTATATTATAATTATTCATTGATTATCCTTTTATCAATTCAATTTTTAATTCATCATATGAATATTTTGGAAATCTTCAGGTTTACTGATAAATAAAATCATATTGCTTATAAGATGGACATGGTCGTTAGAAGTAGACCAATAATTACGAGTGCCTCTAGTATTGATAACCTGTTTGCATACGAAAGTTTACTAATAGGTGAAACTATTGATCCAGATAAAGATGTTTCAACTATTCTTGCACAAATATATAACATAATTGATGCACCGAACATTCCAAAAAAGTATTCGCTAAAATTGTAATATATTGATCCTATCATAGAATTAGAGTATCGCATGTCGTCAAATGCATAGGTAATTCTTGAGTAATTTTTTATTACACTGCTAACTTTTGTTAGCATATGAGAAAATTTAAATTGGAAAATAGCTGAAAATGTTACCATGAAATAAAATGGTAATTTCCCGAGAAAACACAGACAAACGATTGTATCGGGATACATTTTGTGTAAATTTAATTCAATGCAGATATTGCTTTTGCATTAGTTAAAATAGTGGACTATACAGTCAATTGGATATATTCAAACTTTTTCATAATATCAAATAGCGAACCTAATCCGAAGTTTTGATAAAAAATATGCATACCAGAATGGTGGCTCTATGACTTTGTAAGTTCCGCATACCAGAAAGGAGAGCTCTAGACGGATCATAATATGGTTGCGTATTTATTTTATTATGGCTATATCTAGTGATTTTCTTTCTGCTTCATGATTTACAAAAATATACCATAAAGATTAACATATAGAATGACGTAAAGTGGAATCCATTCTATTATTGCCACTTTATTATATGATTTTGCGGTCTAAATAGAGCTGTTAGCGTTTATATGTACAAAATTAAAACTCAGCTATAAAATACAAGCTATAACTATAATTATAATACAAAAACGTTTATGTCATATATAATAATAACATAATTTTACTCATCAAACCTATTTACGTCTATTAAGCGAAGTAAATAAAAATAGTAATAGTATCTAAAAAATTTCATTTTATCAAATCCGCTTAGATCGTGTCTATCGTGAGCAAAATTAATCAAAACCGTTTAATTTAGCCCTATCGTAAATATTAGTTTTTTCATAAATTAAACTATTTTCAGTAATTTTATATTTTACAAAACAACCTAGATTGCAGTTATCGTTAAAATATAGTAGACGTATACTAAATTAAAGTATTTTATACTAAACCTAATTAGCTCTGTAAATGTAAGTTTATATGAAAAATAATTTGTCATGTATCCATTAGCTCTATGTTTTAGAGTAACATAAATTTTACTCGCAAGACCTATTTACGTCTAAATGAAAATTAACAAATTCTGGTTAGCGTCTCAATAAAAGTACTTTGAGTAAAAAATATGAGGTATCAATTTTACTAATTTTTTACAAAGTGTTTTACTATTTGAGACTCTTAAAAAGTTTTTGATTTTTATTTTTTTCTCCCCCCTTTTTTTGAAAAACTTGATGAGCAATATTAAAAGTAATAAGTAGCTCATTATCACTTAAAAACACTTAATTTATTTGCTGTCATTTTTTAGTTTTTTGAGTTTTTTTAAGTGATAATAATATATATAGTAATATTATAGCAATCTAATAATGGTAGTACATTTGTGTCAAAAATGTAATAAGGAGTTTGATAGAAGATCGAATTATGATAAACATATTAATAAAAAATTTCCATGTAAATCTGAGAAAAATCAAGTATTTGAACAGCAGCAAAAAACAGCAGTCGTAACAGCGGAACAGCATCAAGATAATTTAAGTGATGAAAAAGAAATTCATAAATGCAATTATTGTAATACTCAATTCACACGTAAATATACATTAAATATTCATATAAACGAAAGATGTAAAGTTAAAAAAGCGGATAATGATGCAAAGGAGGATATATTTAAAAAATTATTAGCAGATTTTGAAATGCATAAGAAAGCAATGGAACAATTACAAAAAGAAAACCATGAAATGAAAAAAAAATTAATAGTATTAGAAACAAACTCGGCCGTTACCAACAACATTGATAAGCAGCAAATAATTGATAAACAACAAATAATAAACAACAACAATGTTAAATTAATTGCTTTCGGTAAAGAGGATTTAAGTTACATCACGGATAACATTAGTAAAGAAATCCTTAAGAAGGGATATCAAACTTTGCCATACTTGATTGAATATGCCCATTTTAATGAAGATAAGCCTGAATATCATAACATTTACAAACCCAATATTAAGAGCGATAAGGTTATGGCATATGACGGAGATAATTGGAATTTACATTTTGAGGAAGAGATTATGGATAAACTCAAAGGTTGGGGTTGTCAATATATTGATGAAAAGTTTAAAGATCTTGTTGATAAAAAATTACTAACTGAAGCGGCTATTAAAAAGCTCAGAAGATTTATCGAAAATCGTGACGATGAACCTCAGAAAACTATATTGGATAATGATATTAAATTAATATTATATAATAAAAGAAACATTGTTAAGGCAACAAAGGATAAAATGAAGAAATCTAAATTACTTAATTAAACTTTTCTTGGAAAAATTGTTGTGAGTAGTTTTTTAGACATGATTGATTCGGACGTATTTTTATTAATGGTTGGAATAATTTCACTAAGTGATCCTATTTCTAAACCCATTTTACTTTGAATTTGTAAAGCCCCATACATAAGCTCAACATCGTATGGATCTGAGAAATTAGTAAAATATTTTGCAACTTCAATAAGTTGGCATTGAGTCATATATTTTCCTACTTCAATGTGCTCTAATTTTGCTCTAACCTGCTTTACATTTCCAATGTTTTCATGTATAATAGTTATTAAATTTTCCAAATCATATTTGACTACAATTATATTTGTTTCTGCTGTCAAATATAATTGCATAACGCCATTTTTTTTGGAAATATCAATAACTTTTAATTTTTTAATTAAGTGGTTGTATTTATATTTTTTTTGTAATCCATGAATGAAGTCTACGCTGTTAATAACCTCACCAAAATCAATCCACACTTCCAATTTAAATACATTGTCCATTTTATTATGTTTTTGATATATTTTAATTATGTTACTGATGACTTGTTATATTAATTTCAAATTTTGTAAAATATAAAGTTGAATTATTAAATACCATATTACCATAATAACTAAAATTATAATATAACTAATCTACGAAAATGGCTTTAGCTAATCTTAATCCATCTGATCTTGAAGCGCAAGTCAGGCACCACCAATCCGAACTTGCTAAATATCAAGCCGAGTTAGAATTAAGGAAAAAGAAACTCGACGAAATAAATAATAATGCTAAAACAATGGTATTCATTCGCTTATTACCATATACCGGTTTTGAAAAAATATTAAACGGTGAACTACTAAACAAGGACTGGAAACATAATGGTTACATAAAAATAAATTCGAAAAAAGGTAGTACACGATCTGTAATGGTTAATTATATAAATAATAATACATCGTGGGATGTTATCGATACACTTAATAGATCGGATTTGCATATATGTGCTGAATACTCGAGATCCAAAACCTTTGACGAATACCATAGTAAACACGAGTCTGTAAGTATGTATACACATTTGAAAAATAAGTATGGTAAACCCAAAACGGATGAGCTATGGGAATATTTGCGTTGCACTAGGAGAGGAGATCAACGAGCATGCTGGACATGTGGAGATGATTTACGTATTCAAATGGGATACATAAATGTTTGTTGTCTACATAAGACTAACCGTCCATGCTTTGATGAACTTAAGAAAATTGCTGCAACAAATTTTAAAATGCGATTACCTATACCAACTAATAAATGCGAATGTTCTGAAGCGGGGAAATATTATAAATAAATTGCTATAATTTGTGATTTTCATACCTTTTACGTATTCCATAATTCTTATCAGTAAAGCAAATATTACCTACATAGTCTACATAATAATACTTGCAAGTTGTTACAAAATTTTGATTTATCGGTTGTTCCTCTTTGATTAAACTACTACGTATTCCGTGGATTGCAATGAACAATAAACCGTTAAAAACACCTGCATATGGGGTCATGACCATTCCAGTCATAATGGTCATTAAAATAGATGTTCCATATATTCTGAAACGATTTTTTCTATTTTGTATAATAGCATCAACAAATTTTTGTTGTTTATCATTCATTTGACTTTTTAAAATATCAGGTTGTTTGAAATAATAACCAAAGTTAATTGATTCCTTTTTAAAACTTGGTGAAAGGATATTAAGTATCGATGGTTCAGAAAACAACAAATTATCTCCTTTGACGGATACCTTTTTCCCTATATAATTTTTGTATTCATCATAATGGTTTTCATGTAGATAATAAATTATTTGTTTAGTATTATTGTATGCAACTAACCTATGCCACGTAAAACAAACTGCTGCATATGGCGCAATCGCTGAAAATTTTGTGATTGCTGCAATTGTTGGATAAAATACTAATCCCAAATTTCCGCCAATCTTTTCGGTTTTTATTGTAATTGCGGTACTTTTTAACTTATCAATGATTGGTACAGATATGGGCTTTACTTTTAGTTTTGCGATTGAAGTATTTAGTTTTGTAAGCAGTGAAGTCATTTTGAAATTGATAATTTAATAATAATATATGATAACAAGCAACTATTCGTTTATTCAATTTTTACTAATAAATTATGTAGAGTTATGAATATAATATGTTTCAATTTGAAAATTTAACTTTAATATTAAATATTATGAAAAATATGCCTGGTGTTTACAATATTCATATTAATATAAAAATAAACGATATTATAAATCTAAAGAATGAAGAATCCTATTGGTGTATTTGGGAAAGACCGGTTTGTAATATTGCTGATATTCCAAGAATGAATAAATTACTCCCATCATTAAAAGGTAATGTTGATATTAACTCAGTTAATTTTACCAAAAATATGGAAACTATAGAAAATTTGTTAAATGTAATTGATGATATTAAAAAATTAAAAATAATGGCAAACAATAATTTGAATTGCGAAATTATAATAAATAAATACTCTTTAGATGACAAACACGAATATATTTTTAGTTCGATTAATGGTTCGAAATTTGACATTACATATTCATCAGAAATGAAACCTGACGAATTATCTTGTCTAATTAAAAAATGTAATGGTATTATATTATTTAATGACGAACCAAAATTAGTTGTTAAAGATCATTCTTCATGCACGATACAATGATCCCGTCCATATTATGATTGAATCAGAATATGAAAAATTGAATATTTACATAGGTTGATGCATCTATATTATGTTTGGTATACAATTAATTGATTTCATAACCGTTTTAGATACATCATGGGTAAGCAAAATCCTATTTTGAAGTATGCGTCCAACTGCATGAGTTTAGTACTGAGTTTTCCAAAGAAATTTTACAGTTTGGAAAAACCCATCTTTAAGAAACAACGCGTATCCAAGCAACGTACATCCAAGAAAAAGGCAAAGGTCGAGAGCAACGACGATAACATATCTGATGATTACGAGAGAATGAAATCCAGATATGAAAATAACCTGAACGCTGTGCTTGATACATTAGATTATGATGGTAAAAAGGATGAATCTTTTCGGCTAAGATTAATATCCGTTTTTGAGAATAATCTTGTTGAAAAGGATTGGATTAGAGGTATAAATAAAGTTACCAATTCACTTAATAGTAATTTTAGTAGAACCAGAATTATTATATCGTCGTATAAAGATCTTAATGACATCGAATCCTATGTCATTGATGGTTTTTGCCGGAGTGTTGGCCAAAATTCCAAATTACTACCACAAGGTCAATATGCAATATCTCAATTTATCCAATATATTTATGCTATTGCATTACATAATTACCATAAAAATCAAACGTTGGATGGTTTGAAAAGCTCACTGAAATATTTCAAATTATATATGAATCTTATTACAGTAAGCAATTTGGAAAACACATCAAGAATCGTCGAGCTCCTTCAATGGTTTTTAGTAAAAGCAAATATTGATAGTGAGCCAGTTGTGGATTATATGAATCATATTATTCAATTGGGATATGTTTTGAGATATAAATCAAATGCATCAGACTATTACGAAAAGTATAAATATGCTAGCTATAAGGATAATGATTGTCTTTATGCATTCTGCATGAACTCAACCATGTATGATAACCTCATGAATAAGAATGAGTTAAATGATTTAGATATTCCAGTAATTGTTAGAAAAAATGAGATGCGAAATGGTAACATTCTCCAAGAAATTTTGTCCAATCAACTACGCGAAATCGTTTAAGTAATTTTTGTAATCTTCTTTCAATATTTGATCCATATCGCATATTTTGTCATGTCTCTCAGTAATTATTTTTTTTATATCAACCGGATTTTGATTGCATAATGCACAAATATTGTATTTATCCTCCGTTTTATATCCCAAAGATAATTTATAAAATTCGCCATGATTATCACATATGTATTTGTTACAGCTGGTACATAATTCAGTAGATGTAACAGTCAAACATGATTCACATTTGCCCTTACAATCATTACAGTAATACGCGGGAACATGTACTATATTTTCACCACCATAATAATTAGTCCAACCTAATCTTTTTTGTTTCTCAGTATACGAATCTGGCTGTGCAAAATGAATTTTATCCATTGTACAATAATGAGCTTTTATATCTTTTTGACATATTTCACATTTATAATCTCCCCATCTTGGCGAATACCTTTTCATAAATTCAGATTTAAAGTAATCGATTTTAAGGACAATATTTTCGTTAATATCGGGTCTCTTCCTAAAACAACAGCCTTGTGACTCATAATTGTAATTTACAACATAATCCGACAAACATAACTTGCAATATTCACTCATTTTGGATGTTAATATTATTAATAATTAATGGACTATGGACATATATTATTCATCTTTTTTCTAAAATAATATATATATATATGAATTATATTTTTATAATTTTAATAGTAATTGCAATATTTATAGTTTTTACGAGTGGTAAAGATAGTAAAGAACATATGGATAACACAAACGAGGCTGTGCAGAATATTGCATCAATATATAATAAAGAGAAAATGGATATTAGTAACTTAACTGTATCTCGAAATTTATCAGTATCTCAAAATTTATCAGTATCTGGTACATTTAATCTTTTACCAAAAGGCGTAATTGTTGCATGGAATGGGACTGATGCACCACAAGGTTGGGCATTATGTGATGGCGGTAATGGAACACCCGATTTGAGAGGAAGATTTATAAGAATGTTTAATGATGGAGTTAATGCACAGTCAGCCTTTGGTGATGCCAATGTATACAAAACTGGACTCAAATCAAGTTTATTTGATTCACAGTATGTTGGGGCAGCACGCGGTACCAAGGAATCATGGATTGCAAAATTCAAACACGGGGATTTTGGAGGAACCGATCACATGGTATTATCACAAGGTGAAATGCCAATACATACACATGGAGTATGTCTTCCTAAAGGTGATAAAAATTGGGACGGTGGTGGCGGTAATACCATGTGGGGTGGTGATCGATGCAACGGAAAAATTCAGTCAGATCCAGCAGGTAGTGGTTGGGGTCATAACAATATGCCACCATTTTATACTTTGGCTTATATAATGAAATTGTAATGACTAAAAAATTGAGAATTAAATTCAAAGGTCTCTATATAACGTAATATTAAGTATCAACCTAAAAACAATCAATCATGTTTTCAAAATTCATTATTGATTATAAAACAAACGTTTTTGAAGAATTGTCCAAGTCGACAAAATTCGAAGATATAACAAATGGTAGACAAGGAGCCATTTTAATTGATGTTAAAAATTGTTTAACACCAATAGTTAGGACAACCACTATTTATAATAAACCTTCACAAACTTTCAACCCGATCCATTATGAGATTGTTGAAAAAATCAGAGCAGCTACAAACATGAAGGATTTAAACTTTAATAATGCGCTGATCGAAATATATGATTCCAAATATACCACAATGGGATTTCATTCGGACCAAGCACAAGATTTAGATGAAAATTCATTCATATGCTTGTTTTCTGTCTATGATAATGCTTCCAATATTTGCGATTCCGATATTAGAAAATTAGTTATAAAAAATAAACAAACAAACGAATCATCTGAGGTTGTACTTGACCATAACTCGATAGTATTATTTTCACTCAAAACAAATAGTGAATATATGCATAAAATTATTTTAGAAAGTAATAAATCAAATAATAAATGGTTGGGCATTACATTTAGATTGTCAAAAACATTTATCAAATTCATTAACGAAATTCCATATTTTACTAACGGTAAAGAATTGGTGTTAGCAGATGAAAACGAGAAAAAAGAATTTTATAAGTTTAGAGGTCAGGAAAATAAATTAATAGACTACAAGTATCCAGAATTGTATTACACAATTAGTAAGAGTGATATGCTTCCTACTCAAACAAGTGGACTGGTGTAATCACCATCATTCATACTGCAATAAATGCTGCCATAGTTAACTATCTCCGTTGTTTTATTTTCCTTCAAATATAATTCTCTAATTTTGACAATATCATCTTTAGTTATTTCCTCAAGTTTGGTTAAAGTGCCATTTTCGTCAATATATGTTTGCCCATCTTTGAAAACTGCTTTTGTTTTTGAGCATCTAACAACGTAACCCAATCTGACTGGAATTTTATCAACAGACACAATTGATGGTTTGATTTCATGTGTATACAATCTGTTAGTGCTGAGTGGTATCATGAATGCCGAATTTGGATAAAGAGTAACAGTGAATTCTTTAACCAATGAATCATCATTCACCTCCTTTTTAAGAACAAAATGTAGTTTGGTAAGCACAGATATATCACTATGACACTTGTCAAAAGAATCATTAGAAGAACTCGCTAGATGTACTTTGTCGTCAAATTTGTAAAAAGTACAAAATGCCATGACAGCATCTGCAGGCATATCTTTTGTTTTATCAGAATGTGCACTAATTTTGGCTTTCTTTTCGACAGTATCATTATTAACTTTGTATTTACTATTTTCGTATATTTGGGCCAATACGTGATTCATTTCGGTAGGTTTCTCGAAGAAATGCTTACTAATATCATTTACTCTTCCAACAACATCGTTATCGGAAGTGCGAAAGTTTTCAGTAGGTCCATTAAGGTTGGTTGAACATCTCAATAGGTTAAATCCCAATCCGTCTTCCCTTTCATGAACTTTAGTTAAGTAAATACCTTTTCTAAAAGCATTGGATGCCTTATTGGATTCCGTCAGTGTTTGAAATTTATGTTCGGTGCTGATTGAGTCAAAATAATTTTTATCTGGAAAAAACTTGCGGAAATATAATCCGACATTATGAACGTTTATTGGCATTTCTCCAATACTGACAAAATTTATGGATGGTATGGTTTCATAATTAAATGAAAAATCTTTCAAAACTAAAACCATAGCATCCTTTGGTAAATCTGTTTTCCAAATTTTTTCAATATCGCCGCACAAATAAACAAGAGTATTTGGAGGAATATTGTCGAGATTTGTAAGTACTGTACCACAAAAGTTATTTTTGATAAATTCGAGTTCTTTAATTTGTGATGGAGTAAGATCAGCAGTTTTTTCATCTACACAAATAAGAACATTTTTACGTGTCAAAAGTTTGTTTTCAGTCATTTTGGTTATGATATATTATATAATATGGTATATGATATGTCATTTCAGCTATTGAATAAATCAATTTTTCTACTTTAATATACTTTTGTTTTTTTAGAATCGCCCGCATCCCACCATGTTTTTTGATTCTCTGTTTTTCCACCTTGATATGGCATTATAAATTCGATATCGTCCAATTTTTTACTATTAATTTTTTTTATTAAATTATTCAATTCTGAATTCGCCTGTGTTCTTATTTGAGAATAAATTGTTTTTCTATTTGAAATAGATATTACCGGAACACTGCTGTACCCTGGTTGTGGAGGACTTCTGTCTTTTTTATGGTATTTGACAATATTTTGTCGCTTGTCCATTAAATATTTATTTATATAAAGTTACTATTTAGGTATATTTATTAAATTTATTATATTCAATTTTATAAGCAAATTATTTTAGTTTTATATTCATTTCAATAATTATGTTATTAATAATAGATAAAAACTCTTGCATACTTTTTGTTTTTTCTTTAAAGTATCTTGCATATGGCATCAATTCTTCTTGACTATATGTTAGTCGTATGTCATCTTGTGTAAATACTATTTGTTTCCCAACTTTTATTTTGTCATCATATATGGAATTATTATCAAGAATCCCTATAAGATTTTTTCCGTTTTCAGAAATTTTTTTAACAATAACCCACAACCATTCAATCATTATCTTCTTACTTTTTTTATCAACCACTTCCATCCTTATTTGTGCATTTTTTCCTATAAAAAATTTAATTGGTTTTGACATAATATTTCTCTTTATTAGTTTCCAATCTTTATCCTTTAATTCTTTTTCCCTGCTGAAGGTTTCAATATTTGTTTTCTCAAAATTATTAATATTTGATTTAGCAGTGTTTTTTTTAACTGATGTTTTCTTCATTGATATTAAACTAGATAATTTTTACAAGTGCAAATAGATGGTAAATATTGGATATTAACAAAATGGATAAATAAATTAATGATCGCAATAAAAATTGATAAAGTTAGTGTTTGTATACTCTTATAATTTTTGGTAATAGTATCACAATTACAGACTTTCCTGTATTAGAGCTTCCAACATGTCTGCGAGTTTCATGGCACGATTTCGTCAAAGGTCTGCCCAGCCCCAATCGTCTGAGGATGCTCGTTTGGAGCTGGCACTAGAGCTGACGCAAAGCGACGACGAGGAAGTGGACGTCGTTGATGTTTCAGATGACGACAGCATTGGGTCTTCAGGCGTAAGTCGCAACGACATCAGGCGCGCCAGAGAATACCGCGAGGAGATGTATGCTGCGGACCAAGCAGTGTGGGATGCGCACACTAAGAAGATCGAGGCATTGGCACAGCAAACCTGCCAATACGATGGTTGCTCATGGAGAGGCGGAGTGAAGGGTAGCACTATCACAGCTAAGCAGCATATGAGCTCTTGTGCATTCAGAACAACAACCTGCTTGTATCATTCGGCAGGTTGTGATGTGATGATTCGCCATTCCGACAGAGCTGCTCACAATTCTCATTATGAAGTGTGTGCATTCAAGGCTGCATATACTTCAGACATTGAGTGAAGACAGTAGCACTTGGCTAATAATTTATTTATCAATCACGTCATATGAAAAATTGAATGGAACTTTAACTGGTCGTTATTATTTTATTACATCATTAAAATAAATGGCCAATTCGGAAAAGGATTTTACAGAATTACTCACGCGGTTTACCGATGATGATTCGTGCTCGTATGATAAAAATCAAATTAGATTAAACATAAATGATATGACGCTAAATCAAATAGTTGGAGAAATTAGGCAAATACATAATATATTAGATTTAAATAATGTGTATGGCATTAAAAAGTTTTGGTATCAAGAACATATTGATGATATTGAAAATACAGTCGTTAATAAACCACTAATGGAACAATGGGATAGATGTAGATATATTCCTCAAAGTATATTACATAATAATTATTGCAATAATGTTTTTGTAGCAATAGAGCTTCTCAAAGAAATGCGCATCAATGTTGACATTTTGCCGAGCTATATGACTGAGGAGTATAGAAAATATACGTTAAAAGCTTTGCATGAAATTAAAAAAATATCTGATAATGAGTTAGATATTAAGGTAACACCATTTGAATCATATCATAAAATAATAGAAAATAAAAGACAACAAATTATTAGGGAAGAAAAAAATATTCAAAGACTAAATCTTTTACAGCTTGAAAAGCAATTAAATGAGGAGCGTCATCTATGTTATAAAAAAAGGATAATCAAAATTGGAATATTCTTGAGTTTTTTACTATTATGTGTTGTATTAATTAAATATATTTCTCAATAGATTTATTATCAAGGAGTGGATTTATTAATGTGTATAAATGGGCAAATTTTGGGCCAACCATTGAGTAGTGACTCCAGTGTATATTCGGTTCAACATCGTCAAATACTCCATAGCTTGTACCATTATTTTTACGATTCAGTGGACAAATTTCATCATTATTGAAAATTAGTTCATTCAATGAATCTGTACTCAATACATATAATTCGTTGTTTTCTATTTTTATCGATACTGGTTCTGGAAAATCGTCATTAAACAAATAAATGCAGCTTATTGTATTTGTTTTTTCATCAAAATATGCAACAGATGTGTTAATACCCCAGGCATATCGTACAAAAACAAAAGCTTGCATTCCATCCCTATCATAACTCGGCATCCGTATGTAAAAGTCCCTAAATTGTACAGGCTTTTGATCTGGATATTCATCAGAATAATCATTCCACTTTGTTAGGGGTTCATATAATCCCCTTTGAGAATGAAGTTGGAAATATTTAATAGTTACTTTATCTCGACTATTTGCTTTGACAGCATACATTTCACCATTTCCTAAATATTCTAATTTAGTATCATTATCAAGAACGATTGGAAATTCTTTAGCAGCAGTAGCCTTACGATGTATTTCATATAATTTTTGAGATAATATTCTAACAAGCTTTCCTCGATTTGTTACAAATACATCGTGTTCATAATTATTTTCCCCATTAATTGATCCAATTAATGAAATCCAGTTGAAATCATATACATTATCATATACATGCTTAATTTTATTTATTTTTAAATTGACACCATTTTCTTCACACGTCAATTCGAGCTTATTTTTGAACCATATTCTGTCTTTTTCATTTATACGTGTTTCGTCAATGTTTAATGCAAAATTAGGTGTATCATTACTTATGTTAACATAGTTACGTATAATCCTTTTAAACATTTTTTTGGTTCTGTAAGATAGATAAATCAATGATTGAAGATATAATTGTTTTTTTAATCAATTTTTCGAATATAAATATAAATAAAGCGGATCATGAGACAATCGCATAAGTTATGTGCGAATGTGACTTATTCGTCGCCAGGTAGGTGTCCAGCAAGCATCACATCCAGCTTGGCCAGGAGTCCCAGTGCAAGCTGGAGTCCATTGTCAACAACTGGTGCGTCAGGGTTGACCGGATCCACCTGCTCATTCACCCCAAGGTGCTTGCGGGCATAGGCGAGGGTCTTGTACGTTGCGCCAGGCATGATAGAGCCCAAACGCATGTTATAATCGAATGCGTTTGCAAAGTCTCCGTCCATGACCGTATCACCCTTCGAGTTGAAGACAATGTATGTCAAACATCCGTGAGGTGAACTGCGTCCAACCTCGAGATGAAACTCAATGAAGCGATCCTTCTTGTTCAACTGGTAGCGGTTAGTAGCCCAAACCTGATTACCAAGCGGACGACGAGGCATCTCGTCATGCATCTTGGTGATAAGATCCTTTACAAGGATCTGTCGCACCTCATTGCCGTCATCAGTTGCGGGAATCATGTCCGTTGGCTTCTTATCAAAGGCCAGCAGGAAGTCCTCCACATCCTTCTCCTTCTTGGCCTGCTTGAAAGCCTCAGTCATGGCAGCAACATCCTCGTCGTCGTCATCGATTTCAGGCTGATCATCCACAATCTCACCATCTAGAAGTTCGTTGATGGTCTCGTTAAACTCGACAGGATTACCTTCAGGCTCCTTGTCGAGGATGATGACGGCATCGCAGTCCACGATGAAAACGAACTTTCCATCATCCGTCTTGAGGGCATGAAGGATGGGACTGCTAGAGTTCCATCGAAACCAAGAATCCCCGTTGTCATACACCAGACATGGCATAGCCATCATGTTTCCAATAAAGCGTGCACTGTCATGAAAGTCCGATCGATGATACTTCACATTGTTCACGTATCCATCAGGAATCTTGTCGCCAATAACATGACCACCTGCAGCAACAGTTGCTGCATCCTTCGATATCTTCTCACGGGTCTTCTCCTCCCACTTGCCGATGAAGTCGATGACATATGCAGTTCCAGCCTTCCACTTCGCGAGTGTGCGATCACGACTGGCTCGCATAATCTCCAGCTTCCGTTGGCGCTCCTCCATGTACCCATTACCAAGATACTTCAGAGGAATGCCAGAATACTCCAGCTCGGTTGGAGCCTCATAAACGCTACCACTGAACGTAAAGTACAGGGAGCGATCAGGCTGACCAGCGATAGGGTGCTGGTAGACAATGCTTGCACAGTTGAAGCCACCATCATCGCCAGCGACCACCTTGATGATGTTCATTGCTGGAGAAATGGTCGTCTTAGCACCGACAAAGTACATGTCTCGAACAGGGGCAGTCGTGTTCTCGCTGAGCTTAACATTCTGACCCATCACCAGCTTCATCTTGATGGTGTAGTCACCAGTTTCCGCACGAGTTCGGGCCTTCTGACGAAGGTCCGACAGGCCCGGCATGAACTTGTCCAATTGCTCCATCTCATCAATCTCGGACATCCCCGAAAGACGCGAAACCTCATCCATTTCAGTGGTAGACATGGGGGGAGACATGGGGGAAGACATGGTTGAAAGCTTGAATTGATCGTGCAGTAATCGATCAAAGGTGTGTGTGTGTGTGTAAAGTATCAAAAATAATGGGCATTTCAGTGGGTTGGGATTTCAATTTTTAATTAAAAATTGTATATTCTGAAATACTTTCCATGTGATCTGGCACGTATGTCTGAGTAAATAAATAAATAAGATTACATGGAGTCGTTTGTGAATTACAGAAGGCCATTAGTGAAAGCCATGTGAAGGAGGCTTCTGATCCGACCACCAAAAACGGTCCGGTGACCTCGGTCAGTCTCCTGGTTCTTCGATAATCCCTTTTTGCCATTCGCGATCCAGTCTTTCTTAATTTTGTCGATCGGAAAGTATGTCAGAGCATCGTTTTCCTTGAAACAATGAGGAACATTCTTGACATTCTTGATAGCTTTATAGTTTGCGTAAAACTTTGAGCACGAAACATTCTTGAAATCAGCAATAAATGCTTTGTGACAGTGACGTCCAGCGGGAATCGTTACACTGCCCAACGTCAGCTGATTGCAATTGAGTGAAATACTTCCTGCACTTTCCTCGTGAATTTCCCGAATGGCTGCATCCTCGACTGATTCTCCAGCATCGATCATACCTCCAAGGTCATCGTAGATCTGTTTCGCCTCATTTCTTCCCAGAACAATGGCATTCTTCTGGACATTCACTCCGATAACGCCGACTGAGCAAACCCCGTTTCTGCACTTGACGCAGTTAGTGCAGCGGAGTTTTTGCTGTTGAGGTTGGGATGCTGGAGCAGCGGCTGCCTGCTGCTGAGGTTGGAATGCTGGAACAACTGCTTGTGGTTGGAACGCGGGAATAGCAGGCAATTGCTGAGGTTGGAATGCTGGCACAAATGCTGCTTGTTGTTGAGGCTGGAATGCGAAAGCGAATGCCGGAATGAATGCTGCTTGTTGTTGAAGCTGGAATACTGGAGCTGCCTGTTGCTGATTGTTTGGAACAAAGGGGAGCTTTCTGTGGGGAGCGAGAGACATTTTGTTGATTGTACGCTTGAATCAAATTAGTAGATGGTAGTTATTATGGTGTCAAAAATTAATGGATCGTACAGTAATTCGGCATTTCAACTTTATTGATTTATTAAATATAATTATTCTGCTAATATAAAACCATACGATATGCATAAATGTATTGACGATAACGATTGGGACGGCAAGTAAATTTTGTATTATTTTGTACAAAATAATATAAAATTTAATTGACGTTATTTATGAGAAAATACGCATTTTCTTATAAAGGCAGAGCCCAAAAATATATTATTTTATACAAAATAATACATTTTTAAGTAACGGAAACGATTTTTACCCATTACTAGATCTTAGTATCGTTGATGAAAATTTGGGTTTGAGATTCTATTTGGATAAATTAATAAAACAAGTAAATAATCATAACACTAAATTAGGCGAAAAACAAAAGTGTTATTTATTTTTTCGCGCATAACAAGATAATAATAATAAAAAGGAATAATAGAATGACACCTTATTTTTCTATAATTTCATTTTACTACAATCATCTTGTTTCACGAGTTATTGGATATCATATTGAGAACCATTGCTTCGCTGGACCGCAATATGGACGCAGTTTAAATGACGCAGTAGATCTGGTTAGTTAAATCTAGCAACTAATATATATGTGACCACACGTCTAAGCATTTATTAGATTATTAACTAAAATTAAATGTTGCATTATATTTTATATATAATGATCATAATGCCTCTATATGAGCAGTAAATATGACAAATAAATTGAGAGCTGTAAGTCTGAGTAAAATCAGAGATAAAAATTTTTTAAAAATTTACAAAGTGTTTTAGTTTTTGATCTTCTTTGAAATATTTTTTTTTTGTATTTCTGTTCCCCCCTCAAAATTTAAATTGCATTATTGGGAAATTATCGATGGTTTTATAAAAGTAATAAGCTGTATATTAATTGGGAATTTTTCGTGAAAAATTGTTAAAATAAAATATATATAGTAATTATAACCAGAATGCCTGATCATAAATGTAAACAGTGTAACAAATTATATACGCATAAAGGAGATTATGATAAACATCTAAAAAGACTAAAACCGTGCAAATCCGTTAAAATCCAGAATTTCCCCACTACAAATCCATCGAAATACACTATTCTCGTTGATGGTACGGATAATCTTAATTGCAATTTTTGTTTTAAAAAGTTCACACGAAAGGACACTCTTAGTTTACATATGAGGGAAAGATGTAAAGTTAGAAAAGAAAAGGATAATGAAAAGGAAGAAATATTTAAGAGGTTACTTGAAGAAAAAATAAAGGAATCAAATAAGGAATTATTAGATGAGATTAAAGGATTGAAAACCCATATTGCGAATATGGAATCAAAATTAAGCACCGAAAAATCTTTACAAAATATTGACAAACAACAAAATATTGATAACCAAAATATTAACACTAAAATTGAGAAACAACAAAATATTAACATTGTCAATAATAATAATGCAACAAAGGTTATTGCTTTTGGAAAAGAAGATTTAAGTTTTATAACTGATGATCTTTGTGCGAAAATCCTCAAACGAGGATTCAAAAGCGTTCCTCAACTTATTGAACATGTGCATTTTAATGAAGAAAAACCAGAATATCACAATGTTTACATACCCAATATTAGAAACGAATTTGCAATGATACACGATGGTTTCGATTGGAATTTACAGGATAGAGCAGATGTAATTACACAGCTGAATGACGACGGATATGATTACATTGATAATAAATATCATGAACTTAAGAAAAAAGGATCATTAGATGAGGCAACTATTAAAAAAGTAGCCAGATTACTTGATGAAAGGGATACAGAACCATCACAATCGAAAATAAAAAGAGATTTAGAACTCATTTTATATAATAAACGAAAAATTGTTATGAAAAAGAAACCAATCAAGGAATTATGCTAAATAGTTTATTCATCACTATTTCCATTAGAAAATTTTTTCTTAGCTGCAAGTGCAGATGCTACTAATAATAGTAATCCGCCAAATGTTGCCAAACTTATTGAGGCAATTTTTAATTTTGATTTTTTATCAGCCGATGATGGATCTGATGCTGGAAAGTAAGAATCTTTATTCATTACCAAAAAAAGCACCAAAGCTATAAATCCAAATACCAAACCAGTTATACCTACTCCTAATTCAATAGACATGTTATAATATTAAGTGTCATTATTTTTTTTTAGTTTATAAATTAAAATAAATGGTCCTATATTTAATAAATTAAACATTGTTCGCGCTACTATAATTTTCAAAACTCTTAAAATGATCAGGAATTGGCATATTATTTTCTTTCAATAGTTCATATATTTCATGGCCACCCATTTGCTGCCTTTTACCATTGTGTACGACATGGTGTTTGCATGGCCATGATTCGGAACATGCTTCATCCACTGTGATTCCAGTTTTATTTTTTTTACTTGAGAAAGCACCCATGGTCGATATTTTCAAGTATTGAATATAATATGATATTATATTAATTCCATCTAGTAAAGCATTATTGTTTCAACTTTTATAAAAAATACCATAATATAATGATTAATAACAAAAGTTTAGTGTCCAACACGTTGTCTCATTTCCGCATTAACATAATTGTATGCACATGGACTTTGTTTCATAGCTATCAGACATATTTTAGCAGTTTGTTTTTTAATATATTGCAATGCAGATCCATCTATTGCAACTGCTGCTAAACATAATTCTTCCGACGGATTATCTATCAATGTTATCGCATAAGCATATTGGTTAACTGCTGCTAATTGCATTGTATATAATTCAGATTTATTAAAGCAGTAGTTGAAATAATTATTTACATATTTCAGTCCATAACCATATTGTTTAACTGCTTCTAAACATAACTCAGTGATCCAGTCTTTCGATTTCATTGTCATACAGATTTTATTTAAGCATTCGTTTTCTTTAATAAATTTTAGTGCAAATCCGTCTTGTTTCACTCCAATTAAACACAATTCAAAAAGCCAATTTAATTCTGGTTCTGTTTTAAATTTCTTTGTGTCAATAAACTCCAACGCTCGACCATTTTGTTTAACAGCTGTTAAACAAAGTTCTTTGGTTTGTTCAGTAACGTATTCCAAACCTAATCCATCTTGACCAAGTATTGCTAAACATAATTCTGGTATTTCTGATTTTAAATATTGAATGCTATGTTTTGTTATAAGAGAACGATATGGCATATTTGAGCGCTTATAATATTTAAATTTATCACAATCATGTTTAACTGCTTCTAAACAAATTTTGACCATTTCGGGCATTGTTAATTTGACATATTGTAAAGCATAGGCTTCTTGGGCTACAGCTTGTAAACAAAAATCATAATCGTTCCAAACTTGCAAATCTTCTATTTTTTGTTTATTTTTTAATTCAAATTTGTCCGTTTTGAATGTGTTGTAAGGGACTATTAGATCATAATCTACACAAACTAACGCATCATCCGGTACGACAACGTCATATATGTAAACATACTCATTTTCTTTATAATGCATGGTAATTCCGTAAACCAACCAAAACGGAAATTTATCAAATTCACAAAAATAATTGCCACCGTATGGATATTTTTGTTTGTCATCAAATTTATTAAAATATTTATCTGTTGGCTCATATTTCCATTTACTACTTGCTAATTTGACAAATCGTACATCTTTGTACTTTTCATTGAATTCTTTGCCAGATAGTACAGTCATTTTAGAATGTTTTTTTAAGTTTAATATAATTTATGAGCTATTAATAATGGTTTTTCAACTTTATAAATAAAATATTTTATAGCTTCTTTACTTCTAAATAATCAATAAAATCCTTCACAAACTGGGGTACTTCATAGTATTTAATATTGTGTTTAATGTGGTAATATCTATATTCCACAAAATTTATAAATGGTTGGATATTATAGTTTGGCTTGTCTTCTGTGTATGTGTAATTATTATAGGCGAATGGTAGATCATCTTGAAATTCAACTGGTAGATTTGTAATATCTCTAATATTAAAAATCCGAACGTCGCTATTATAATTAAGAAAATGACGCGTATCTGTTTTCCAATTTGGATTTATAACTTTTCTGTAATGTTTGTAATATCCATATTCTGTTTTTCTTTCATCCTCATTACTTGTCAGTACTTCAAAATTAAATGCAATCGTTTGAACACTGTGATGATAGTTATCTCTTTCATTAAGATGTTGTTCAATCTCTTTAAGTTTCGTAAAATATTCGACGACACATTTGGCATGTCTGTAAAGATATGCTTCTGGAGTATAAATACAGTATTTATCGAATTGTTTTTTTTCATATTTATCAACAATTTTTATAAAATCAAAAACTGTGAGATTATTTAAAAAGCTATAATCCATTGCATCAATAAGCTTTCTATTGTCGTCTATCAGTTTATAAACATCAATATTTGGTGCAGTCATTTTCGCCCAGAATTATTTGGATTTAAGATAAAATAATAGGAATATTATGAGAACACTCAGCAAATTAGCTTTTCAATTTTTAATGCAAATAATAATTAAGTTTTATATTGATCGATCATTTCGCCATTTTTTAGACGTAATTAAACTACGCTTGTGCAAAATAGTCATTAATATTAGATTTTTTCTTTTTACCTTTTACAGTTATTGTTTTGCCTTTCTTTTTCTTGCTTTTAATTGTGGCTTTTTTCTTTTTACCTTTAACTAATTTTTCTTTTTTAGTTTTCACACGTTTCTCTTTTTCCCAACTCCACTTATTAATTTCTTCTAATTTTTTTATTCTTTCATCTGACAATTTTCCTTTTTTCTTTTCAATGCGTCTATAATTTATCCAATTTGCCAACTTTTTTTCCATTTCATTTTCCGATTTATTTAATGGCAATCTATCATTTTTATTAATCCAATCATTTAATTCGCTACATGCAATATTAAATAAATCATTGGCGTTCCAAAACCATCCATTAACTTGTTCTAATTTTTTTATTATGTCTTCAGATAATTTGCCTTCCTTTTTGCATTGTCGTTTAGTATTTGCCCATTCTCCAATTTTTCTTTCCATGGCGTCTTTAGACATTGATGTTGGTAACTTGCCATTTTTCTTTGTCCATTCAACTAATTCATTATACATTTCATCGAATGATTTTATTTCATGTCCCTCAATTGTCCAAAACCATCCATTTATTTTTTCTAATTTTTTAATTTTATCTTCAGGCAATTTTCCTTCTTTATTATCTGCTCTTCTATTACCTACCCAAATTGCTAATTTTTTTTCTCTTTTATCATCAGCTGCGACCGTCGGCAGCTTATCATTTTTATTAACCCAAATAACTAATTCATCATATATTTCGTCAAATGATTTTATTTCATGAGTTTCAGTGCTCCAATACCAACCATTTAATTTTTCCAATTTTTTAGCATCTTCTTCAGGTAATTTACCAATTTTTTGGTAAACACGTCTGTTGCACGCCCATGTACCTAATTTTCTTTCCGTTTTATCTTTAGATAAAACAGACGGCATTTTTTTGTTTTTATTTACCCAGTCAGCAAATTCATCGTATATTTCATCTTGAAGTTCGTCTTTATGCCAATGCCATCCGTCAATTTGTTCCAATTTATTTATTCTGTCATCAGCTAATCTCCCTTGTCTTTTATCTTTGCGTCGATGAGTGGCCCAATTTCCTAATTGTTTTTCTTTAGGATCTTTAGCTGAGGAAGACGGCAACCTACCATTTATATTAACCCAATCGATTAATTCTTTACTCTTTTCATCGAATGTATCAGTTGGATCCCAATCCCATCCGTTAATTTTCTCTATTTGTTTAATTTCATCTATTGATAATTTTCCTTCCCTTTTATATCCACGCTTATGTCCAGCCCAAATTGCTAAACTTCTTTCTATAAGATCATCGGAAGCTGACGACGGTATTCTTCCATTTTTATTTACCCAGTTGACGCATTCATCATATCTTGGATCGACCATTTCACTAGGATCCCAAAACCAACCAGATATTTTTTCCATTTTTTTAATTTCATCTTCCTGTAATTGGCCTTTTCTTTTCATTACACGTTTATTTCTTACCCAATTTCCTAAAATTTTTTCCGTAAAATCTTTTGACATTGGAGAGGGTATTTTGCCATTTTGACTAACCCAATTGACTAATTTGTCATATTTTTCATCGGACTTGCCCATTCAGCTGTTTTATTTATCTGAAATAAATAGTTTGGGGACAGTATTTTAAAAGATCAACTTTTAATATTATATAGCATATTTCTAATAAAGTGGAATAAAATTGAAGTTCACTTTACTTGTTGTACCAAATAATTAAAATATAATTAACAAACTACAAAAAATGTCATCTGATACAAAATGCGTTATATGCTCCAGACGGGCTTCAAGTGTCTGTTATTTGTCTGCTAAAAGTGAATGTGTTCAATGTGTAAAAAACATGGAAGCTGAATGCAATCTTTGTAAGAAAAAGTTTAAGAAGTACGGAATAATATCAGGTTGTGGACCAAATGACAGGTTTATGAAAACACTCACTATACATGATTGCAGAGATGAAAAATGCAAAATATGTAATAAATTATGTTACGCTGACGATGATTTTGAGCATGAATCCAAATTTACATGTAAAATGCTCAATCCAATACTCGAACGTCTTGAAAAATTGGAAAAGGAAAACAAAGAGCTAAAAAGACGCTTAGATAATCATGATAAACCAAACTAATTTACTTTATTAAAAATCTGTTATTGATTTGGATTTCGATTTTACTGTTATTTTTTTAGCGGGTTTTTTAATTGGTTTCTTTTTATCAACATCGATATAAGGTGCTGCACCAGCTCCATGTACCAATCTATATTTTGACCTCATTTTCCAATCATAGCCACTAGCTTTTTCACTCATTACATAAATATCTCCATGCTCAATTTTGAAATCAGCAAATGTAGAAAATACATCTGACGAATTAGGTTCTCTCCAATAAAATCTTAGCGTTGTTGAAGTACCTAAACTGCAACATATTACTATTTTACGTTCAGAGTCTCCATGAAACCCTATACCGGACTTTTCAGAATAATAATAATTACCCTCCGCATTTAATCCTTTAGCCTTATTACGGAAAATTTGTGGAAGCTTTGCACGCAACTTTTTAAAATATGGAACTTCATCATATCCAATAACAGTAGATTGTGAATAGTCTTCAGAATGGTTAATGTGTTTATCACCAAATACTGTATTATGTCTAGCAATTTTGTTTAATTTTTTCTTTTGTCTATTATCAAAATAAAATTTATCGTATTCAATAGATTGCTGTTCAGCAAGCATTTTATTAGCATATGATTCGTCATCCATCAATTTATTAATACCGTTTTTAATATGCAAAACACATGCTTCATTATCTAGTCTTTTGTCTTCTGGTAATAAGTCACTTAATACTTTTATGATTGCATTATTGCCAAATTTTTGTGCAATATCTTGTAATTCCTTTACAGAAAATCCACTTTTTGCTAAACCGTTGCCATAAATTGGACAACCTACATGTATTTCACTTTGTTCGCCTAATGTTAATGCATATCTAGATGTCATAATACATTAAAATCACAATCTAATGTTTAAATCTGTTTCTCTCACCAAACTTTAGAATCTTTAGGAACTATATTATAAATAAATTTACTGTTTGACATCTGGTAGTTGTTCGAATCTCGGTACAATCTTTCCTTCATATTCGATATTTTCCACAAACATATCTAGCGGTCTAGACCAAACTTCCGGATGAGATCTATTCTTATCGAAAAATGATATGATCCATTTAAACGGACTTGGATTATATTTTTCATAATGCACAAGTTTTTCCATTGTTTCTGTATGAGTAGATACGTTAAGGACATTAATTTGATGATCAGTAACAATGGGATTATGAGATAATTGCGAAAAAATTCCATCATGCTGTTTAATTTTTGGAATAAACTTACTGAAAAAAGTTGGATTATATTTTACGTAATTTACAAATTTTTCATTTGTTTCTGTACGTTTGGACAAATAAAACACATGGTAGATATTACCCTTGTAATGTTTGAACAGTTTGCCAGTTAATTGGGGAACAGCTGTCATTTTATATTTATTTTGTATAATATTAACTCATATTATGATATTATGTATGGATTTCAAATTTATTATAACAATAAAATTGATAGTTAATTGTATTATATTGCCCAATACATTAAATAATATTAATTATTATTGTTATAAACAGGCTTATTAAAATGTCAAATTCTGGACAAGATGAAACATATTTCAAAACATCATGTGTACAGCAATATCCATTAGCTTCCAAGGCGTTAGTTTTTTTGAGACATAAATGCAATCCTATAAATATTTCAATTGATGGATTTGTTAATATTGATGTTGTTGCGCGATGGATTAAAGTTAACAAGTCTGCATTAATTGAGGAAATTAATAAACATGATAAAGAAAAGGAAATCAACTATTTTGAAATACGTAATAACAAAATAAGAGCTATCACCTGTCACAGTATTGAAAAAGTATGCGAAGATCTTATTTTAGAAAAAGTAAAATTTAATGAGCATGAATATGGATATGTTGGTATTAAAACACATGGTATTCATAAATTTAGTATCGGTGATGATTATTGTCCAATAGTTGGTCGTAACTGTTGTGTTATTGGCACAACCGAAATGAAACCAACAGAACATCATAATATTATACTGGTTATAAACCTATATGAATTGTCCAAATCATATAATGTTTACAAATATCACCACATGTTATTTGTGCGAGATGGTGTTCCAGCAAAATTTATAAAATGTATAACATTGAATTAGAACCAATTTCTTTATCTTTAATACTTAAATAAACGCAAATACATTTAATTATCCAATGGCTAAATGTTTACTTGGTAGTGCCTTCAATGCAAATTACAAAGATAAAGTTTTCATAAAATTAACAAATTCTGATGAAAATCATAAAGGATATAGATTTTATGTAGGTCTTAATGAAGATGTAGTTATGTATGATTCATCTAATCCAAACCCACAAGGTATATGCTTTTGTGAAATTACTGATTTGGTACACTCTATTGGATATAACAAGATGGAATTATGTTTTGTGCGATATGTTAGAATTCCAGATAACGCACATGTTTTTGTTTGCGACAAATATTTTAGAACAGATAAAATTATATTAAGTGAAAAACATTTGATCGAAGATTTACCAGATTGGTCTGACGAATCATTTTGCAGATTGTCTTTTGGAATAAATAGCAAAACTATAAAATATATTAAAAATAAAAAAGTTTTATATGATATCGAAAATGGAAATAACATGAAGAGTAAAGAATTAGCTGATGAAATGGAATATAATGGTCTTGATTTAAAATATGTGAAAAATCAGACTGATGAAATTTGTTTAGCAGCTGTAAAGCAAAATGGATTAGCACTTGAATTTGTACAAAAACAAACGCCTGAAATTTGTTCAGAAGCTGTAAATAATAATGGTTTAGCATTAAAATTTGTCGAACGTCCGACTTGTGTAATGTGTTTAGATGCGTTAACAAATGATTCTAAAGCATGGCGATATGTTCCATATGAATATAACACAAAAGTGGATTTTTTTGCATATTTGATGAGATGTGATGATGGTGATAACTTTGATGAATATACGCCAATGAAACGATTATGTGAAATGCAAGATTAAATAAAAAAATTTCGCCCAAATATCAAAATGGATCTAATCAAACTATTTTAACAAAGTGGATCGTTTATCTTTGCTGTTTCATTAGACTGTTTTCGTTTTGCTTTATAAATTAATGGTTATCATATTTAAATACAAATTATGAATTAAACATATTAATGTGTTTCAGGTACATAAATTTGTCAATCGATAACATTCAAACTTGGAAAGATTTGGTAAATTTTTACCAAATGGTTACTGAAACATTAAAAAGTAATTCATCAATTGTAAACAATTATAGAAATCAAATTAATGAATATCTAATCATCTTCAATGAATTTCCCAAAATGTGTAATTTTGTTTATTCATATAATACTGTTTTATTTAGCACCTATTCATTTTATAAGGGATGTTCTATGTCAATTAATGATATTCTTAAATTAAAAAATATTAATAGTAATTGCAAAATTATTTTAACTAATGAACAAACAAAAAAAGCAATTATATTAAATGAAATAATGGGCCAAATATATAAGAATGGGAAAATACTTCCATAAAATTGAAATAAACAAGCCTTTGACTATTAACTAATATTACAAATAGTATCAGTTAATTATCAAAAATGAATACACTTAATACACTTAATAAACATCGATCGTTCTTTTTACTTGTTGTTACCATTATATTATTTGAACATATAGCCAATGTGAACGATTTTGTTAATAAACCAAGTGTTTTAATCAGAACACTTGCATCTCATGTACACGATATTGCACATTGGCTTGGTACACAGCTTGCACACTGTGCGAGTTTTTATAAACTATTTGATTTACTAATGGTATCTATATGTGATTTGTTTTCAGCAATTTGGACATTGCTTGTATCATTTGTTGGATTATTCAAGCTGAATTTACTTTTCATGACAATATTTGATTTGCTTTCAGCGGTCTGGGCATTATTTACATCATTCACCGGTTTATTTGACGGGTATTATGAAGCTATACAAACCTTTTATAACAATAATGTACTTCTTGTTAATATAGGGACTGTAACAATTTTAAGTTTAGTAGTATTTGCTGGAATTTATTATCGGTATTTTTATTGTAATCATAAATTCGAGATTAAAGATATGAATGTAATTATGGGATTTGTTAGTACTTTCATGCTACTTTATACTATTTATTTGTTTTACATAGATACTTTTTCATGGACCACAATCTTTTTCGATATTTTTGTGCTTGGTTATTGGTGTTTGACCAATGAAAAACATAATGATACACAACAGCGTAATTATGATACAAACGACAGAAGCGAAGAATTAAGTCGTGTCCATTATGATGGATTAGGAAGAAAATTAAATACCAAACAATATAATTATAATCCAAATGATAAAAGTGAAGAATTAAGTCAAACTCAATATGACGGATTAGGGAGAAATTTAAATGCTGAACATTGTAATTATCCTAACGACAAAAGTGGAGAATTAAGTCAGTGCCACTATGATGGAATGGAAAGAAAAAGAAATACTCGTTCGCGTATCAAAGCTCGAGAATCGCGTGAAAATGAAATATATTATCCGATTTTTATTACACCTTATTAAATTCTATTTGTTTTTTTTATTTAAACAGACGAAACAATGTCATTAAATGTAAAATAAATTAAAATGTAATGTCAAAGTCTCCAAGTATCATATTTAGCAACCCACTATTTTTGTCTACACTTTCGACACGACTCATAACTCCGAACGTTACCCCAGTTAAGTTTTTATCGATACGTAAAACATATTGGCCATCGTGAGTTTTGTTTTTAGGAAGTAAACTATAGTGCTCATCCATATTTTTTACTGTAAGCATTACATGTCCAAGTTTAAACCGAGAATCTTTATCTGTGATAGTTATTACTGTTTCAGTGCTTGTCGCTTCGATGCACATATTAAAATATGTATTGAATCTATAGTCATCCGGTTGAGGTGTGTTTAGGTATTTATATTCTGGTTTATCGGCATTATCTAAAGCATGCTGATATGACAATCTCTCAAACTCTTCCCCAGTCAGATCCTTTGCTTGATTGTCAGACATGTTTACTTTGCTTTATTAATTAGAAGAATAATAAAGGTATATTTGTATAAGGTATTTCAATTTTTTCAAATGTAACTTTGTATACCTTAAAGTTAATATAAACAAAATCATTTGACTGAATAATTCATAATGTGTCATTAAAGTGTAATATCAAAATGTTCAAGTTCCATATCTAGTAATCCACTATTTTCATCGACACTTTGGATAGAACTCCAAATTTCGAATGCTGTGCCAGTTAGATTTTTTTCAATACGTAAAACATATTCGCCATCTAGAGTTTTGTTTCTATCAGTTAAACTGTAGATCTCATCTACATTTTTTACCGAAAGCATTACGTGTTCAAGTTTAAATCGTGGATCTTTATCCGTAACGGTTATTACCGTATTATTGTCGGCTGCTTCAATACAAATATTTAAATATGTGTCAAATCTAAAGTCTGTTGGTTGAGGGGTATTCAAATATTTGTATCCTGGTCGGTCAGCATTATTCAAAGCATGCTGATGTGCTAGTCTAGCAAATTCCTCCTCTGTGCATCCTCTTTTAGCTCCTTTAGTTTTTTTATTATTAGACATGTTTGGTAGTTTTGCTTTATTAATCACCAGAATTGTATGCATAAAGTATTTCAATTTTACTTAATAAATAAAATATATGTCATTTGACATAATTAGTACTTGTAACCCTCTGCAACAGTGGTCAGACCCTCAGAAACACTTTCCCACTTGGATGGCATCTTATGACCGTATTGCTTGCTCAGACTTTTGTACGCCTGGTACGCGAGTCTAAAAATGAGAACATACTGCTTCTCAAACTGAACACACTCTTCCTTCTTAGTGGGATACACGAGAGGCAGACTCGTATACTGAAGCATATTTTGATGGCAAACGATTTGCATGTTTTCATTGTACCATGTCAAAACCTTTTCGACAAAGGCTTTGTCACACTTGAGAACGAACTTGTCGGTTTTCGCCTTCTTATCAGTCACAACCTTGATGTTGTAGCTGAACAGCTTCTTGAAGCTTTCAATGTACGGTCCAGCCATACTACCAACCTTTTCTCTCATCATAGAATAATCAATGATGGATGAAGGGATAGATCGCGGATCGACGCTCGAAACAGACCACGACATTTCGGACTAAAGCTTGTGATTACGATGATAGAAGTTCGTAAGTGTCTTGTTATACGGTAAAAAATAATACGTAATTCACGTACTTAGATGTTCAATTTTTTTGTAAAAATGTGCATTCTCCGTTACTAAAAAATACAAAATTTACTTGCCGTTAAATTAAAACTATTAATATATTATAATTTGTTGAGGTATATAAAAAATTAAATTTCATATATGTATGTATATGGTTAGTCAAAGTAAAAAAGTTAGTGTTAAAAAGCATAGTACTAAAAAACTATCTAAAAAGCATAGCGTTAAAAAACTATCTAAGAAGCCTAGTGTTAAAAAGCTAAATAAGCCTAAAATTTATTTTACACATGACAATGGTGGACGTCCCTTTAAAATCGAAGTATCCCTAAATAATGTTACTATTAATGTTATTGATGAGGATAAAACAAATGAACAAAAAGCCCATTATAAGTTATATGATTCATTAAATGCAAAAAAAATATTTATTGGAAAAAGTCCGTTAAATGAAATGACCGAATTTAGCGGCGGACATGGTAAAAAATTTGATGGAAATACCATATTATTAGAAATTGGGAATAATAAATATAAATTTATTGGTGATAATATATTTACTTTTTCATCATACGCAAAAATTGTAAAATATGTATCTCCAGTTGGTAACAATGATGTTCCGTATCCATATGCAATAGATATAAATAAAAATATATATTTATTTATCGAAAATGTGGTTCTAGGTGACACTGACGAATTGCGAAAATATATGAAAGATAAAAAAAATGATCCATATACTTATTACTATAAATTAGATTTAATTACTCCAGATATGGGTATATCGTATCCAAAAAAACATAAGCAAGAATTTAAAGAATTTGATGAAATTACAAAATTTTTTATCGGTAAACATCAATACACTTTTAGATTTAGTGCTTATCCGAATAAGGAATTTAATAGACTAACAAATAATTCATCTAAAAAGTTGTATGTAATGCGAAAAGATAATAAAAAAACAGAATTAACCAAAAAAATGTATATTAACCTTATGAAAAAATTTGGTGAAGATAGGGGTTTTTCCCCATTATTAGATATTAAAATAGAAAAAGAACGAGTTTGGTAGAAATAAATTGGATAACTTGATGAAAATATAACGCAAAAAAAAAAATAAAGTTGAAATAACAAGTCTAACAATACTTCATTATTAAGCGATATGTTAAAACAACTCTGTTTGATATAAGCTTCTAAACTATCGCAAATGGCATCTGAAAGCTCATCTCAAGCTAATTTCACTCCTCGGGTGTACAAATGGAGCCAATTCGCTACACAACAAAAGTACAAGCTGAAGGGAAGATGTGTTGAGTGTAATACAGCGCTAAAAAGTCAGCGTAATCCAGCTTCCTTGAACAATGTCATTCATCTTTGCATGAATTGTAGTACACTGGCATATGCTATCTTTTTGGAAGACAAGGCTGTTTACACTGTTGATCAACTACTTGATCCGGACTTTTTGGAAAGAGAATTAGCTGTCAATTATGATGTCTGGGCTGGACTGAACAACCATCGCCGATCAGAATTTGGACATACCAAGGTATATACATGTTTCAAGTGTACTGGACCTAAAACACACAACAATCCATTCAAATTTTGTTTCGACTGTATTCTGACTGATTCGCCGATTTGTGCAGATAAGGAGTTAGCCGCAAAGGTGCTTGAAAAGTTGCCACCACTTCTAAGTCATCCTATTATTGGACAGTATCTACTGAAGCGTAAGCAGTTGCATAAGTCTAGAAAACAACTCGTTTCGGATGTGGCTACGTATCATTGTTCCGAGTGGAGTCAACCAGATATCCCTGAAACTGAAACATGTCCAATCGCCCCGGTTGATATCACAGCTGGCAAACATGTGGAAAAACAGCGCATCGACGTCATTTCTAATTCATCTGATCAACTAATTCCGGATATTTCAAGCATGATTTCTTCATTTGAAGGATTAGCGTTTGGATGTGATCAGGATGGCAAGATTGTACGAAAAGTCAAGACAATCAAGGATAACGACGAACTTTTGCATACTCAGCGAGATTTCGTTATTGCAAAGCTGGATTCTTAAATTGCTAGGAATTTACATATTTTTTTTATGAAGTCTATAATTATTGCTAATAATAAATAAAATGATGTCACTTACGAGTTTTCCTTAACAAACTCCTTCATTGCTTTAGTAGTATCGTATCTAATTTCTCGCGGATCAGTGCCCCGCATAAATGCACTGTACGTTTCTACAGTATCAAACGCAATGTCCTTGCCATATCCGTCCCAGTCAAGCTCTTTTCCATAACCTTTCGCAGGATTACGACATGACATCGTTTTAGGCTTGCTGTTGAGTACAATGATAGACTCGCGAAAGGTAAAGAATACATACTTTCCACTGTATTTACCATCCGTTGGCTTGAATGCCCTCAGAATTGGAAAGGCTTGTAGTTTGAATTCACCAAGTTTTTTATCTTCAAACATTAGCTGCGGCGTGCCATTCATTCTATTGCAGTGAAACATTGCTTGTGGAAACACATCAGCGCTAATTTCAGCGTGTGGATCATCATGCATGCCAGTATGGAGAAAAGAGGTTTTCTCCATTTCAGGATCGATTTCATGGAGTGGAAATTGTCCAGAATCCCACTGCTTTTGCAAATTATCACGAAGTTGCGTCATGACGTAACGATACAGGTCGTTTTCACGATCTGTAGAAACTTGAGGGTCCTCATCCAGTGACCAAGGCTTGTACGTGTGTTTAGGTACCGTACCACGAGGCAAGTTAGTGATGCATACATATACTTTTCCCGAGGCGGTGAAAAAATAGGAATGTTCCGGCTTGTCATCAAGCGGCTTCACATACACGATAGCTGACGTGTAAGCAACACCATGTGGGTAAACAACACGCAACATACCAAGATCATTTCCATTAAATGCTTCGTGTGGTGCTAGCCATTCTACGTGTCCAATAAAATTCCCATCAACACCAGTTCCAGGCAGATAGTAAGCAGTTGGAACAACAGGATCATCAGCTTTTATCATTGCCTCAGATCTTTTGACGAGAAGACTATTCTTAGTAGAATCATCCAGATGTGATTCAATGAGAAACTCTGCATACTCGTCATCAGAAGGAATATTCTGTTTGGTGCTTGAAGCTTCGGCAGCCATTTTGGAAAGCTTGTGATTACGTTAAAAGTGTGTAGTAATATATGGTAAAATTTAATGAGTTAGCCATTGACTAAAATATTCAATTTTTTAATATAATTTTTTTTCGCTCTGCACACGATTCACAATTACATGAATTGACAGTTAATAATTTTTGTTTATATTCTTCGTGTACACATTTCCATATTTCCTCAAATGAGTCCCTAACATGACTAGTAATATAAACTTCAGCAGATTCCTTGCGCTCGTCATATATGTATATATGTACAATAAACATATACATATTATCCTTTTTCGCAAATATTAGTGTTTGTTTGTATTCTTCATATGAGCGCGCATGTAATCTATAGGGATTACATATGCTATATTTTTCATCTAATGTATCAAAAAAATATTTATATTTGGTATTCATTTCAGTGTATTTGTCACCAGATGGTACTTTTGGGTCATATTTGTAATCTATATTTATTTTACCAATTGAGTCACCATCAATATATTCCATATTAATTTTATTTAGTTCGGCAAAAGGCAAAGTTAACAAATTTTTAAAATTGGTAATAGGCTGATTGAATAAACATTTTAAATCGCTACTTGATACCAGTTCAGACATTTATATACTTATTTTATACTAAACAAACTTGATATATTATATAAATATCAACTTTTGATTTAAATAAATTAAATAAGTTATTCGTTCGCTTTTTCTTCAACTTCTTCAATATCTTCAGCCATATAATAATTTTTCATATTACTTGAAACCAAAACTGCACTAATAACTGTTTTAGTAGAGATTGTATTGCAGCATCCACAACTTCCAGAGCATCTAGCCCACTCTGAATTTAAACTTTGCAAATATGATACATCCACTACACCATACTCATTTATCGCTTCATTAGGTAAATTTTCGGGTATAACAACTGTTTCAGTTTCAAATGTTATATCACTAGAAAAATCACTAGGGTCTGAACAATATCCATCATGATCACAATTGTTTATTTTGTATGTAACAAATAGTGAGTAATGTTCGCTATCGTATTCCATTTCAGTTATATATGCATTATTTATTAAGTTATTTTTAAAGTTATTTTTTTCAACTTTAAAAAAATCCGCATGTCAAAATGGCTTATGTCTAGTAATTTCGTAATATAGTTCCTTTAATATTATGACTTCTCTAGATGGTTTTCATTTTGTTAAATAAATAAGTTTAAATACCTGCAATTTGTTCCTTAAAGTCATCAATCGTAGATATTTTTTTTGAAATTATGTTGTTAGTAGGAGCTCGACACCATGTAAAACACGACGTTATAACACTATTACCAATGTTTTTCTTTTTCTTACAGCTATTGCAACGATGTCCGGTACTAACATTTCTGCTACAAATGTGTTTACCATTGGTTTTTCTAACTCCGCGTCTGCTGTTGCGACTCCCTTTATTGGCGCTTTTCATACGCCAATAGTATAATACTATCTAATCAAATCTTTATATTATTTCAAATACTCAACTGTTAACTTATCATATCTTTCTTTAGCCAACTTTGTATTTAGTGTTTGAATATGAGGCAATAGATCATTTATTTGCTTATACTTTGATAATGCTATGTCTGTATTGCCTTTAGTCTTATAATATTCGGCACTTTTATATAACCGGTCAACTAATTCGCTTCCTTTCTGTTTATATCTTTCTATATCATTACTAATCCACTGTTCTTCTCTTTCATTGTCAATTATTTCGTAATGTCTTTTTTGTGCAAGTTCCACATATTTATTTGGCCCAAGATTATAAATTAACTCATAATATACCTTTTTTGCTTCGTCGTTTTTATTTTCATAAAATAATTTTTCGGCAAATTTGTATTGTGTTTCGGCAAATTGTTCATATTGGTTTCCTAAACTATTTTTACTATCAATATTCATTTATTAAAATATATCATCAAAGCATTAAATCATTTATGTGAAATCAACATTAACTATTTCAGTATTATTATCAGTAAGTAGTTTTTTAACTATTTCAAACTGATTTGGATATTTATTTCCAACAACAACAATATGGTAATCAGATATATTTTCTGGAATATTTTCACCCAAATCTGTTTCATATACATCTAATTCAACGAGTTGGTTGGCGATAAAAGACTTTCCTAATCCAGATTTTCCTTTGAAAACATAAACAGGATGCTTTTCCTTAGTACGAATTGACGATACAAGTACATCTTTGTTGATCATACAATATCCCTGTGGATAAAGACCATAACCTTCACTTAATTCGTCACCTTCTCGTGAACAATTCATAATAGTAACATCATCTAAATTTCTTAATTGAAATTCATCTAATGCGCACGGGAATGTTATTTTTGGATAAAGTCTTGGATTTCCATTATTATAGTCATTCTCTGGGATATTTTTCACATATTCATTTTGGTTTGGTTTCATCTCAATAAGTCTGACAGATCCGCAATATCCATTTTTTAAAGTATAATGAAGCGGTGGTAAATCATAATTATATTTTGTAATTTCTGACAACCATCCATATGTTGCCGGTATGTATCCTGATTGACAGTCAGCGAAAGAATTATGTCCGATGATCTGATAAACTTGTTTGTAGCCATTAATTATTTGTGATAAATAAATATAATACCTAGATACTTCTTTGGAGCCGTGACTTTCTGACTGATCAACATGCTTGAATTCATGAATTCCTATAAATTTATATGTTTGGTTATTTTTTTGATATGTAGATTGATGTTCTTTATATTCATATTTTTCTTTAGCGTTTCTATTACCCATTATATAAATAAAACATATTTAGCCTTTATATAAGATATCACTTAACCATTTGATAATTATAAATATTATTATGACTTCAATATATGATCTTAATGACAGAAAAGCCGAGTTAGAAAAAGAATTGCAAAATATTAACAAGCAATTAAGTAATACATGGCTCACAAATGAATCTTTAGATATGGAACTAAGAAAAGTATTATCATCTAAATACGTTAACGCCGATAAATTATTGCATATTTTGGCAAATTACGTTTATCATGACTTTAATTTGAAATATACAGATGTTCCTGAAAAACTTAGAGCCCAGCTAATAGCATATAACGACAAAACCGGAGCTGTCAGTAAAATTGCCGATTCAATAGGATTTCCAAGAATGACTTGTACTGGATATAGCGGCGATAGCCAAATTATGGATTTTGTTGCAGGAATTCCACATTTGGAATACATTGTTAATGAAATTGATGATACACGAGAATTTAAAATACAATTTTGCAAAAATAATATGAAATCCAATTTAATTACTCTTCAATATGGTGATAATGATTTTCAATTTAATTGTTCGACTAATGAAATAAAATCGCTAAATAATAAAGTATCATATGAGGTCAAAGAATTTTATAAACGATCTGATTGGAACCATTTGCGTTATTCAGTTAAAAGCAGTGCATAATTTTCGTCTAAAATAGATTTATTACGTATAAAAGGTTTTCCCATTAAGTTACCGAATCCATTTTCAACTATCATCCATTTAGCCCTATTAAATGTAATATCATGTTTGTAATTCATTATATTAATAAATTTAATATTTCCAACAGTAATTGCATATTTAAATTCTGATTCATTATATTCCTCAAATATGAATTTGAAGTATATATGTGTATAACACATTGCTACTAAGGGAAGGTAAAAATCCTTGCTAGATATTTTTGATAACTCAATTTCACTACCATTAATAACAATATATGCTTTGACTGGCTTACATTTTCCAGTAAATTCTATTTTTTCCATTACATCAACATATCCTCTACATGGTTTAAATATTATACAGTTTTCGTTGACTTCATCATGATCATGATCTTGATACAAAAATTGTTTCGCATTACTTTCTCCAACTCTAAATCTCGCATAAAAAACACCTTGGTCCCTCCATTCGAATGACTTTTTTTCTAATAACTGGCAAATTTGTGATGAATTTGGTATATCGACATTAAAGATTTTATATTTACTTGGTTTAAAATCTTTTTCAAAATCCCCATTGTATATAAAAGTATAACTACTTAACTTACCAAATTCCCACATTGGTGATGAAATATCCTTTTTTTCTTGACAACAATAAAAATTCTTACAAATATGTTTTTTATCGGGAATTTGGTCTCCAACAATTTGCTTAACTATATTTAAACCATATTCGGTAAGTCTTACCTCTTTAGGAAACATATTGTCATAATTTATTTCTGTATTATTCGCTAACATATACAATTAATAATTTATTTTACTTTAAGTAATAAGACACAATCATCTTTGTAAAATAATAGTGTAATACTATTCTTTATGGTTTAAAGAAGATTAATAAATAAAATTATTTGCTGGGTCCTAAAGACTGAGTTGCAGCAGTTTCAATATCCATATAGTTATTGAGTGAGTATATAGCAAGATCGGTTGAATTTGAAAAACATTTGACTAGTTGACCCGCTGCTTGGCGCTTTTTATATTCATGTTGGTGGATATCAAATGCTCGTTCGACACGAGATTGTCTAACTAAAGTATTATCATCTCGAAATAGTGTTGCTGCTACAAAAGGATTTATTTTATTATTATTAGCATAGGCAATTAATTCCTCCTCACTATCAAAATAAAGTTCAGGATTGTTAGTTTTAAGGTCTGCTCTTTTTTTATATTCAGGTATCCAATCTTTACCCCTTTCAGACATGTGATGACTATATGCAGTAATATTATAATTTTGATATACTTTAAACATTATTGCTGCTTCATATTCAGTTATTTTATTTACTTTTGCATAACTGCTTAAAGCTTCGGATGATTCGAACAGTGGGTATTCGACTTCGTTATATTTTAACCTTCTTTTTTTAGAGTAATGATTTATAGAATGTTTACATTCTCCAGTCATAAATGCTTCAATTCCGTCTGGACTTTTACCATATGCAACTTCCATTAAATGCAATTTGAAAGGAGTAATATTGGTTGGTGGGTTCTTGAATATGTTATAATGTGGTGGACATGATGTAAGGCCTTTAGAAGTTTTATCTAATCTAATTTGAGACATAGATAATAACATTTTAGATATGTATGGTATATATAATATACTTGTTATGAGTCGACAATTATACAATTATTCAATTTTCCTACACTTAAAAATTGAAATAGAGTAACATTGACAGACTTGTTAATTTTTGACATAATAAAACTCGCTACAAAGAACACAAACGTTTAAAATGGCCGACCATACCAAACACACTATTTCGGCAGATGAATACAATGAAATGCATCATTGGACATCTAGTTATGTAGATCCGGCGCTTACACTTGATGAACAAGTGACTTCAGAAAATGCCGACCCAAATCTAGTATCATTGATCGATAACTTTACCGACAAAATCAAAGCGCAATTCAACACTCCAGTCGATCCATCCACATTGAATAATGTTCCAAGTGTTACGGAGGCTGTCAGACAAATTGTCAGAACTCGAGATCCATTTACTATTGAAAAAATATTTTATGAAGAAAATAAAAAGGCCGATATTAAACTCGTATTTTCGTTCAACGATATTACGTATACTGCCCGGATAGCTTTCGAGGCTACTGATGACCAAATATATGTAAAAATTCTTTTCTTTCGAAGCACTTTCACTAGAGGACATGATGAAACTATGGCACTTGGATATACGCGAGAAAGCTTACTTTCCGACGAAACCCTCAAATATTATAAAACACAAATCCTACAATTGGTGTCGCTTTAATAAAAAAATTATTTGACGCCTTTCAAGTAATCAACAACCCGATCAAATCCATGCTCTTTAATTTTTACTAGAGTTAATTTTTCATTAAAGTAGTCAACAGATCTGCGACAACCAAGTAGTTCACTATATTTCCAATCTGAATTGTCTTTGTAAACTAATAAACACATTATTGTATTAGTTTCATCAATTATGGCAAAATTGTTTGTAATATTATCGTATGCCAAATAAGCATATTTTATATTACTTGGAAGTTGATAATTTTCTAATTTTACATGTGAGATAAATTTTACTTTAGAAAATAAAGTATATCGTGATAATACTGTTTTTTTATCAGCATATGTAAAACCATGGTCATATGATTGTGTCGAACAACTTTTATTTATTTCATAATCAGTAATTTTTAAAGTGTAAACATAACTTGTTTTTGATGATTTGCTACCCATTTTATATGAAATATCAATGTGTTTAATGTTACATTTAATAAAGAAACAATCTAATTATATTTATTTTCAAATTTTAACTTACCATTGTCTATCCTGACTTCCAACATATTGGCTACTATCCAAATCGATATCTTTTAACCAATCTACATATTCAGTGCTCCATGTGAATCCTTTATAATTATCACAACTGCATCTATGAGCATTATAGGTCCAAACACAATAACTTTCCTCTCCACAACCTTCATGTGTTGTATATTCAAGTAACGATTCGTTGTATTTTTCATGTGCTTCTTTGATTGTGTTTTTCATTTCTTTAACAATATATTCAATATCATTAACAACCTTAATATCGTTAATGTCAATATCCTTAAATTTATCAAAGTAACGCCCACCATATTCTTCATAATCAGTTTCATCTTTAACTTCGCTATGTTCGTCATCACTATTCGCATATTTTTCATCGTCGTAACTACTGGCAATATATTTTTTACATCTATTGTGGTATTTCTTTGTTTTCTGATAATAGTCTACAATTTCTTTCCTTCTAGCAAGCTCTTTATCCATTAATTCCTTTCTTCTTTTTTCAGCAAGTTCAAGTCTAATCCTTTCTTCTTCCTCCTTTTTACGCTTTAACTCCTCTCCCTTCTTAATTTTTTCTTCCATGTTAAGTTTTAATCTTTTTTCTTGCTCAATATAAAAATTTCTGGTACTAATAAGTTTGACACGCTCAAGATAATCTGTATATGTAATATTTTTATGTTGAATACTGTTAATAAATACCTTATATGCATCCAAATGCTGTCCAATAATTTTTTGAGCTTCCGAAATATTAGGTGGTATACCAAATGGTAAAGCGATTTGATTTTTTTCAGTATAATCATTATCTTCTAATTTTTTATCGGCTTCTTTCAAATAAATTTGGTAGGTGACGTAATTTATTATATCATGTGAATTTAAATGTTCATTTTTATGTTCGGTTAAAGCAGTATTGTACATTTCCAAGCGGTCAATAACTTCCTGAACAGTTATACATCTTATGCATAAATTTAAATTTCCTGCAATATTAGTCATTATATGATAGATATTAACAAATCATTATTAATATTCTTCGTAATATTGTTAATTTCAATAATTTGTGTTATAAATAAAGTGTTTAGTCGACCTCTTCAACTTTAGGTCCGCTGCGAACTTCTTCAGGTTCTGATTCTGCTTGTTGTTCATTGTCGGCGGATCCTTGTGTTCTAGCTAGAAGGGCTTGTACTGCAGTTTGTAATTCAGTAAATCTGTCATCAACTTCTTGCTTAGTTGCATTTTCATTTCCTTGTAACCATTGTTGACATTCATTAAGTTTTCCAGTAACATCTTGTCTGTCAGATTCGGAAAGTTTGCTTTTGACAGCTTCGTCATCTAGAGAATTTTTAGTCGAATAGATGAGTCCTTCAAGTTTGTTTTTGCTTTCAGTTAACTCTCTAAAAGCTTTATCTTCGTCTGCATATTGATTGGCTTCATTAACCTTTGCTTCAATTTCTTCTTTAGTCATTCTTCCATCATTGCAGTTAATGTTTACTTTTTCAGTGGTACCTGATAGGGTTTCAGTGGCAGAAACAACCAGGATACCATTAGCATCGATATCATAAGTAACCTCAATTTGGAGTTCTCCGCGTCTAGCAGGCTTGAGTTTGAGATCGAATGTACCCAGAACTGTATTTTTACTTGCTTGTTCACGTTCGCCTTGTAAAACAACAATTCTTGCAATTTCTTGGTTATCTGCACCATTAGTGAATGTTTCAGATTTTTTGCATGGAATGGTTGTGTTTCTAGGAATAATTTTAGTCATAACAGAACCTCCAGTAAGAATGCCAACACTTAGTGGAGTGACATCACACATAAGAAATCCTTCTGTTTTGGCATCTTTATTGCCGGCCAAAATACTTGCATAAATTGCTGCACCATATGCAACTGCTTCGTCTTGATTAATGCTGTTATTCAGTTTCTTTCCGTTGAAAAAAGTACTTAGTCTTTCTTGTAGTTTAGGAATACGCGTGGAACCCCCAACTAATACGACTTCATCAATATCACCTTTGCCGAGTTTTGCATCTCTTAGTACGTTTTCTACTGGAGCCATACATCTGTCGTAAAAGTTTTCACACATCGAATCAAATTTAGCTCTGGTTAGTGAAACGCTAATATCTGTACCCTCAAATAGAGAATCTACTTCGATAACAGTTGTATTTGATGATGAAAGTGTACGCTTGGCTCTTTCACATGCAGTTCTCAGTCGTCTAATGCTTCTATCATTTTCACGGATTCCAGTCAGAGTTGGATTTTTTTTGATAAACTCTGTTAAACAATATTCGACAAGTTTATTATCGATATCTTCACCACCTAAGTGGGTATCACCATCAGTTGCTAAAACTTCAAAAAGTCCATCTTCGCTAATTTCAAGAATACTTACATCATGAGTTCCACCACCGCAATCAAAAACTAAAACTTTTTCGTCTTTCTTTTTAGTGGCATCAAAGCCATACGCCAATGCTGCGGCTGTCGGTTCAGTAATAATACGAAGAACTTCTAGACCGGCAATAAATCCAGCATCACGGGTCGCACTACGTTGTGCATCATTAAAGTAAGCGGGTACAGTAATTACTGCTTTCGTTACTGGATGACCTAGCGCGGCTTCAGCAGTTTCTTTCATCTTGGTTAGTACCATTGCGGAAAGTTCTTCAGCATAAAACAGTTTTTGTTCACCTTTAAAAGTTACTTCAACTTGTGGCTTATCATTAGGCCCTGCTACTACGGTGAATGGCCATAGTTTAACATCATCTTGTACTACTTGATCATTAAAAGAGCGACCAATAAGACGCTTTGCATCAAAAACAGTGTTTGTTGGATTCATTGCCGCAAGATTTTTAGCACCTTCTCCAATAGTTCTCTCAGTTTCATTAAAGGATACATATGAAGGGGTAGTTCTATTTCCTTGATCATTAGAAAGGATTTCTACCTTTCCATTTCTGTAAACACCTACACAGCTGTAAGTAGTTCCTAGATCGATACCAATAGCAACGTTATTTTGAGACATGTTTAATATATATTCTTTATTAATAATACTTTTAGGGCTATAGAAATTTAATTTCAACTTTTTGTAGGTAATAAAGAAATTAGGGACGGCAAAATAATACCTTTTCGTCTTCGGATACCTTTTGGATAATCTTTTGTAAGCTGTTTGGTAAATTATCAGCATTAATTTGCTGTCTAAAGCTTTGTCCGACAACTAATGTCTTAATGCTGCCAATTCCCAAAACGCAAAAAACATCCGGAAAAATGCTAGCATACTTGTTTTGGAACATGACTCCTAGCTCCAAATACTCTAGCGATTTTGGAAAAAGTATTCCACCCAAATACTGGTTAAAATTGACACCAAATATTAGTTTTTTCAAATTACTTGGCCAAACGATATTTATAATTGGACTATTAAAAATATTATGAAACTTGATACAACTAATTTGGTTATACATATATGGATATCTTCTATTTAATTCAAACAAGGTTGATGCATCAATAACTTCCAATATAAAATTTTCTGAAAAATAAATATGGAAGGTACCGCAAGTTTTTGATATTTTACTTTTAAGGAGTAACATCTTTGATACTTTATAATTAATGTAAATTTGATGAAAATTATCTTTATTGGTTAGCGCAAATGACGTGATATCTTCCATGTCCAAACACTCCGCAATATTCTTGTACAGCACCTGGGCCATACGTGACAGATGGCACACTTGACTCATGGTCAAGTGGGCAGAAGGAGGGAAGGAAGAGAAAATACAAACATTTCAAAAATGCGAGAGTTGGTTAGTAAACCATATGATAAATAAAAGACATTATAGAGTCAATCAAGGTAATTCATTTTCAACTTTATTTTCTATCATACCATTAGCATACGACTTTAATTCGACAAATTGTGGAGTCGACGCTACCAATTGCATTATACCTCCAACTTTTCTTCTTCTTTTGTTAATTTCATCAGCAGTTATTTCTTTAATAACTTTAATTTTCCTTGACCATTCTATTTGATCAAAATTCGAACAGTCATATGCTTCAACTTCAACGTATTTTTTTTCAGAATCGTTAGGATCAAGTATATATATATGTGTATCGTCCGTCATTACTGCAAATCCGTTACAAATTCCCATTCGTTCTTGTAAATTACCTTTCCATCCTCTATTAGATACATCAAAAGTCATTCCCAAGGTTGCACCATTCGGGATTTCATATGTTTGACCAACCTCATATTTTCCATTAGGGTTGATAACATAACCAACACATGGTCCAACATTTGTTATTTTGAGAGGTTTAGTTCGGTATATAGCATATGGATCTTGAAAATACTTTCTGGGGGATTTTACCTGTGTATCAGTAGATGGGTTTACCTGTGTATTAGTAGGTTGTTTTTCCTCTATATTTGCTGTTTGCATACTATAAAGTTTTTTACCAAGTAAATAGCCTCCAATGATAATTATCGGATATTTTAGAAAATTCATTTTAGCTGCTTTAATTTAACTATGTTACATATGCTAAACTTATTGATTTCAACTTTAAAATTGAAATCTTTATTATATATTTAAAGACTAAATATACAACTTTATAATATTATTATGACTCAATACATTCCATCCGGTACTACTAGAACTTCTAGATTTGATACAGAATTGTATTTACGTTGTTTAGATAATACATGTCCATTCAATTTAAATCCAAACAGTCGTCATCCGTCTGGTGGAGAAAATTTGCAATCTAATACACAAAAAGAAAATGATGGCATAAATTGTTATTCATTTAACCTACGTCCAGAGGATCATCAACCGTCTGGTGGTCCATACTGGCATTCTGGTATTGATACAACACGTTTGCGATGGAAATGGGGCTCGAATAATTATGATATCAAACCTAGTGGAGAAAATTTGGCACCAGGAATTGAAAGAACAATGTTTCCTATGACTGACGGTGCACTAATTATACCATTTAATTTACAAAGTGAATATCAACCGTCTAGATCGTATGGCTCCAGAATCGATAATTCAATGTTAATTTTGTCCTTAAAACTTGATGAAAATAATTCAGAAAATTGTAAAAAGCGTCGCCTTGAAGAAACATTGGATGACTACGATTCTAAAAAACCTAAATTAGATTCTTAAACTAAAAATTGAATCGTATTACGTCTAATGTAGTTATTAATTTATTTATAATTTAAACAAATGACCCATTGTAGGTTAATTGAAAATGTCGATTGGGATATATTTGACTTATTGTGTGACGGTTTTCCAGATGAAGTCATGTCCAGAACTAATGATGCTTAGAAACCTTTGCTAAATAATTTATTATTTCATAAATAAATTAAACAGATTTTATCATTTCCTTGAATCTTTGGAACAGTGAGCTATTTTGATTGATGTTTATCTTTATTAGTTCCAATATTCCTTCATCCGTAATATTGTAGTTTTTAACCATATCATCATAATTTTTTTGAATTTCTCCTATTTCTTTTTCAATAATTGTTTTTTTATCAATTAAAATTAACAATTCTTGTTTTTTATTTCTTATTGGATCTTTTGATAATATGTCTCGAATCCATGCGCTTTCATTCACACTTTGTTTAACAAACACTTTTCTGCATATAGGGCATTCTGAATTAGCATTGTTTACTGATAATTTCATAACACAATCTTTGCAAATAATATGACTGCAGCCTAGTGTAACAATTTTATCATGAATATTGAAAAAATCAGTTAAACATGTTGGGCATTTTTTTTCAGGGAGTTCAAGTATGGGTTTCATTTCGTATATTTCTACCGACTTTACATCCATTTCTTTATTAATATCTTCCAATATATTTTTCAATTGGTCAAGTTTATTTTTATCTTCTTCACATCGCAATTTTACAGTGAAAATACCAAATAACTTTGATATATTAGTGAGATACTGATTTGGAGGCGGGTCAACTTTTTCTTTATTTGGAATAGTATTATTTTGTATTTCTACTAATTCTGGTAGAATTAAAACTGATTGCACTTGTGGGTCATATGCCATTGGTTGTGCTACTATTGATTGTACTTGGGGGACATCTATTATCGGTGGTGCAACTATTGGTTGTACTTGCGGGACATCTGCTATTGGCGGTGCAGATATTTGTATAATTGGTGCTTGTACTGGTTGCCAAATCGCAATATCTTGATCATTTGTTCCGCAAAAAAACTCAGCCAATACATGACGACGCCACGAATTTTTCAAACCGCCGACTTGATAAAGATGTCTAATATAGTTTATTCGACGATCAGTGAGATGATTTCTAATTCTTAGTTTAGATTTCCACCCCAATTGGACACCATTGCCTACAAGTTTTTCTATCACGATTTCTGAATCAACCGTATTGATGTCAATTCTACCATCTCTACGCGTCATTTTGTAAGCACTTATAAGAGTATATTTTTGATAATTGAATATTTAATTTTGACACTAAACAGTCATATACGATTTCAACTTTTAAATTATAAATAAATAGCACTTACATGCTTGTTATGACTTGTTTAAACTTGGCAAGAAACGGGCTATCAGCATCATACTGCTTCCTAAACTGTTCCAAAAGATCGTCATCGTTAACGCTTTTCATCGAGCTTAATACCTTATCGTAATTAGCTTTCTCTTTTGCCATTTCTTCCTTGATTATTGTGCGTGATTTGATCATATTTGCCAATTTGATCTTTTTCTCAAACAATGGATCCTTTGACAGAGTGTCTCTAATCCATGTATTTGCCCTTACGCTTTGCCTGAGAAATGGTGCTCTGCAAATAGTACATTGTGGATGCGAATTTGGAGCTACTGGTAGTTTGGAAACACAGTCAATGCAAATAAAATGGCTACATCCCAATATTGCTATTTTGTCATGAATGCTGTAAAAATCATTCAAGCATGACGGACACATTTTTTCAGGAAGCTCGATCATTGGCTTCATGGTCTCGATTTCCGCAATCATTGTTTTAGCTTCTTCATCAAACCTTTCAAATATTTTTTCTAACTTGCTTAATTTACACTTAATTTCCTCACATGTCAGTTTTGCACCGATGGCATTAAATATTTCAGACAAACTAATTACTGGTGCTGGAATTGGTGCTAATACAATAGGCTCAGATGCTAATACAACTGGTACTGATACTGAAGCTATTACATGAACTTGTGCTGGAGCTAGTACAGGAACTTGTAGTGGTGCTCCAACAATATCGGCGTCAAGGGATCCGCAAAAAAATCTTCCAAGCATGTTATAATTTTCCGATCCAACCTTAAAACCACTAATACAGCCAAAATAGCTGATATGATGTATTACATGTTGTTGTGATCGATGATTAATAAATCGCTGGCGTGATTTAATTCCAATGTTCGCCCCATTTTGCGCAAGTTTTTGTAGTACCTCTTCCGCACTTAGAGTGTTGACATCAATCATTCCGTCGTTACGCGGCATTTTGATGAATAGTTAGTGAAAGCAGTAATAAGTGTAACACCTTTGATAGTTATAAGTCAAATTATAATAAGGTAACCAGCTATATGGATATTCAACTTTTCGAAAAATTTGATATTAATATTACCAAAGCCATATTTAATTACTTATTACTATCTGACATAATGTCCAACCAATCGGTAGTTACTAATGAAGCAATGGACCAAATATTCACTCGTATGGCACAAAAAAGTTATCAAACAGACCAATTAATTGAGGAATATGAAAAGAATGGCGTAAGGTTAGGTATTAAATGTACAAAAATGTTTTGTTCAATAGATAAAGATAATCGTAAACACAATTATGATAAATTGGTGGAAGAGTTGGAAAGGACTTGGACAGATCCAATACTAATATGCTTTGCCAATATATATGATAAAAACTCTGAACATAGTAAAAATAGAACAAAAGTAAAAATATGGTGTGACTATAATAAAAAATATAAAAATGAAGATGTCAATATTCTTTTCACAGGAATTGCGAAAAAATGTAATGCTCCAGCAGTAAGAACTAAATTTAATGGCGCACATTACTATGCAGATATTGGAACGGATATAGTGGTTAGTAATAATATGTCCATACAAATTGCTGTGGGTTTTAAACATAATAATACTATTCATATAGTCGATTCGTCATCATATATGTATTTTGATGACGACTGTATAACATATGGAAATTTTAGTATTGAAAATAATTTAGCAGATATGCATGTATCTGGAGACGGATGGCATCAACTACTTGGCTTGCCTATTGTGACTGAATTAGATAATAAAAAAGAATTGGATAATGTAACTGATGTTAAACTTACACCGATTACAGTAGAAATTTAATATATTAAATATTAATATGATCTAATTGTTACGTTTCCCAATTTAGATGCACTAAACTTTTTACATAGAATATAATTTGACTTAATCGCTTCTAACCATTCGGAATTAATCTCCATTACATCATATTTATTTATTTGTAAATTTAAGCGTTTTTTAAACTCCGGAAGATTTATTATCACATTATCGCAATTCTCTGTTGTTTCTAAAGATGTCAGCTCTTCTAAATTTATAATTTTTGAATTTTTTGATTGCTTAATAAAATTTGGGATAAATGCGTTAAGTTTTGATACTTTTTGTCGTAATTCATTACTATCCCTTTCTAAAACTTTTGAGCTGGAATATTCAGAGATAAATTTTCCATTCAAATAAATATAATTTAAAAGAATATCGTTGCACTTACTAGTTGTGTTTATTTCGATTTTTCCATAGGGAATGCAGCAATTTATTAAGCAGTCAAATTTAACTTTATAGATATTAGTATTAGAGAGGCGTTCTGTTGAAAAAGTTTCTCTATCACATAAATCAACCCATCTCACTGTTACTGTTAAGTTATCATCTGGTTCATTTAATAAAATCCATATGTTTGAAATAAGATCTCCATTTCTAATTAAATCCGTTCTATTTCCTCCAATCCCCAAAACTATTGGCTCGCATCTAAAATTTGTCGAATTATCAAATTGCATTAAAGGTAAATACATATTAAATCCTTAAATCAATTAGAATACCTCAATCCTCCGCCGTACCAAGGCCAAAAAGACCAATAATCCCACCACATATATCCATTAGTGTATTCATCGTAAATTGTTTTTCTCCGTTCAGCACTACTATGACTTAGACAATCATCCATTATTAATAATCCAGAATAATTATCTTGTTTTAGTTTTCCAACGTATGGTACTAAAGCTGTCGATTCATTTGTATTAGTTTTTGGGTTATATGGTACTAAAGCGGTCGATTCATTTGTATTAGTTTTTGGATTATATAGAACTAAAGCAGTTGATTCACTAGTGCTATTTTTAGTTCGCTTATTACTTTCATTTTCTATACAATCAAATTTTCTTTTATTTAATAAACTATTAAAGTAACTAAATATTTTCGATTTTTTATTAGATTCGTCTGCTTGAGGATCTTGTTTTCTTTTTCCTAAATGATTTTTTGGCTCCATCAATAATTTGGTTGATTTATAAAGTAATAAGTGAAATGTATGTAATATTCAATTTTTGGACCAGAATGTATAAATAAAATAAGTCACTTTGAATTATCAATTAGTAGCTTTTTTGCCGCATATAGTTCGTATAGTGCCATTTTTACAACACCTTTACGAAATGGCAAATTAAAGTCGCGTTGCACGTGACATTTTTGTGAATTATAATTTTTCGGCAAGTTATAGTTTAACATTGCCTTAACTTGTTCGATACATTCACGGTATGTAAATATCGTTGATGTTTCATCGAGTTGGTACATTTCTAATTGCTTTAATGCAAGCTCAATAATACGTTTATTGAACGGCATATCTATAATTTCATCTTGGATTTTTTCAGGATCAGAGCTTGTTCTATCAGGATGTTCATGTAATCTTAAAACACACTGTTGAATGCAGTCTGATTCTGTCCAAATTTTAATTTTTGCACTCATTTCAAAACTTGTTTGGAAAGGTTATTTAATAAACAAAATATATAATGGGTGACACAGCTCATAATTTTTTCAATTATTGCTGTTTAATCTACTTCGTTATCCTCATTCTTATGTTCGTCATCATTTGCATTTTGTTGGTTGTCCTCAATTTCTGGTTCTTGTCGATTCAAATTCATTGGCATTAGTATGCCAATGATTCCCATTGGAGTATGGATAACGACTTCCATCATTGGGATCACTCCAGCTGGAAGTCCTACTGGCGGTCCTGGAGGTAATCCGAGTTGCAAGTCGTTCAGTATCATTGCAAGATCTGGTGGCATTTCTGCTGGTAACCCTTGCTGCATCCCGATTTGTAACATTTCGAGACCTGGAGGGTGTGGATCATCGTATCGGACAATCGGGAGTAGTGGATCGACATATGTACTTGGATCCTGACTCGGCGGTAATATTTGGCGACACATTGAAAGCAAATAATTTAGGCAATTGTACAGCCAAATGTATGATAAGTACGAAAATATATGAGACTTTCATAAATTATAATTTTCAATTTTTAGACGCAGTAATCACTTTAAAATTAATTACTGTGTCTAAAAATTGAAAATTATCTTATTTGGGTGACCTATATAAATTATAATTTATTAATCATCAATCGAAGGGATATTGCTTTTAACCTAGCACAATGTCTGATACAATTACTAAACCATTCACTATATTCAACAGAAAACTTAATGAAACGAAATCATTAAACTATAAACATATTAGTGCGTGGATTTATGATATTCTTGATTATACTGACTATGATGGAACTAAAAAAACCTTCATGAAATCCGATTATGGGTCTGTCGATTATGCATGTCATTACTTAGAAGGTGTTATTATTGGATATATTAAGATGACATTCGGACATTTTGTAATGTTGACAAAACACTTTGGTGTTCCAAAAGCTATTCAAACTAAGAGACCAAGGGAATCTCAAAATGAACCAATAGTGTGGGATGATTTAAAATATGTTGAAGATAAAAATCCGTCGGACAAAAAATAAATAAAATTTAAGACATACAGAGTTTTGTACCATCAATAGTCAAATTTAATTTATCAATCAAACCTGTTTTTTTAATAATGTCAACATCAACATAAGTTTCTGTTGTGTCAAAAATATAAATCTCACCATCTATTTTCCCTTGTTTTTTGGTTTTTTGAATATTTCCGAATATTGTTGGGATATACTTTTCTTTATAATATTGAATAACATCATCAAATGATTTATGTTTTAAATTGCATTCATGTTCCTCATTATATCCATATGTTGAGTTAACAGTATTGATAGCATACATGTTGAGTAATTTTTCTAAGTTAATATACACAATTATTTCTTGATGGATATACTTATGGCAAAATTGGAACTCAAAATTGAATGTAAATTTATCCAAGACCTTTAGCTGTTTTTGCTTTTCCAAACGTCTGGCAATGAATATGGCAAATATTTTCTTAAGCATCTCATCACTAATGCTATATGCGTCATGAACACTACATTCTTGAAAATCTCTATCATAATCATGATATTTATTTGACCATGTCATACCCAAATATGCTAAATGATTAATTTTACTATTTAGTCCATTTTTAACAGTACAATAAAATCCCAAATATTCATCACAATATGAATATCTGCTGCAAATAATAAGTATTGGTTCATTATTTAAAATACTTTGTCTAAGCTCAATGAGGATTAATATGTTATTTTTTGCATTGTTACCATCATGACGGTATATTTTCCATCCCTTTTCTAAAGCATATTGCTGATAATACTGGTATTTATTAAGATAATCGTGCTCAGAAGCGTAATAGCAAAACTCTCCTTCTTTAATAATAGCTAGGGGAACGGTTACAGTGTAGCTAACACTATGAACTTCCTCTACTTTTTGTCGTTTGGCTGATGGTTCTAATTGGCTCATTTAATTTAAGTTATATACTAATTGCAACTATTAATTAATAAATAAGTTATTTGAATATCAATTTTATTATAAAACTAATATTTATGTCAATAATTTATTTTTCTTAGCATTAGTAATCTTTTCTTTAGTTGCCTTAACAATGTTTCTTTTATTATATAATATTAATTTGATATCATTATCTAGTACTGTTTTCTGAGGCTCGTCGTCTCGATTTTCAATAAATCTTTTGAGCTTTTTAATAGCCGCCTCATTAATTAATTTTTTATCAACAAGATCTTTAAATTTTTCATCAATGTATTGACAACCCCAACCTTTGAGTTTATCCATAATCTCTTCCTCAAAATGTAAATTCCAGTTATCTCCATCATATGCCATGACCTTATCGCTCTTAATATTTGGCTTATATATGTTGTGATATTCTGGTTTATCCTCGTTAAAATGAGCAAATTCGATAAGGTATGGTAAAGCCGAAAAACCCTTTTTAAGGATTTCTTTACTGATGTTGTCAGTAATGTAACTCAAATCCTCTTTACCAAAAGCAATAAGTTTGATGTTGTTAATATTATTATTTATTTGTTGTTTATCAATATTATTAATTTGCTGTTTGTCGATATTAGTAGCTAAAGTTGATGATTTTAGAGTAGTTATTTCTTTTTTCATTTCTTGATTTTCTTGTTCTAATAATTTTATCTTTTGGTCGTATTCTAATTTTATCTTTTGATCATATTCTTGAAGAAGTTTTTTAAATATATCTTCTTTTGAGGTTTCATCTGCTTTTTTTACTTTACAATATTCACTAACATGTCTTTGTAGTGCATCTTTTCTGGTAAATATTTTTGAACAATAATTACATTTATGTTCATCTGTATTACTTTCAAGTAATTGTGGTGAATATGTGACACTTGTGTGGAATTCTGTGGACATCGATAATTGGGTTTTACATGGTTTTAAGCGTTTCATGTGTCTGTCATAATCAACCTTTTGTTTAAATACTTTGGTACACTTCTGACATTTATATTCAACCATTTGTAATTTATAATATTACTATATATATTTTTATTTTACTTTTTACGGTGGTCATATTACTTGATTTTTAAGCGATATTGTGTTACTTATTACTTTCAGATTAAGCTTATGTTTTATAAAAAAAAGGGGGGAGAAAAAAATAAAAATCAAAAACTTTCTAAGAGTTCAAAATAGTAAAACACTTTGTAAAAAATTAAAAATTTTGTAACATGACTGAAATCTTAATTTACTACATTTTACTTATAGTGACAAGACGCAAATAGGTCTTGCGAGTAAAAATTATGAGAGAGTATTTATGACATATACGTCTAGTATATTTTATTAAAGTTAATATTTGTAAATAATTTTCCAATCTGTAATAGACGCAAATAGGTTTGTTAAGTAAAATTTGTAATAAAAAATTCTAGACATACATATATAATTATGGCTCACTCATAATTTTAAGGTAACTGTTAAAATTAGTGAAAAATCTATCTAATTCACTTCCTGTACGCATGATGTTATCTAAATCGTCCATCGTTATATTCTTTCTATAGCCGGAATGCTCTAAAATTTCTACAAGCAATTGATCAACAATTGGATATCTCATATATGTTATTTTTGACCTTTCGAGCTCAGATTTTATCGTATCCCTTAATAAACTTTCTTTAGGAACAAAAACATTATTTATAAAACCTTCAACATCTTTGTATTTGAATTTTAAAACTTTTTTATCATTACCAACATCAGAATATGGTATTAATGGATTTAACAGCATTTTAATATACTCAATAGCGCTTCCATCAATAGTTGTATCGGGATGCAGCATTTTGAGAACGCTAAACACGTACTCATCAGTAATTTCTGTTAAATTATTAAATTTACCACCATACCTTTGTTCTATAGGTTTTATTGTCATATGTATGTATTTTGCAGATTATTATCATAATAGGATATGGTTTAATAGATTCAATTTTAAATAAACAAATAAGTATTCACTATGATTCCGTCCAAATTTTAACAGCATTATCAAAACTAACAAAAAATTTACTCAATATGTTTTCTTCGTTTATTATATTATTTAGAACATTAAATGTTATATTTCTTAAATGACCAGAATGCTCTAAAATTTCAGTAAGCAATTTATCCACAATTGGATATCTCATATATATTATTTTTTTCTTTGACTTTTCCATCTCGCATTTTATAGAATCCGTTAATAGGTTCATTTCAAATGATTTAGCATTTAAAAATTTCTTAACAAAGTTATAATTCATTGGTGTAACTCTATTATCATTTCCAATGCTAGAAAATTCTAATATTGGCTTTAATTTCTTTTTTAAATATTCAATAGCAGTTTCGTCAATAGTTGCGTTTGGATGCACTAGTTTAAGGACATGTAATATATATTCATCAGTAACTTCCGTTAAATTATTAAATTTACCGTCATATTTTTGCGGTATAAATTTTGTTGGCATATATGTATTTGTAGATCAATATCATAATTGGGTATGGTTTAATAGATTCAATTTTAAATAAATAAATCTGCATCAAGTTTTATTTTTTATTACTGCAATCGGCTGATTCTTTTAAAATCTGGTATGCATTACTAACTTTTTCAGAAATATAAACATCATCAATAACTTCATCATCAATAAGATTATATGTGTTTATTTCCATATTTTTAGTAAAACATAATGGATTTAATTCCTTAACCAAAGGTCCTAAATCGGTAATAAATTTTGATATTTGAGAATTACTTGATAAATTATTAACTATGCTATCGGTACATAATTTATTATCAATCTCATTACAAATATCTGGCGCGTTTGTTATATTTGGCATAATATTATTGTTAATATCCGTATAAATCATTTGACCATTTTTATAATTCGTTAGAATAGTACGGTAATCATCGCCACCATGCGAATTAACCAATTGATGGTGAAAAATTCGTAAATATCTTAATGTATCAGATTCATAATCCAAAAATAAAATGTGTACGTATGATAATGTATTACATTCTTTAAAAATTTCTTCACCATCACAACACTCGCATACACGACTAGTTATTATGTGATTAATGTTTTGTATATATTCAGGAATCATATTATTTTTACTGTAGCGAGGAATAGCCCAATCATTACCATAAGGATAAACCTCATAATATCTCGAAATAACACAAATTTCTGCAGAACGGTGAAGTTTATCAATGTAGTTCATTTGGCTAATACTAAGTATTAAATATTATTTAAGATATTTATTACTATCAATTTTTAATGAAACATAGAAACATAGAAACATAGAAATATTTATACTATTTTGCAATAATAAAGTCAACAAGTGTTCGATTTATTTATAGATAAGAAAATGATAGCCAAAAAATTGTTGGTAATTAATTATTATTTAATTTATTTTGAATATTACTAATGATTAGTTTCATATCCTCAATATTATTCTGTTGTGTTTCGATAATTTTTTGCTGCTCTTGAACTGCCTTTATTAATGGCATTACAAATTCGACATATGCTAACGTATAGTAACCATTCTTTCCTTCCGGTTTTAATATGCCACTAAAATTATATCCAACTTCATTTGCTACATGTTCTACTTCTTGGGCTATTAAACCAGAATGGACTATTTTATCATTTGAATTATCGCTATCGGACGGAGGTTTGTTCATTATTTTTCTCATATTCTCACTATCCATATTATAAGTAACAGGTCTAAGTTTGTTAATAAAGTCAAGTCCTGGTATGTTTTCAATTATATTTTTTTTAAATCGTGCATCAGACGGTTTACTTGGACTCACAAAGCATTCAAGTGCAGTAACATCATCGTTGCCAAGCCTTATTTTATTATTAGCATCAACCGTAGCACCATTACCAATAGCAGTGGCATTTGTTAAATTATTGAAAGAAACACTTGCATTATAACCAATACACGTATTATATGTTCCAGTTGTATTTAACAATAATGACCTGAATCCAACTGCTGTATTGAATGACCCTGTTGTGTTTTTTAATGCCTCGTATCCATTTGCTACATTTTCTGAACCAGTCAAATTACTATATAATGCATTACATCCATTTACAGTATTCAGATTACCCGTTTTATTTGAATACATCGCACCATCTCCACTTACCGTATTACTGCTACCAGTTGTATTTGACGTTAATGTTTGAAACCCGTTTGCAGTATTATTACTTCCTGTTGTATTAAAGTTTAACGAATATACACCATTTGATGTATTCTTTTTACCAGTTACATTAGCTTGTAATGAAGCATATCCATTTGCAGTATTAAACGATCCGGTTGTATTTGCAAATAAAGCATATGTTCCAGTTGCTGTATTTAGATTTCCACTAGTATTTTTCCTTAATGCATCGCAACCGGTTGCTACATTTTCTGATCCGTCTAGATTGTCATATAATGCATATTTTCCATTTGCTATATTTCTCTCTCCAGTTATGTTAGAAAATAATGCGTACATTCCATTTGCAGTATTTTCATTGCCTGTTGTATTTGAATATAATGTAAATGACCCATTTGCTGTATTACTTGATCCCTCTGTATTTGATTTGAGCGAATCTACACCGGTTGCTGTATTATAACTTCCCACTGTATTTGCATTGAGCGAGTTCGTGCCGATTGCTGTATTTTGTCTTCCCTCGTTATTTGCTTCAAGTGAACCTGCACCAATCGCCGTATTACTTAATCCTATTGTATTTCCTTTTAATGTATTAGATCCAATAGCGACATTATTATCACCAGTACCATTATTGCTTCCTGAATTTTCTCCAATAAAAATGCAATTATTCTGATTTAAAATTTCAATTTGTCCCTTAGTTGTAATACGCACTTTTTCAATATTATTTGTTCTGATAGTTAATGGATTATCATCAGTTGTTCCAATAAATTGTGCTAATGAATCAATTTCACTGTTACCATCGAGGTTCCATCCTGCTTGGCTAGTGCTTGTATTGATGCCATCCTTTCCTGCGGGTCCAGTCGCACCAATTGCACCAGTCGCACCAGTCGCACCAGTATTACCTGTATTACCTGTATTACCTGTATTGCCTGTATTACCTGTATTACCTGTATTACCTGTCGCACCAGTATTACCAGTATTGCCAGTATTGCCTGTATTACCTGTATTACCTGTATTACCTGTATTGCCTGTATTACCTGTATTACCTGTATTACCTGTATTGCCAGTATTTCCTATATTGCCTGTATTACCTGTATTACCAGTGTTACCAGTATTACCTGTCGCACCAGTATTACCAGTATTACCTGTCGCACCAGGTGTACCATTAATACCATTCAATCCGTTTTTACCATTTTTTCCATCCCTACCATGATATCCGCGTGGACCGTGATGTTTATGGCAGCAGGTTGTATTGCTCTGTAAGGTTTTGGACATCTGGATTTTATATATAATATTGCTAAAAAATTAAAGATTGTGGGGGAGATAATAATTTTCTATAAAAAACTGAAATATTTATTATTACATCGCAATAATAAAAGTTATTGTAGATTATACAGCAAAAATGCCGGTTAGAATCCAATTGGCCGAAAATCGGACCACTAAGGTTTTCTCCGCAACAACTATTGCATTAGTAAGCAATTTTGATGAACTATTAAAGGTTGCTGCTCAAAAATTTAGATTTAAACCCGCAAACGTTAGATTATTTGTGGCTAAAAAGACTATCTCTGCTGAAATTGGAACAGAACTGAAAAACAACGATGATTTTAAGAAAATTATTGTTGATGACATTATGCTTGTCGTATCTAATAAAAATGACTTTAAAGGTAAATTGGGCAAAAAGAAGGCATTTAATTTACAAGATTTAAATTCCAAATTATCTTTTCCACCACGTTACCCATTTCCAGCAAAGGGATTTACTAATGAACCCATTCCAACCGATGTCACAAATCATGCAGACGCTAATGAACCCTTAATGAAAATTAACCCGATTATGACAAATTATAAAGAAGTTACACAACTCGAAATGAATGGTATATTTCCAATCTTCAAAGGCAATGTCCTAAACTTAATTCGTAATGCTATTAAAAATGAAGATAAAATCAAAGAATATGATTGTGATGATTATATTTGTTTTGATTATGTTGATGGAGTCACTTTTGAAGACGATAATGCTATCAAAAGAGAATGTCGTGGTTTGATAATCTCTAGAACAGGAGTAGTTTTAGCTCGTCGATTCCATAAATTTTTTAACATTAATGAAAATGACGAATCAACTTTAGAAAATATCGATTTTACTGGTATGACAGCTGCTGAAAAACTTGATGGGAGTTTAGTTAGTCCTATTTTGCTAGATTCTGGAAACTTAATATGGGCTACACGTAAAAATAGAATTATCGAAGTTGAACAGTTTACTGCATCATCATCTATTGATTACAATGGTTTTGTAAAAAATCAACTTGCTAATAATATAACTCCATTGTTTGAATGGTGTGACAATACTCGCGATCCGGGAATGATTCATTATTTTAACAAGCAGCTTGTTTTACTAGCTATGAGACATAATGAAACTGGAGAATATTTAAGCACTGCAAATACATGTAATATTCCTGTTGCCATGCAGTATGATGAAACTAACATTTCTAAACTATTTAATTCTGTAAAATCTGCGACTGGTAGGGAAGGCGTCGTAGTATCATTACCCTCTGGCAACAAATACAAACTAAAATCTATGTGGTATGTGCATATGGTACAAGCTAACAAATATGGCGGCGTTGATTATTATATTCCAGAATTTATAAAACTAAGAAAAACTATTAAAAATATACCTTCCGATAAAATTTGGTTTACTGCTTTACAAAATAATGATGATGTTATTTCACTTTGTATGACATTGCTTGAAGCATCAGAGGCATCAAACTTTAGATCTTTTGTTAATTCTGTACAAAAGTCTGTAAAGATTTTAGAATCTGAATTAATTAGTTGGGTCAATACGAATGCTTCAATAGCGCCTGATGTTGATGCCATTAGTTCATTAGCAGAATTAGCAGGATGGCCAGATTGGCTAGTTTCAGACATTGCTAAAAAAGTAAGCATTAGCGACAAATTAAAGCATTTGCTAATTAGTTATTCTAAACAACACAATACTAATATTCTTGAAGAAATGTTAGATATTAAATGGAATATTGATTTAGGTTGTTTAGAAACAGTCGATGATGTTTTGAATATTATCAAACTAAATGATCCGTCAGATTTTGGAATTCCGGATAATGAAATGAAAAACCATATTATTACAAAATACTTTCCAAAAAAGTTATCAAACTTTATGGGTATGAAACATATTTACAACGATACCATCATAAATATTTCTGACAAATATGTTGGTGACGAAGGTAAAATTATAGGTATGTGGGAGAAGTTTACACAATACGATGTTTATGATTTACGTGTGGATTTACAACCGTCAAAGAAAGGGGAGTTTACAGACCATTACGGTAATTATGAATATGCTTTGTTTTTAGTCCAATACGGATTATTTAATAATGCTAGCACTAAACCACATGGATGTTTTGCGGGAATAATGGTTCCGACTAATTGTAATTTAACCTATGATTATTTGGTAAAGGCATTAGAAAATAGCTTTAATACACATAGAATAGTTAAAATTAAAAGACATAGTAACTTTAATTCTAAACTAAAGATATTTTGTGATTTGGATGGTGTTTTAGCAGACTTTGACAAAGGTGTCAGAACAATTTCAGGGTTAGCACCAGAAATGCAATCTGTTGCAAAAATGTGGCAAAGAATTAACAACTATCCCAAGTTTTTCGAGTCTTTAGACTGGACATCATATGGAAAACATATGTGGGATGATATTGTGAAGATTTCGCAAACGTATCCAACAATTCTGACTGGCGTTCCTCCCAAATTTTCGAAAACTTATTCTCAGGAAAAAAGAAATTGGTGTCAAAAACATTTAGACAGCAAAACAAATGTGATAACAAGTGAAGGAGAAATCAATGTTAGTGTGATAACATGTTTGTCCGCTGAAAAGTATAAATATTCAAGTACTGATCATGTGCTTATTGATGATAATTTAGAAAATGGTAAAAAATGGAGTTCATATGGTGGTATCTTTATTCATCATATCAGTTATGAGCGAACTATTTATGAATTAAAAAGATTATACAAGCAAATAGATAAATATCATTTTGATGACTTTGAAACTGAAAAATTAGATGATTACAAAGGCTTATCGAATCCAACCATTATTACTGAACAATGGATTAAGGATATTAATTTTGATCAAGTGAAAATGATAGCGATTGATTCAGAATGGGATCCAAATACTGGTGTATTATCAATAATTCAACTTGCCATAGGTAATAAAGTTTATATCATTGATATGCTTAATACTAATGATATGGTTAAAGATCAATTAGCTAATGTACTAACTAATGCAAATATTGTGAAAGTATTTTTTAGTATGGATTCTAAAGAACTTGCACGAATTGGTTCAGACATTAGGTCGGCTATTGATTTACAGGAAGTAATTATGAGTCATTATGATATTGCTAATAATCTACCATCTCTAAACAAAGCTTGTGCTTCTATTTTAAACAAAAATTTAAATAAAACTAAGGAACTGCAAGCGGGAAATTGGTCAATGCGGCCCTTAGAACAAAACCAATTACAATATGCTAGTGACGATGTAACAGTGCTTATTAAAATATATGAATTCTTAAGAAATAAGATTGGATATGATATTCCACCCAAAAATATTTACTGTTCAAAGGACAACATTAACAAAAATAACATATCTGATGATTTAAATGTTCCAGTAAATGTGGTATCATGTTGCATATTCCTTACAGAAAATTCGCAAAAGGAATTGCTTAATAAGTTTAAGCCTAAATATAAACACGTGTATGGAAAAGAGATTGTAGTAAAAAAAGAACCAACCGAGTATGAATTACGTGGTGTGCCTATTGGTAACAATGTTGCAGTAAAATTACTTGAAGAAATAAATCAAAATGGTGTTCAAAGTGTTATTTGTGAATACAATAACAAGTTTTATGAAATCTTAATATCATCTGACATTGCTGATGGGGAAAACAATTCAATTAAACCTTCTGGATCTGACGTTGGATTCGGACAAGTTTTTGGAACAGTTGGCTTAATAGTTGAGGATGTTTCTGACCCGTTAGCATCATTACCTGAAAGGATTAAAGATAAAATAACAAGCTTTGCTGAAAATTGTTTAGATGGGTCTATACTGAAATTTAAACCAGATGAATTGTCCGCATCAGAAAGGTCGACAATTCACGAATATGCCAAAAATTGCGGCATGATTACCGAAAGTACTGGGCCTAAAAATAGTAGGAAATTAATACTCAAGGTCAAAAGGAAGAATAATATTGTTGACATAGAAAATGATACTACTAGTAGACGAAAAATAGTAGATCCTTATTACTTTTCACTACTTAAAATTTGTTCAAAAGATGCAAACATAGCGTTTGATGGCCATATTGATGGTAAAAATATTCATTGGGTATCTGATAAATACAAACATATGCAAAGCGTCAAAAATATGATTATCCTTCGCGGATTGCCTGGAAGCGGTAAGTCTCATGTTGCAAATCATTTTAAGTCCTTATCGGATACGTCTGTTTGCAGTGCCGATAATTACTTCATACATGATGGAGTTTATGAATTTGATAAAGAAGAACTTTCCAATGCACATGCATATTGTTACAATTCTGTCAAAAAATCTATTGATGCTGGAACTAATACAATTGTTGTTGATAATGTGAATTGCAAGCTATCTGATTACAAAAAATATTTAGATGTGTCCGATACCAACGGATACAAAGTGATAGTCATCGAAATATTTTGTGAAAATAAACAAAAAGCAGTAGAATTTGCCAAACGAAGTTCCCATAATGTTCCGATAAAGGATGTACTTAAGATACTATCACAATGGGAAACTGATGACAGTGCCTTACTATTGGAATCTCATATGTGTGATAGTGATGACTCTGATAATGAATTGGAGCAAAATGATAATCACTTGTACAGTGTTTCTAACTTATCATTTAATAAATGGTTATCAGATATGGGAATTATTCATAATAATAAACAAAGGAGAAAAACACATATATCGTTTGGTGTAGGCCAGAAGCCAATTTACTTTCTAGATGTTCCAGATCACTTGTATGATGAATTCCTTGAACACTATGCTAATAGTAATGAACATAAATATTTGACTGAAGTAATTCCGTCTGATGGAAAGTTTAAAATGTTTATCGATATTGATTATAGTGATCAAAATAAATTAACTGAAAATGAAATATTAAATATAATCCATATATTGCAAAAACAAACAGTCGGCGATGTTTATGTGACTGGATGTATGGATGGTAATAAAATAGGATTGCATGTAAGGTGTCCAAACTTGAAGGTTGATATTGATGAAGCTATTGGGGTTAGAAATAACTTTGTTGCTAATTTATATGAAGTTTATCCTGATAAAAATTGGGATGCATTCATAGATTCAAGTGTATATATGCATGATAGAGGTTTGCGAATGTTTGGTAGCCGAAAAGCTAATAATGGAATTGATATCGGTCGCGTTTACAACTTATTGTTTCATGTTGATGCATTAGGTAAAGAAAATATTCCAGATATATGTGACATTGATCTTCTTAAAGCAGTATCATTGCATGATGTATAAATAAATTTATTTATTAATTATTTTAACTTAATAATCAGATTGGTATCCTCTCGACGATAATTTAATAATCATCATTGGATTGGTATCCTCTCGACGATGACTTAATAATCATCATCGGATTGGTATCCTCCAACTGACTCAACATGTTTTGCCATTGCCTTCCACGATCCATCATTGGCACTGGTAGGAACGTGCTCCTTGTGAACAGATTGAATAGCAGCAATCAATTTCTTTGTGCCATCCTCCTCGATATTCTCGGAAGCCTTAAACTTCCGAAGGACTGCCTCAAACACAGGCTCAAGATGCTGCAGCACTTTGATAAAACGGAGAATCATCATACTGTTCCCAGTTTGTCCCAACTTGTTGAACAGTGTGATGACTGTACTCTTTGCCGTCTCGTCAGAGATTTCGGTGATTTGATCGACATCTGAGGCCGAAAGATTTTTGATTTCACTGCAGATAACGGCAATCTCCTCAGCAATGCGATCATCCTCTTTCTTTACCTTAGTTTTGTGTGGATTGTCCTCGTCCTCTGAAGTCACCCATGAGCTTGGCCGGTCTGACGCGAACATAACCAAGCTCTTAAACTTGGCGAAAATAGGCTCATTCGTGAGTACATTGCAGAATGCTGCTGGGAAAGGGGTAGGTGCGGTAGTATCTGAAGCCATTTTTGTAAGTGAAACAAAAAGCAAGATTCAAGTCGTGTATGTGATAAATTAAAAATTATTGGACACAACAGTGCTTGTCCAATTCAATTTTTTATATGAACTCAATCAACCCATCTAGATTCATACTCGCTAATAAGATCATTAATTTTATTAAATTTGATGGTACTCATGTTTTTAAATTGTAATTTTAGGTCAGCTAAACCCTTACGTGGTCCTTCGCCATAAATTGTATTTTCCAATTTATTAACAAAATCTTTATGGTTATTAAGATCATAAAAATATTTTGTTATCCGGTTGAATGTGTTTTTTCTATACAACCCGCTATATTCATGTACATAATCATCTCTACAGATGTATTCGAAAATTTTTTTAACAGTATATCCTCCAGCAACTAGAACGCCAAATCCAATAAGTGGATAAAATATGTTTTTGCTCATTATAGGATGTTATATTTTATAATAATAATAAGTGCAATGAGCCATCTGTTATACCTTTCAATTTTTTCAAAAAAAAATCCGCGCATACTGAATGGTGGCTCGCGCATATGACAAAATGGTTTACATCAGTATATATTTTTATGCACTAGCTAGTTTTATAAAATGCTGCCAAATATTTTATGATATAAAAATGTAACGCGCTTAGTGACTTAAAATAATATCTTTAATAATAATATATTAATAATATATGTGCATACCATGTGTACAAAATCAACAAAATGTTCCATGGTGGAGAATAAAAGCAGGAACACATACATGCTGTAAAGGTAATAACGGAAGTTTAATGAATTTAATAGCATATGGAAGATCAGATGCGAGATTGCATTTAGATGACTTGGTTAAAAACAATAATATTGCTCAAGCAACAATAGATGCAAATGATATGGTTTATTACGGATTTACCAGTGCTGTCGAATATTTGGAAAGTATTAAGAATAAATTAAATTGAGACTATTTAATAAATTAAATTGAGGCTATTTCCTTATGCCATCCATCGATATATTCTGAGCCCCATCTATCTTCTTCCTCGCGAATTGTATATGTAAATGGCTCTACATAAACTTGACAAACACATAATGTCATTCCACCAGTATTTCTTAATTTGTCTTCCTTAATAATTTCAATAAGTGTTTTATTTGTTCTGTGATTAAAATATGTGTAAGTTAAATCGGAATTTGAATATTTCATAAAATCATTTTTTTCAATAATATATTTTGCAGCCTTATCACCCCTTGACGCCATTTCTTGTATAATTTCTGGACAAATTTTAAGCCCATTACCACCTCTATTAATAACTATTTCCATTGTTTTTCCAGAAATTATATATTTGAATGGATCTTTTCTAATATCATCAGTTGATACACCTTTATCAATAGCATCCAAAAGTTTTTCGGCAATAAATTCGGCTTTCATTCCGCAAAGTTTATCAAGCCCTTGTGGTTCGTCATCGTTGTCTTCATCCGAATTATTTGAACTTAAAACTGTTCTAATAACTAAGTCAGTTTTTGTTTCTACTATTTTATCATTTGATATCTTGCTATCATCTAGAATATTATTTTGTTGTAGCAGTGACATTTTTTATTTATTACTGTATAATAAATAAAAGGGAAAATAAAATATTATCAATTTTATTTTAATTTAAAATACTTTTTGTAATCATCAGCAATGTATGGTTTATTTTCATTTTCAAACTTGTCTGTACATTCTTCTCCGGTAGCTGCAGTAGAATTAGCGACATGGTCTTGATACATTTCAAATAGGTGATCATCATTAACGGATGGAGACATATAAATGTATTCATCATGTAACCATCCAGATATAACTTCAACAGCCTTATCGTCATCTTCTAAAGTTGGAGATGTCCACCAATATTTTCCATAATGTGGATAAAGTACCTCTATTAACTCGATTTCTTTAGTTTTAGTTCCAGTATATATATTGATACCTGGACTAATATGCAATTTAATTAATGCTGCAGCAAAATCATGTACATCATTGAGATGCAAATGGTGTTCAGTGGTTTCAGAATCTCCAACATATCTAATTTTTACACATCTAAGACTATCAAATAGTTTATTTTTGGATAACATTTGTACTAAGCTTATATTTAATAGATTATATTTATGCAAAGATATAATCAATTTTTATATAATCAATTTTTATATAATAAATTAAATTTTCAGCTTACAGATTTGTGAAGCAGTTTTTTCCAGCGATATGTATGTATTTGAAATAAAATCCACGATAATCTAAACATTCCGCAAGATATTCCTCTGGTCTTCCAACAATATTATATATGACAATAGGTCTCATATTATTTTTTCTAGCAGCTTCAATCAATTTCCTTTCGTCTTTTTCCCTGATATAGGTATTATCACCCTTCGGGTTATTTTTTTCTCCATTGTCATGCATTGTTTTAATTTGAATCAAATGCCTTTCAATATCATTTTCAATCAGCATATCATAAACTTTGTTATTTGCTGGCGTTAATGCATTATCAATACCTTGGGTTAGCAAATAATCGCTAAGTTTCTTTTCGTGTCTTAATCCTGATTTTATTGGGAGCTCCGGTTGAACTTGAATTGGAGCCGGAGCTTGCTGTTTTATTTTTATTAAAGTTTTTTTATTGGCTTTATTATTGGCTTTATGCTCACTCTTCTCATACGATGATGTAGACATTTATAATTAATTAATTATATTTGTTATTTTTTAAGTATGATTAGGTATTATTTAATTTATAAAAAAATCCTGCATGACAAAATGGCAATAATTGAGTAGTTCCATTAAATTGTGCTATATTTTTAATAGCTACACTCAATTTATATGATTTTGATGACTCGCAAAAAATTTGAATTTAGAAATCCCTAGTCAATGCTATTAAATTATATCTAAAATATCAATATCAAACTTTATAACTCAGAAAGATGTCACTGCTTCCATCTCCTAGCCAAATTATTCAGGCCCAACAAAAATATGACAAATCAATAGTTGATCCAGAAGTTGAAACTATGTCAAAGGCATTGCTTCAATGGGTTAATCAAATTGATTTTTCCAAAACAGAATTACAATATCAATCCTTCTCAAGTATCAGCCGAGTTAATTGTATGGGAGCTTTGAGTAAGAATCAAGCTGTAATTGATGTTTCCAAGTCAAGTGACATAGCTATTGCAAAGTTTATTGACAAAGTTAGTGACACTGGACTTTGGTCAGCAAAAAAAGAATCATTAGTTATTGGACGAGGAGCTTTTGGTAATGCATATTTGTCTGTGGTCGTTGTTGAGCCACATGGTCATAACATTCGCCTTACTGATTTTCTACCGTATCCTAATGAAGTATTGTCAATTTGGAAATCTAATTTGCAAACAATGATTGAAACAGATGTTCAGGCACTTACTAATACATTGATAGCAGATATGAATAAAATTTTACCAGTTGGCACTCCAGCTAGAACTAAATTTACTATTCAAATTCAAGGTGGAATGAGTCCAATGCATATGTATGACGGGTCTATCAAGACTTTTATAGAAAAAATTAATAAGGATAATGTTTGGGTAGTAACCCAGCATATTACTTATGATAATAAATATAGACCAACAGAATGGTTGGAAATTGTTCCTAAAACAACTAATTAATTTATAGAATTGATATAATCATAACAATACCATAATTTTCTTTATACGTATTTTCTCCAGGAACACTTGATACGTTTACTTCAAAATTATGCTGACATGTACCTTTAATTTCTTGGTATTTTTTGTGATGTTTATCAATTTTAACATTTTGATTATTACTATCTCCAAAATCACAATATTTATTCACAAACCATTGTGCATAATCCTCAAGTAGTCTGACATCTTTAATATTTTGGTACCGATGGAATGGTATAATCTTTTTTGTCAAAACATGAGGAGACATAACATTCCTGTAAATTGTAAATGTTTTACTTTTATTTTCAAAACCACTCATAATAAAATCTACAATATGTTTGAATCCATCATTTTCAAATATAGAAGGTACATTATCGAGTGTTTTTAGTGATGTCAGTTTATAATCTAAAGCTTCTGATTCGTATTTGAGAGAGTTGAGTTCGTCATACAGTTTGGATATTTTATGACTAACTTGGTTTCGTTCTTCACAAATCGAATTATAATTTGAAAAATAATTGGTTAGCAGCGACATGATTATACTAGTGTATGTATATTCTTATTTTAAATGTAATAAATCAAATATAATGTTTTTCAATTTTAAATTAATAATATTTTTGTTTTTCTATTATTGAGTCATATGTCCAAATTTTACCTTGATCGTCTACATCATTTGATTCATATTGTCTTTGACATCGTTCTAATTTCCATTAATAATTATAGCAACTTTTAG